CTGTCTCCGAGTCACCGGAAAGTCCGAGTCCGCATGTGTTGCAGTAGACTTCGAACTCAACCTCAAACGCCGGCATGTAATTGCCGGTTAGCTTCAAAAATTTCTGAAAAGAGATCATCCAAAAGTTCTGTCTGCTGATTCAACAGAAGTCTGTTTTCACCAATTCCTGCTCCCAGAGATAATTGGCATGATTTCTTTCGAACAAGACGACTAAGATTTCGTTCAATCTGATTCAATACATCTAGTGCATTGCTCATTGCATCAAACTGTTCTTTGCTCATCACAAAAGGCTTTTCGCCTTCTGCATTTTCCAATACAGGATCAGATTTCATTTTATTCAAGTTTAACGTCAACATTTTCCAATACTTTTAAACCTTTTTCTGAAACGCGATAGTAATCTTTACCCTGAATATTGTGTCCATTGGGATCAATGTATCTTGCCCAATAAAGGAAATCAAACGTCTTTTTCATGATTTTGATCACTTCGCCGGTTGATGAAAGAAGAGAGATATCCCGACGATTGGATCTTTCAACCCACATCGTACCGCCGTCTTTCATGTGTTTGAGCACCTTCATTTGGAACTCACTGGGCTTGTTCATTTCAATCTCAAGTTGAGCTTCAAATGATCACCCACAAGAATCGCTGCTTCGATAGCGTTGGAGATTTCAGTTTTTGAACACTTGCTGAAAGATTTGATCTGCCAGTCGGTCTTCCCATCTCCAATGGGATACTCAATTGCCATTCCACATCTTTTTTTCACCAACAATTTTGCTTCGTCAAAAGAAATCGCACCAGCTTCAGCAATGTCGCCGATCATGGCATGAATCTTTTTGATCTGCGCACTCGTTGCTTCTTCGAGTTCGACTTCCATGGTCACGTCTACAATACTACCCTTTGGGAGACTTTTATGCCATTCCCGGGTCATGATCTGATCCCGTTGAAAGATGTACTCCAGCTTACCTTCGTCGGTGACTTTCATCCTGGCTGTAATCAGCCTTCTCATCTCGTTCATACAACTTCTTTTTCAATTTCCATAAGGCTTTTCACGATACCACGAGCTTCTTCAAGAGCACCTTCTTCGTAATTGCCGTAAAATCCCCAACAAGCTTCAACCTCAGTCCACTTGTCTTCCACTTTTTCTTCGATCACAAAACCATAGACTTCACCTCTAAGATAAAAATCATAGGTTTCAACTTCTCCTTCCAGTAATCGCTTGGCGTGATCAAGACGTTTTTTCGTAAGGTTTTTTCCACCTGTCGCTTCAAGAATACCTTTCTTGTCCACATAGATGAAACCAACTTGCCCACTGTCCCACGGACACGAAAAGCCAGTTGTATTCATTGTAATCCCGCTATGGTCGTATAGGTATAATGGTAGCTTCACAACAGCATCATTCTCGGCAAGTTCATCTTCGATCTGTTCCGAAGTTCTGAAATGTTTGTCACCTAAATTATACCTACCATGTGCGCATAGCATAGTTCCAAAATTGTCCCACTCCTTTCGGGGATCGCGAGGATCGGACTCCTGTTTGATTTTGATCTTGAAGTTTCCGATTTTCTCTTTGTATACACTGCTCATTCTTCTTCCAAAGGTGAGTCTTTCAACAACTTTTGAATAGCAAGAGCTTCGTCCAGCTGAATGAACCGCCCTACATGGACCGTCGTTTGCCCTTTTTCCTGAGCATACTTGATCGCTTTATCAAGCGCGTCTCGTTCAGCTTTTGAATGAAACTCAGTGTAGATGTTGGCTATTTTTCCCATGACAATTACTTCTTTTTTACAGTGATTGCATTTACCAAGGGAGATTCGCCCCCTCAGACAATGCGGACAAATTGTTTTTCCCATTTTTCAGCTCCTCCAAAAGGAAAGCTACACGGATATACGTCGTTTCCTTGTCGGGTGACACGAAAACCTGTTCAAGTGTCTCGATGCGAATCTCTCGTACAAGACTGGGGAACAGTCCCAAAAAGAACTTCTTCATTTTTCTAGTTAAATTCCAGCTCCGCTTTATAGCCGGCAAGGTCCATAGCACCTATCAGATCAAAAGCAATGGTAGGATCGACATCTTCCCGAACGGTATAGGAACCTTTCGTTTCAATGATGACAATACATTGCATTGCCTGTTCCGGACCATGACCGAGTAACTTCATCAACATGAGCATCACCTCCTTTTGAGAGTGAACTTTGTCGTTGTACAGGCGGATGGAAGCCGTTTTTGTTTTTGTATTCATGTGTCAAAAATAATGGTTCTAGTGATTTATCCAAGTAATCTTGGACTGGTCCAGGTCATCAAGGGCACCTCTCACCCAATTTTCATCTACGGTTTTCCGATAACAAATTACATGGAGGTGACACTTATCATTGGGGTTAAGTCTCAACAACCTACCCATCCGCTGTCTTCCTTTGTCGGAATCACCGGAATACAGGTGCATGATAACACCGTTTTTGGCGTTCACCAGGTTGACACCGATCGACAACTGTTCAACACATGAAAGCACATTGATTCCACCGGTGTTGAACAGCGCGGTGTTGTCGTCGCTGTGTTTGTTTCCGCTGTAGTGAGAGTAAGGGCAAAGAAGATCAGCCTGCGCTTTCGTATTTGCAAATACCACAGTACGGTCTCCAATCTGAGGTAAGAGCTTTTGTACAAACTTTGTCTTGCCAGGGTATCCTTTGAGCGCACTTACCCGGGCAATGCGTTTCAAACCCAACGCTTTGTTAAGCTGTTCGGATCGTTTTGCATAGTTTGGTGGACGAGTCCTCCACAAGTCGTCTTTCTCTTTTTCCATACCGACGATGATACCGCATCGGTAGTCATAGTCGTTTTTCTCGGAAACAAAGAAAGTAGCACCGGTTTTTTCCACTGTTCTTTCAATCGTCTTTTCTTCTGACAATCCGATCAGGTGAACTGTGATTTGGTAATCATTTACCATTCCGTCGGAAATCGCATCATCAAGAGGATAGTCAAAAATGAAAGGAGCAAAGTGACTGATGAGTCTGCCGGCTTCAGAGTATTGTTTTGGAGGAGTGCCAGTGAGTCCCAAAATCATTCCGCAACCTTCCATGAAAAACTCGTGACTCTTTTTGAGCTTATGAATTTCATCAAAGATAACCATGTCATAAGAAGAACGGTGCTTGTGCAGATTCTTGTAAATGTCGAAAGTCATATCTTCCAACAGATACCCGAAACCGTTATCCCTCGCTTCTTTTTTCCAACTTTCAATCAGACCTTTGATCGGGACCACCACTAGCACCTTTGTTTCATGGGGAAGTTGAGCAACACGCCGCAACGCAAGGCGGGTTTTGCCGCTACCCATGGAAATGTTAAGAGAACAGCACTTATGATGTGCGCACTCTTCCAGCACTTCATCGTGCAATTCGTCTTTTGTTTTCATAATGTGTTGATAGAAAGAATCTCTACAGGAAAGATAAAATAGTTATTTCCTTGTTGATCAGAAAAGTAAAGAGGTCCAAAAGCGTAAGAAGAATAAGAGTATTCCAAAATACGTTTCCACATTTTGCATAAAAGAGGTCTGTCTGGTGATCCCGCTCGACCTTGAACAAAGTAAGAACGACCTACTTCCAAAGGTGGAAAAATAGTAGCTTCTTGAATCTGACTGAACAATAAAAACCCTAACTCTCTGTCTTCAAAATTAGGAGATTCAATAAGCTCCTTGAGCTTTTCGAAGTTAGATGCTTGTGTCCCCATTGTCAATACTTAAACGTGATTCACTCAGACCTTGTTCTTTGGCTTGAGTTGGGTGATTCTCGATCCAATCATGACAGCTATTACATGAAGCAAGCCAGTAACGCTGATCTAGTAAAAGATCTCCAATGCGTCCTTTTTTGTGATGGATACAATCCGAGGAACCCATACATCCGGACAATCCAGCTTGGCAATAAGGATGAGAGGAGAGAAAAGTTTTTCTTTGTTTGGAATACTCTCTCTCCTCTTTTTCCCGTTTCTTAGTTCTCCGTCTCATCCCAAAACCAGTCTGGTAGTAAACTGTTTTCGATCAAAACATTGATCAATTCAACTTGGGACATCCCCAAGTGTTCAACAAGATCGAGATTGGGAACTCCCTTTTTCTGAGAAAACTCCAATTCCATCGGTGCCATTACACCATAGATGTCTTCAATGAGATCACAGCAATCTAAAGTCCACTGATCAATCTTCTGAGCTTTGAGTTCATCCAACAATGGTTTTGCTCGAAAATGCAAGTTGCGGATTTCGTTTTTTGCTTCTTCCTCAAGTTTGATGTTCTTGGGAATGGCTCCGATACCTTTGGTCACACCTTCATAAAAAGCAGTCTGAACAGCTGTAAACTTGCGGTATTTACAATCGCAAGTCTCACAAGAGTCTGGTTTGAAGCTGCCGACCAAGACTTTTGACACTCTTTTCCGTTTGAGGGAGATGCTCACAGCACCGTCACCTTCTTTTACGAAGATATCCATAAATGATTGATTACCAAGTAATATACGTCAAATTTGTGAAACGTCAAAATCTCGCGGAGCTTTTGCAGCATGCGCAATTTCAGCGTTATTGTCGTGCCGGATTGTTACATCCGGTTCAGTAGGATCAAATGAATACCAGGTCTTGTGGTAAATCATCCGACCATTTTGCTTGCAGCATACGCCGGTGTCACCTGCCATTTTTGGGGACATTCCTTTTGTCTGCTCGAATGACTCGGTAAGAACGATTTTTCCGTCCACCTCTTGTCCGATCTTCCACTTGAGATTCAAGAGCATTGACACGGTTCCGAAAAGAAAAGCTGTGCGCTTTTTCTCACCGAGGAATCCTGTCTTGGGATTCTGGTAAGACACCATTTGCTCCAAAAAAATATAACCGGTATCGGGGTTTTGAGAAACAGTTACTACTGCACCGTTCTTCCCCTCTTTTACTGTCACTTTACCCATCGTTTTATGTCTTTCAAGCCAACTGTCTGAACTTCTTCTTTCCTGTTACCTTCTTTGTCAATGAATGAAATACTGACTTTGTAAGGATAGGTTGTAATGTAAGATCTTAGCTCTATAACAATACCCACGTACCAATCCTTATCTACACACAACCCTTGTTCTTGCATTGCTGAAATATCCCATTGTCCGCTATAGTATGAACTGAGCTTGACAATAACAGGTGATCCTTCCGGAATCAACAATCTGTGATCGATTCCAGCAAATGCGTCAATCAACAACCTCCCTTTTGATGATTCAGCAAGTGTACTTAATTTACTGTAATCGTCGATTTTCATTCCGTCTATGATGACATCTGTTATCAAAGCTGCGTGAGGATGACTTTTAAGAGCATCTACGAGCATTTTTCGAAGTACTATGTCTGTCATGACGTGTAAGGTAATACCGATACATCAATAGGAGGATCAATTTCAACCAACCTGTCCTCCAAAACTGCTGCAACCTGCTCTTCATCAAGAGTGGTAAAGTTTTGAATTGGAGTCATCCAATCGCCGGGATCTGGTCCGACTGTCACGGCATCAACAACACCGTCTTTACGAATGCGAAGCTCACATCCTCCGGTAGATTGACCCATCAACCATCTTGCGGCAACTGCAGAAACCGAACCTAGTGTTGCACGATATCCTCTTGCGGTGTACTTCAACAAACGAAGCATGGATCCGCCAGCATCTTCTTTACGATCTGGTCTTGTGTAAACCAACCGTTTTGCTGCAAGATCCTCATAAAAGTTATCAGAGCACATTCCCATCCATTTGCCTCCGGGCATGCAGATGATCCCGGCTTGACAAACAGTGAAATCGAAACTCGCAATAACATCCTGCAACATCATGGATGCAGCAAGTTTCTTCTCAGCTTCAGTACCAAGTCGCAAATCGGTAAACTTGTCAGTGTTTCCGAACATCCATCGAGTGATGACTTGGACCGGAGTCCTGTCATTGTTCACAAAAGTAGTTGCGTTGGGGCTTGACTGAGCAGCAAAACCCGCTTTTGTCAATCGTTGATTCAACACGTTCAAAGAAACATCGTTTGAGATGAATACATCAATATCGTTGATTGTCTCATGAGCAATAACCGATCGGACAAATCCGCCGGCTACTACAATCACTCCGTTGAGTGCTCCCTGCATCTCGTCGCGTAGCGTAGAATTCAGTCTTGAGACGCAAACTGCGACATCTCTTTCGTTAAGTTGAGCCATTGTTTTGTGTTTTGTTCTTTTTTCAAACGTGTTGCTTCAATTGTAGAATACGATTCAATCAAACGGTGAATTTCCGATGAAAGACATTTGTCTGGATTTTGCTTACGGATACTCGTCATTCTTCTTCTATACAGCTTATCCATCCACCATAAAGGTCGAATAACCGTATATTCCTGTGTATCAGGATAAGCTACTTTCGTAAGATACAAACCCATCATCCACCACTTGATCTTAGCTCTTCTGACAAGAATCTTTGCAAGTAAGGCATCATCAGTCATCTCTACAATCTTCTCACACTGCCTCAACTGTTCTTCAAACGCTCCCATCTCAAATGGCGGTTTTCAAAAATTGTCATGAGCTTGCGGAGATCTTCATTTTTAAACGTAGCTGGTTCTTCATCCATTGTGGAAGGATCTACGATCAAAATGTATTTACTTGTCAAAGGCTCAGGAGGATGAATACGCGCTACACCATAGAGTGTGTTGCATCCCCATACTTCGTTTACGGATTTGGTCCAGACAAATTTTGTTTCGCCGGTCGGGGTCATCCTGCAGCTCTCCAGAACATTGGCTTCAGAACAATTCACAAGAATCTGCTCCAAAGCCAATCTGGTCAGCTCATCGGTCAAGCCGGTAAGATTCATCATTGCTGTCTCCATTGCAGCCCAGGGATCGCTGTATGGGGCAACGGCAGTCAAAAGCATGTCGAGCAGCTTCCTAAGCCGGAATGACTCAGGAGCACTCATATCAGCCATGATCAAGATCAAGAGATGCTCTTTAATGTACGTCACCAAAGCATCCCTGAGTTTTCGGTCTTTTGGTCTTTCTTCCATGTTACATTGAATGTAATAGTGCAGCAGCCTTGGCTTTTTCCGCTTCGCTGATAAATTCAACTTTTGGCTCCAACAGCTGAACAGTCATGAGAAAGTGTTCACCATCAGTACCGGGAAGTTCTTCATGGCTTCCTTTGACAATACAAAGAGCAACGATGTTGTGACTGCGCCAATCGTGAAAACTAATTGCGTCAAGCACTTCGCCGATGTCCGGTTTGAGAAAAAACCGACTGGTAGACTTGACCAAAAACAAACATTCTTTTGCAACCACCAATCCAGGCATCAGATTGTCGGATGTAGTGTAAGCATCGAATGTCAAACTTTGCCCACGAGGATCGTTTACAATTTTTGTCATGGCTTCCTCAGAAAGCTGATAGTAACCATAAATGGTACCTACACCTTTGTTTTCAAGGACAACAATCTTGACCGATTCCAGTCTTTTGAGAATTTGCTCTTTGGTAGTTTTCTTGTAACCGTAGTACAGTCGGCAAATTTGCTCGGTCAGTTTGCGAGACTCAGCATTAAGCGAATCTACCTCCCGGTCAAACAATCCAAAAGCGTTGTCTTGTACTTCCGGAGTGCTTTCAGCAAGCACTTTTTTCAATTGGTCTCTTCTAGTTTCCATTTTCTTTTAGTTGAAAAGCAAGCATTCTTTTTGCAAGTTTTGTTGAATCTCTCATCCTTGACGCTCTTTTCCTTGCAGGAAGAGTGTGGTACAAGGAATCAAGCAATTCAGGAGGATAGGGTACAACAGGATCAACCCTCGTTACTTTTTTGAGGTAAATCTTTGGTGCAGATTCAACCGGAACCAACCGTTCATCACAAATAAACAGAATGAGTAAAATCGCTCCGATTGTAGGTAACCACCGCCAGCTCATGATTTGTACAAATTGAATTTTCCGCAGTATTCGTAATGCTCCAATTCCAACCTGTACTTTCTGGAAAACAATGAAAGGAAACGATAACCCAAATACCGCCGAGCTTTGATGTTCTCGGTTTCAGTAAGAGGATATTTAAAGAACTTCATGACTTTACTTTTGCGTTTTCCATGATGTCCGGTCGAATCTTTTCGTTGACAAGATAGGTACTTCCGTCTTTGTCTTTTTCATCATATTCGAACCATACTCCGTCGTCCCAACCATTTTCAGCAGCATCGGCAGACTCGGTAATTGCTTCTTCTTCGGACTCAGCGCAAGTGTAGACAGAAGCCCGGGAGACATCGTTCCATGCGCGACTGTCGTATAATACAAATGACTTTTTCATTTTTTCCTTTCTTGTTCAAGCTCCCATTTGAAAAACTTTAGTCTGGCAATGTTGCCATTAGAATACTGACTCAAAGCTAAAAAACCAGGGCTTCCTTCATTCCTGTTGTAGCCGGCAGCAATTCGAGTCAACATCCGAATGTGTTGCAGGCTCGATTCTTTTTCCGCAAGTTTAGCCATATTGGTCCAGTCTTTTGACGCAACCGCAGCTCTTTTGAGTTTCAAGAGAATCGAAAGGAGGATAAAGAAAATACGGACTTTGTGTTTTGCGTCACCTTCTTCAATCCACTCGCTCAATGTTTCATCGAATCGCTGACTCAGAACGAAAAATAAAGAAGGTCTGCGCTTTTCCCATTCGATTTGCCAGTCTTCTTGATTACGCTCCCCTTTGTAAGAATAATTTTCAACACAACCCCATGGAAGTCTAGGTGTAGCACGTCTTTTCCAAGGATGTTTTAAAAAATCATCACGAAGACCTCCTTCAAGAGTACCGAAATTATTACTAGGATCAGCTGATTTTCCTCGGTATACTACTTTTACCATGTGAATCAGATCTCCACCAGATTTACCGTTTCGAGCAGCAAAGAAACAGAATCGTTCCTGCGACACATTGGTACTCAAAATCATCTGAACACCCAACCAAAAATCATCCGAAGTGTAAGGACTGCAAAGCAGATCAAGGATCTTCCCCAGTTGTTGATCGTCAAGCTTGTTCGGTTTCTTCTTCATCGATTACCATGATTTGAGACAACAATTTTCGTTGAATAGAAGCAAGATATTCCAACGACTCTTTTCCAGAAGGATCGTTTTTCAATCTCTCCAGACGTTCACGACAGTCTTTGACGTTTTGCTTTTGTACTTTGCGCTGGTAACGAGCTTTTGCAAATTTTGCTTCCAATTCTACTACCGTCTTAGCAAAACTATCTGCAGTACGTTCATAGTCAGCAAGACGATTCTCCATGCGCTCAATACCTCTGGTAAGTACATAACCATAGGAAAATGTGAACATTGCTTCCTTATAGATCAAATTTTGAATGGTAACTCCCCCTATGTCCTGGGGCTCACTTCCATCGGTCCAAGTCTCCATTACATCGAGACACATGAGGTCTATAACGGGACGATCGCTGGATCCATTTCTTGACATGTCTATTTTAGCGTGCAGGAACAGCAGCGGTGTAGGATGAAGTGTTTCGTCATCTTCAATCCATAGTGTCATACCGGCTCGAAACCCGTTTTCACGCAATAGCAGCATGATCCCCAACTTGACATCTGATTTGGAATCAGACTCAAGCAGTTCCTTGATCTTCTCGTTGAAGTCCTGCGGATAGCGGAACCTCTCCTTCTTCATTGTTGTTGCCATCATCTTCTTTCACAATTGATTCTACAATCCATTTAGTCGTTACGACTTGAAATCCTTCAGCCGGCTTCGCATAGTTGAAATTTGATCCAACCGTATTGTCTTTTAGATTGACAACGTTGCCGATGTACATTTTTGCAACCACCGGAGAACATCCCGTCGACACGTCAATGATTTCACCTTCCTGGTGAGGTTCATCTGTGTAAAGTTCAACTTTGACAAACAGCAAATCCTGTTGCTCATCTTTGAAGTTGATCTGATAAATGCTGTTTTTCATGGTCATTTGTGTTTTTCCCATCTCCAAATTCGTTTAGTCTGAACAATTCCTCCCCACCGTTCGATTTTGACCTCTTTTGTCAACGATCCTTGGATCAAAAGAAACCCGAAGAAGTATGTGGGGACAACTGAAGTAATTGCAATGAGAGCAAGTTCCGTTTGCACCTCATACACAACCATGAGTACAGAAACAGCTGCGACAAGAAAAATAGCAATGCAAAAATGAAGGACTACTTTCATCGTTTTGACTTTTTGTATTGTTCAACCTTTGCGTCAGCGTAGATGTCCAAGGCTTTCATGAACCGTTCCCAACTCACCATGGTCGGGTATTGTTCTTGTTTTTCAACAGGTCGAGCATACGTTAGCTCAAATGCACGTTCCTTGGTAATCGGTTTTGTACCGGGTTGTGTTTTGACTCTTTCGATGGCTGAGTCAACAATGTCTTCGCGCTCGGCAATGAGACGCTTGATCTCAGTTGTCTTTTTCGAATCATCCCATTCGGAGATCGACAAACACCTCCGGATTGAACGCAAAAGGTTTTTGTTATCGTTGGTTTTAAGATCCAGTGTGACTTTCATAATCGTCAAATTGATAAGCGAGATGCGAGTACAGGTCTTTTGTTCCGGTGTACCATTGTCTCTGAACCAGTTTTGTAAACTGGTGAGCAGTAAACACCGGTAGAGTCATGAATGATGAAAACGAATCATCTTCGTCAAGCAAAGTGTCCCATTTTTTACCGCGCCTTTTGAATTCAGCAGAGGAAATATTTTCTGGGGCATCTGTTTGATCTTGAAAATGATAGTCTTCGATACCAGGTATTTGAGAGATTCTTTTCTCAACATTTCTTGCAAAAAGACTATTGGAATGGAACTTCAAGTACCACCACTTTGAATCAAACCATATTACCGGTTCAATGGATCCATCTGCAATTCTTTCATCGTTGTCACGCCTGCTTTCAAAAAATACTTTTTCAAATTGATAAATTCCAAACTCCTGTTTGAAATCATCTTTCCAATCGACAGATTTTGGATTGGCGTTAACAATTTGCATACATCTTCGCCACACAGCTTTCAAAAACCTAGCGTCTTTAGAAGCTTCATCACATGCAATCTCCCGCATCTGTTTCAACAACTCTTTCAGGTCAGTTTTTTTAGAAACCCGGTATGCATTATAGATTTTAGTGCTCATTTTCTTTCTGTTGTTGTTCCGCGAGCTGACGTTTGACCTCCGCAAAGAAGTCGTCTTGTTTCAACCATTTGGAATAAGGATACAACTTGCAGATATCGAACGTATTGTAAGTACAAGAAAGCATCATGTTTCGAATAGCGTTTAGAGTGGTTCTTGTATCCAACCAGGCTTGCACTGTGTTCTCATATCCGAAATTAGCATGCACAACGTTTCGCAAGTCTTTTCCAAATTCCCAGTGCGATATTGGCGAATGCTCCAAATAGCGAACCGTGAACCCGGGCTCGAACTTCTCCATGAGTTCAAGAGCCTCAAATTCGGTTTCCACTTCTTTGTTTGACACTCGGGCAAGCCGCCATTTCCAAATCCAATGTTTGATCTTTTTCATTTTGTAATTACCCAACCTTCATCTTCCAATACTTTCAAAAAACGTTCTTGTTGTTTGCGCATAACTTCAGGATCTCCCTCGTCCACATCTTTTTGGACCTGTTCAAAGGTATTTCCTACAAGTCCTCGGGTTGCTTGATCTGCAATTCCCATTTCACCGTTGCTGAGGATAAAAGAGAAGCAAATGATACCTTTTCCCATGTCGCGCTCTTCAATGATGTCTACAAACTCCTGTACCGGCTGATGTACACGACCTCCCATAACCCAAGGATTGTATTTGTAGTACCAGATCATTACTTTCTCATCATCCATCTTCGTCGTCTTCGTCGTGAAAGAGATCGTTCAGCTCATTTATCATTGTCCGGGTAGCTTTGAGAAAAGCATCAAAGACTTTTGCTTGCCAGTCTACTGCATACTTGTAGCCGGTAAGCGAAACAATTGTTCCGATCAAAATCATTACTGCATACAAAGAAGGTATGTCGAAAATGAGATATGTCCAACATCCCAACATCCCTATAACCGATAAAGCAAGAGATAAAGTCACCAAGAAGTTGGCTACTTTCAGCCGTCTCATAGGTTTATCAATCTTGTTTACGATTTTGTCGTTTCTTTCAATTTCAGTCATGATCTTAGGATGTAATTTTCAATGTCCTCTACAGACATGAAATCTGCGTACTTTGAGTCAGAAGACGTAAAAGAGATATTGTCTTTTTTCAGTTCTTTGAGAAGCTTTTGCGAATATTTCCAATAAGCTTCGTGAGTAATAGCTCCTTGTTGATGATTTTGAACAAGATACATTCCAATACAGTAAGGTTGAGCGGTTAATGTGATCACAACCTTTCCGTTTTCATCTTTTGCTTCCAGACTACGAAGAAATGTTAATTCTTCAGCAGAAACTACTTTTTTTTTCTTGCTCATGACCTGCAGTGTGATGTAATTTCTCTGACGAGAGCAAGAACTTCTTCCGAACAATGTGCTCCTTCTCGTTTTTCAATGTCACAAGCCTGAATATAGATCTTGGCATTAAAAGCTCTTTGTTGTTGAGCTTCTTTGTTGAGCTCCATTTCTTCCGATATCATCATGTCATTCTGTTCAGTGAGACTGTCGATCATCATCGCTTGTTTTGCAATCAGATCTGACTCTCGTGTACCTACCGAGATTCCAGCTTTTTGCAATTCTTCCGCAGCTCTCATTTCTGCTTGAGCAGCATCTTTTCGAAGATATTGGATTGACATAGCGTTTGAAATAGCCACTTGAATCATTCTTACCAAAAGAATAAGCAATACCAAACCAGCAGCAATGCCAAAAAACCAAATTAGTGTAGTTCTCCACTGCTCTACTTTGGCGGTCCTGTACCGGGAATCAATTTGAAGATTTTGAGACTCCATGCGGTAAACCCAATGAACATCTTCTTCTTCCACAATAAACCGCATGTGTCGAAAAAGAGCCATTGTGTCTTTTTCTAGCATATCGACATATTCCTCGATGTAAGGCGGAACATCACTAACACACTGATATTTACCCGAACCTGGTCCATTTGGACAATCAGTAGCAACTTGATGTTCGTAAGCATTACATCCCCAAAGCATCAGCAAGGGGATCAGAAATAGTAGCTTTTTCATTCGGCGATAAATTTGACGACAACTGACTTTCCAAGAGTAGCACAAATGCATCCATGCACTTCTGTACCATCTTGATCTTTTGCGGTAAATTTAGAGGTGTAGTTATACCCTTCGCCGCAACAATTGAAAAAAACATCTGTGTTATCATAAGCTACAATCTCAGTGTAACCCAGATGTTCAAGCTGGCGAATTCCTTCTTTTGTATCAGAATCAGGCATCGAACATGATACCGCAAACAAACAAAGCAAGCTAAAAATGTACTTTTTCATGTTATTTGACTTAGTTTTTTAATTCCTAATTTTTTACAAAAAGCCTTGTCGTAGTTATAGACGATCCATGACAGAGACGGTTCTTTGTCAGGCATCCTGATTGAATCCGCTGTTTCGAACTGATCGAAAATACCTTTCATAGAAATGCATCTGCCATTGAAAGTAGCTTCACAAGTCTCTTCCAGATTGAAAGAAAACAAACTGTTGAGTACAAGAAAGCGATACGTTTTTTGCGCATCTCCCGTATTTGGAATATTAGAATAGAACCTCGTATATTTCAAAATTGTCCACACTACTTGAAAAGGCAATTGTCGCAACATTTGAACACCGATTGCAGCGGACTCATCCTTTTCCAGCAGTTCGGTGATCTTCTCCCAATCGGGCGGAATTGGCTTTTTTCTCATACGGGGTAAGATATTCGTTCAATTCCAAGAGACTCACAAAATCCTTTGCGGTAATCAAAAATGAACCAGATTAGCTTGCCGTCTTTATCGGGCTTTTCATACCAATCTTCCGGTGTAATTGTAATTTGATTCCACAAACCATCCATTGAAAGGTGAGTAGACGAAAAAGTACAATGCTGTACATCCAAAGAAAAAAGAGAGTTGAAAACCAAAAACCTGCACCCCATTACTGGAAGAGAGTAAGGTTTGCGTTCAACGGTCGCGTAACCCCCAATGTTCTGAAATACAGTTTTGTCCAAAATCATTGCAATGGATCCTTGTGTAAACTGCTTCAGCATTTGATAACCTATTGCTGGTTCACTACTGGAAAGGATTTCAACGACTTTCATCTGTTCATCGTTGAGGATTCCCCAACGTGATTTACGTGATCGGTCTTGTTTTGCCATTACGAAACAGGATTGGTCTTTTTAATTCCAATGAGCTCACAAAACTCAGGATCATAATTGTAAATGCTGTAATGCAACTCAAAATCCTTGAGAGGAAACATATTCCGATTAAGATGGTAAAGTTTATCCCACATACCTTCCAAATAAATATTCCGACTTTTAAAATATCCACTTGAAAGTATCTCAATGTCAACTTCAAACATAGAAAGAACAATCATAGCCCGATAAGGTGAAATGGGCTTCTTTTTTCCATGAAGCTCCTTGTTGAAGTTTACCTTATCGAGTATTCGTTGAACTTCGCCCAACGGTTTGTCACGCAACATCTGAAGACCCAACGCACAGTCAGCTTTGGATTCAAGCATGTCAACGATCTTGAGGTTCTGTTTCTCTTCAGGCGTACTTCTATCTTTTTTCATCTTTCTTTTTCCTTTTCTTTTTTTCTTTCGCTAATTATTTTTTGCGCTTCTTCTACATCTCGACCGGCACGCTCAGATTCTTCAGCAGTAGGAGACTTGAATTCAGTGTGACGAAATTGCTGCAGTACTTCAATTCGAAACTCCAGATCTTGAATCTTTTGTCTAAGATCTTGCAGCATTTTACTGTTTTCAATGTTATTGTTGCGGCGCAAAGCTGTGTTTCGTGTTGTCAAAAGTTCAATTTCTTTATGAGCTTTTACCAATTCACTCATCAATCCGCCGGTCTTGGTTACGTCACCATCGTCTTCATAGAGCATGGTGAAAACACTCAAAACCCTTTCTCGATTTTGATAAAGCCAGGACCGCAGAGTATACCTCAAAGGATCCTTCTTTTTGATATAGTGATTTGGTTTGGACAGCAAATAGTTTGCCCCAATCAACTTTGAAAACATCTCTTTTACAGTCATAGGATTCGAAGTAAAATGTAAAAAGGAGCCCCGAAGGGCTCCTTGGAATCGAAAAGAACGCACTTGGTAATGTGTGGTGGATCCAGCAGGACTTGAACCTGCGACCGTCCGATTATGAGTCGGATGCTCTAACCAACTGAGCTATAGATCCAAAAAAGCCAGGCTGTTACACCCGGCTTTTTGATTTTCGAAATAACTTACTCCTTCTCGCCATAACACAACCGGCGGATATCCTTTCCGAACGGACGGGCAACAATGGTAGGAGAGGTAAATGTCAATACACAACTGTAAATACTGTTCAGTGTGTATAATCGTGCTTTCGTGGTTCCACCCTCCCAATATTTAAAGGGTTTGAACGTTTGCAGCACAGCTTCGCGGGACAACGTAAACGCTCCCTTGAAAACACCGGTATGAGCAACTTCGATCGTCTGATCCGAATGCACGCCTGGTGAAAAATCAAAATTCAAAATCGAACAATTAGTACTGTTTTCACAGTTCTCAATCGCGAAGCCAACATCGTCATCCAAGACGGAGGCTTTGCAACTGTTCGGTACCGCGAAGCTCATGAGCACCGCGAACACCATTACAAATGCAAATTTCATTTTCATAATTCGAAAATAAGTAAATTTTCAATGTGGCGATGAGAAGAATCGAACTTCCCGAAATTTACAAGACACTATCGGTACCGATAATTTCTCAATAAACCTCTTGACCTACACATCGCCAATGTGCGGCATTGCACCGCACAAGAAAGAACGCGCTAATGCTTAAACTCCAAAACTAAATTGGTGATCGGGGCTGGATTCGAACCAACACCCCTGACTACACGCCAGGTATCCTCGCCGTTGAACTACCCGATCTGGTACAGGAGTATCAGCCACTTTCTCCTGTCTTTGAATGAACGTTGCTCCCGTGACTGAGATTGCAACGCAAATACTGTGGAGCTGCCGGGATTCGCTATCCCGAAAATCTCTAATTTCTTAGAGGATTGGACTATCTCATCACCCGTTCTGGGTGTCACTTGCTGTGGGCTTGCCGTAGCATCCCTAGTCTCTGAACCTGCCTACTTCTTCCAGTAGGATTGGCTGCTGATCGGCATATCTAGTCACGCAACTAAACTTAGCTTTCCAGCAATTCAAGTGATTTTTAACACAGTATCCCTACTGTGTGGGTCCGAACCAAACCCGGGTCCAGAGAAACAACAAACTACAAAGGAATCACATGCTTAATTGGGGGTGTGGAAACCACTAACCCATCCACCACTCAGTCTTTTCAAGGGCACTGAGTTCCCTGGTGTCAAGCTGCTTGCGCAACCGGAGCAGAAAAAGCGAACACGCTTTCGTTCGTGTTCAGTACGCCATCGCTTCCAACAAACATGCTGGAGAGTTCAGGGGAAGAAGTGTTGTTGCCAACTAAAAGTGTTGATCTTTCAAAGGAATCACCCTTGCATGCCTTCATAATCGATCATATCCTGTCGATTCCATTCAGCCCCATTAACAAAGAACGATTTAAGAAATTAGAACTAGGTCACTTGAGTGGACTCGAACCACCGACTGCTGCCGCAACTCTACCAACTGAGCTACAAGTGACACCTTTTTTATCGTAAATTTCGATTGTGAACAATTGCAAATATAACGGTTTTCATCAACTCAGCAAGTTACCTTCTTTGTCAATGACCATTCCCAGAGCATTGAGTGAAGCTTCCCGAAAAGTTTTCATTCCCAATCCGTAGAATGAATGAAACCGGTTATCACAAGTTCGAATACCGTCTACCGTCTTTTCCGAATCCATGTACAAAAGCTTGAAACACCTTAAAGGCTGTCCTAGCTCCTTATGAACCCGAACAGCAATCTCTTTGATCACGGACTCAATGTTATTCGTAACCGACATTCCGCCCATGTTGAGATCACGGATACAAATGAATTCTTCAAACACCTCGACCTCGTAATCAGATTTGGTCATCAGCCAAGAAGATCTTTCATCATGGAGTCCAGCTCCTTCTTCTTTTTCGCATCAGGACTGAGCAATTCTTCCAAACGTGCTTCCAAGCGTTCCAATTTTGCCTTCTCCTCGGCATAATTGATCTTGCCGGCTCGTCGCACCAGGTCTTTCTCCCATTCTGCATAGGTGTAGCCCAACCATTTGAACTCAGTTTTGACTCCAAGAATACCTGCGGATTTTTCCCAACATTCCTTCATCATGATGAGCCAGGCAAGTGCGCGTACCACCCAGTCAATATTCTGCACCGCGATGTTTTGCCGGTCCGATTGGGATTCAGTAAACCCGAAAGACAAGTTGGTCACATTGGGCTCATTAACTGCTTTGAGCTCACGTTTCTTCTTTTCGACCGCTTCTTGCAACTGCACAATGATCTGGTCGTCTTTTTGTGTCTTAGCCATCTTAACCTTTGTTTTTGATGTAATTAGAAAATGTAACAATAGAACCATTTTCAAGTTTCAATTTGATTCCAAATTGTTCGTCGGTCAACTCCCAAAGAGTACCACTGTAAGGAACATTTTTACCTTCATTTCTTTTCGGTTCAGATGCAATAGGAATCGTATCAAATTGAAAACGTTGAGTAGAATCATAATACCCTTTGGTAAATCCATCTCGGATATACGTCTGCGTAGTATGATTATACACTGATCGGCTTTGAGGGAAAATAGCTGTATATCCCTTTTCGTCTTTTGTAAAAGCAACTGTTTGATAGTTGTCACCATCAAAGGTACTTTTCATCCATTCTTCAAGAAGGGTTTTGTCTTCAATGACTTCTACAATGTTCCGAGAACTGAAACAAGATTGCAAATATGTCGAGGAAGCTTGATTAAAAGCTTCTTGGTTAAAATCTGCTGATTCTCTTGAAAGCTTTTGAAATCCGTCAAGTGTCATAAACGTTTCCTCACCGATCTCAATTGAATCTCCGGAACAGTTTCCCGACAAAAGTTTAAACACATGACGTTTTTTAGACTCAATCCAAGATCTGTACTTCCAATCCCACTGTAAAACAGTTCCGTATCCGTATGAATGTCTTACTTCTCTTTGAGATCCTTCAATCTTTTCAGATTCTTGCTTGTAATGCTTGACTTCAAACCTACCGACATACAGAAGATTTGCTCCGTCTTTTGTCAAATAGCTTTTACCAGGCACTACATCTTTGGCACTTACTTTAGTATCTTTGAGGTTTGTAACCCTAGCAGATTCAACGTAGTCTTCGCTGCTCACTGGTAACAAAGTCAATTCTTTTCCAGCCCAAGCATACACATATTGACCCATAAGCTCACGCTTTGTACAGTCATCATGCATCAGAATGTAAATGAGATTGTTGATTGTAATCTCGAATTCCATTCCACCACAACGAGGATCATAGACCCGGACCTTCTGTACTACCTGGCTGAAATGATCCCATCCTCCACGTTTGATTCCTTTGTTGAGAACGATACCGCTGGTAGGAACATTGTCAAAATCCATTGGTTCAATCTTCTCGTCCCGCCAACCTTCGAAACTGGTCTCTTTGCGAAGTTTGCCTTTCTCATCATAGTAAATGATGTAAGACAACTTTTTGCTGTAGGTGTCGTCTCTTTCCTGCCATCCCACTCGGCAGACTTTTGGGATAAACATCACTGTACTCATAATTCTGTTTCCTCTTCAGGTTTAAATTTCAACTTGTCAAATCCGTCCACAGGGACATCATCTCTTTTTCCTTTGTACACCGGCTGATACAACGATCCTCCCTGATAAGCGTAGAGATATTCCACTTCTACAGCATCGCCGATTCCGGGAATGTCGTGGTTAGCAGGAATCGTCACGTTACCTACAAAGTCAAAAATGGGTAGTCCGGTAATGTTACATATCTTGCGAAGTCCCAGTTGAACCGATCGCTTGTCGTTCACTTTGATGACCGAGCAAGTAATGCTTGCCTTGAACTTCCATTTTAGAATGTCACCTCCACTATTGGGTCGTCCTGCGCGATACATTCCTCCACTAAAACGAAATACAACACCTTCTCCATTACGAGCTTTGATCTCATTGAAGGCAATACGCTTGTCTCCTTGTTCGTAAACAGGTGCAAATTTGATAGAACCAAAATCACTTTTTGACCAGATGGAACGAACCCGGTTACCCCAAGGAACAAATCCCCGGTCACGATTTTCACCTTGAAAGTCAAAAATGACAAATTTGTCACCCATGTCTTCACCATCGTAAAGACCAGGAGCAGGATTCATTTGACGCATGTGATGAATGTATAGGTCTGCAGGAACCTGTTGACCTTTCCGGTTACATGCAATCGACTGATCTCCATTCAGTTCAATGCATAACCGGCGACCATCAAACTTTTCCTGCATGTCCCAACGGTCATCATCCAGCAAGCGTTCCAATTCCGCTTCATCTACAACTTCATTGAGAAGCATTGGTCGGATGCCAGTGTCAACCTTATCACTCGTTTGAATAGAGGTAACAAGTGATCCTTCGTGACGGTACCCTTTACCTGTTTTTTCCGCAACGAGTTTGTCAAAGATTTTGACTGCATCGCGGTAGCTCACAGGTTTAGGATTTTTGGTCCCTGTGGTAAATGAGGTACCAAGTCTACCGTATGCAAACTTTACATCCCAACCTGTACCATTGGGAGCAATTTCACATTTGTAGCCTTTTGCGCTACTTCCCTCAACGAATTTGAGGTTTGCTGATTTCAACTCAAACGTTTCATTCATATTTGTCCACTGTTGTAATTCTTTTCCCAGTCATCGATAGACGACTCAATACCAAAAGGTTCGATCATTTCACGAAAAAGTCCAAGAGATTCAATGTCTTGCAAACACAACCAAGGAGTTTTCTTTGGAGAAACTTCAATTCCGCCACGAACATATTGCATCAAATTTGGATGCTTTGATGTCATGTGCAGATAACAAAACGACTGTTCTCTAAGTTTTCGAATTTCAAAACATGCATGGAGAATCATGTTTTGTGTCAGATAAGCTGAAAAATCTCTAATCTGCAAAGACGTATCAAAACCATACAGAGTATGAACTGCATCTTCAAATGGTATCTGACAGATCATCTGTACACCCAAGACTCGTTCAGCTTTGTTCGAAGACTGGAGTAACTCCCGGATTTTGTCATTCCTCATCAGCAGGTACAGCGATCGTTTTCAAACATGTCCTCATCAAAATCGTCGCAATCCATTTGGAATTTGGTATTAGCGATCATATAGGATGCGCATGAAGCAGTAAAGCTGTCCGAAAGTACATCCCTTGTAAAAGGCATTTCCAATGTTGCACCGTCAATTGAGAGTTTCATCTTGGGTGCTTCATAAGTACGCGCTGTCGATTGGCGAGAAGGCAACGAGCTGAGATTGTATCGTCTGTCTTTTGGGAGTTTCAGATGATCCTTGTAGTCGCTCATAAACCTCAATTCCCAAGTTTCTTCTTTGCAAGAAAGCTTAACAGTCATGTGAAGATAAATGTCACCCGTCGGTTCCTCTATGTTAATCCGGCAATCATCGTATTCAGCGTCATTGTCTTTGATAAAACCTTTCAACAAATCTGAAAACAACATCTCTTTGTCCGCACGAGAAAGCATCCGGTTCATTAGCGGGACAAATGATTTTGCTACAACGGTGTTAGCAACCTGTGTGATTTCGGCTGAAAGTGAATCATTAATGAGAGCCATGATGTCCGGCAACTCCATGCGCCAGGCTACCTTATGTTCCTCAAGTTGTGCCGTCAATGCTTTTTTGAACGGTGAATGGTAACCTGTGTAGTACTCCTCTACTACAGACAAGGCACCTTTCATTGCAAACTCTTGAGCCTTTTCACTCAGTTTGTCTGCATCAATAACGACAGGTTTCAATCTGCCCTTGAATAACCAATTGAATATCTTTTTCATCAAGTTTAAATTACATGTGTATGGGTTCATTTGACTTCTTTGAACAGATCAACCGGAAGTTCACATCCCATTCCCAGTAAAACGTTGTCAAACAACCAATTTGCAACGTTTCGATTGTGACCGTAGCTTATTTGATCGCCAGATAAAACACCCATTTTATCCGGAATATGGTTTCTGTTCCAAGATAATGCTGCATACGATCGTATTGCGTTCCATCCTTTCCAAGCTTTTCGATGAACTAGTTCTTCTGAAAATAAAAGTAAGACGACAAGAGTACATTCAGTATTTCGCCAAACTCCCGTTTTTCGGATACTGTTAAGAAAGCTACAAATCTCACTTAATGTCCAGTCTTTCATGAGCAGTAATGCAAGAAGCTTTTCTTTCGGTTCTCCGTATAGAAGCTCACGAATTTTTTCTTGGTGGTCGTTCAGTTTAGCTTTCATTTATATCCCATTTGTCAAGAAACATTCCAGAATACGGTATTGAATTAAGTAGTTTTAGCTGTTTGAATATAGTTCTTTTGTAACGATTATCTCCATAAAAAGTACTATATGAACGATAGTCACCAAAATTTACAGGTTGTCCATAAAACCAAACCCAAAGCAAACAAGAATTTTGAGAAACTTTCAACAAATCCAACACTGGTTCGCATTTGTCAAGTTGCTCTAGCATGATTCTACCAAGAACACGTTCTTCTTTTAGATCAGACTCAAGTAAATCTGCTATTTTTTGAAAGCTGTGGTTCATTTGACTTGGTTTTCGTATGTAATGGTGCCTACTTCGTCGATGAGGGATATGAGATGAGAAGTCAAATGACCAAGAGGACAAGTAGGAATCTTTTTGCGAAGGAGAAATCCAAATCGAAACATCTCATTTAGTCGTTTTGGATTAAGAAACCATGCTTCTTTAAAAAAGTCACGTAAGCCTATTTCTCCGTTAACGCAAAACTGTTTTCGTTCAAAGAATGAAACCGACAGCAACTTCACAAAAGATCCATCAGAAACATCCAAGCCGAGCATCACAGCAAGGAGACTGTCATCGTCAAGGTGAATCATCATTGCAATAGCCAGTCCTCTAGTCTCACGGTCCCGTATGAGATCAATAATTTTGTCAACTTCTGAATCCATATATTCCCATGTCAGTAAGTGTCAGACGTTGATCAAAATGATCACCATCATCATGTGCGGTAATCAACCAAGTAGGTTTCCATTTTGCGTCAGCTATTCTTCCTTCAAACCAGTCGTCAAATGCAACAGACACTTCATTGGAAGGATTGGTTAATGTGTTGTTAAAAGTCAAACTGTCTACATACATGAGATATGTAGCAAGGGTACCTTTGCGCAAGTTTGACAAACTACTACGCTGTATAATTCTGCACATTTCTTGAGCAGTAACTTCTTGACCATTAGATTTAAGAAGCAACACCATATCCAATCCCAACTTACATGAAGCTGGATCAGATAAAAGTTCGGATATTTTTGCAAGCTGCTCCTGTCTCATGGTTCACGTTTAAAAGCATTCAGATTAAGGGAATGTTTGTAATAGTTTCGACAAGAAATTTTTTCCATGTCTTCTTCATCAAAACCCTCAATATCCTTACGAATCGTACTACCCCAAGAGTAGGCTTTATGACAACCTTCTTCTAACAATTGCCATGCATGACGCTTTTGCTTAACTGTCTCATCTATTCCCATCAAACTGTAGGCATAGATATAGAAAAAGTAATGCATTACAGGTGTAAGGAATACAGTTTCCTTAAACATTTCGATAATGTCAGCTGGTTCTTTAGGGCACAACATAAGACCAAGTTTTACTTCAGCAACATTTTTGCTTCTCAGGAGCTCAAAAATTTTGTCGCGTTGTGGATTCATATCAAGGTAGGTAAATGTCATCGTCCCAATCTTTCCAATTTTTTGATCAGATTCGAATTTAGTCATGTCGAGAATGGTTACTATTCTTTCCGTGTCGAATCTTCCCAACATTTCCATTCCTAACAGTCGGGAGTCAAGATCGAAGAGGAGGTCTGCAATTTTCTGGTTTTCTCTTTTTTCTTCTTCTTCTTTTTCTTTCATTTTGATTTTCCTTTCTCCTCTCTCAAGGGATGGCAATGATCGGAGAGACCACGCCATCCCGGTCCGCAAAGGACAATCAACCAAAAACGATTTGCGGACAAACAGAGAGAAACATCAATTAACGCCGAACCTTTGAAACAACAGATGAGCTACCTCCAAAGATAACACCTGCTCCCCAAAGAAAACCAAATTGGTACCAGTGCCCGTTGTTGCTCTGGGCATAGACTGTGACATCATCCCAGAACAGACTGGCGAAGAAATCGGGAAATGCAATCATACCGTGCCACAATCCTCCCCAAAACCCGTAGACATGAGGAGGAGGATCCTGTACAATAATCATTGCAGGAGTATTGTCTGCGCACCCAGGCAACAGGACAATCGCTACAACTGCAAACATCATGAGCAAATACTGAATTTTGAACGTTTTCATATTTTCGTTGCGAATTACTGTTTTAAAGCACTGTCGAAACCTTCCCAGTTATCGACACCGGCGGCACGAAGTTTTCCAAGAAGAATGCTGTCTTCAATCAAAGAAGTGTACTCCTCGGTTGGAACCAAAGCAAAACCGACAGGTTTTACTTCACCGTCAAGAAGATTGCTAAGAGCTTCATGAAGATTTGCTCCTCCATTGTAAAAGCTGGTAACGTAAGAGAAGGTACCGTCATTGTTCATGTTGGCAAGATTGATGTCTTCACTGTCATCCAGTTCAATACCTTCAATCTTCCAATACTTACCTTTGTGAAAAAGATACTTGAAATTTGTGACTTCTTCAAACCATTCGTGAAGTTTGTCAAAAACACCTTCTGGATCCAAAAGAGGATGTCCGTTTTCCAAAAGAATCTTCCTCATCAAGTCATCTCGTGACTCATCCTCATTTGCTTTTACTGGAATAAGGCGACCAATGTGTGATTCTGTCTGACTCATTTTTATTCAATTACTCGTGGATACTTTGACAAATCATTCTCTGTTATTGTACCGAGCACAATCCACCCAATACCTACAAATTCATGTACTTCGTTTCCGACAATGACTTTATTGATATCAAGATCGACTACATTCAGCACTCTGCGCTTGTATCTCTGAAAAGAGAGAGTCTTGCATTTGGATACATCGACCGGCTCCAATAACCGTTTGGATACTGTCCAACAATCATTCGAACCAAAATTCACTCTGCAGCTGCGTTTGAGTTCTTTTGAGACACAACCGATACCGAGAGAAGATAAAACCTTGTGTTTGACTAGAGTGTTTATTTCCATGCTACTTTTTCTGATATTGGACGAGAAAAAGAACCTGGTGTAACTTTGTAATTCCAATCGGTTTCATTCGATCCTTTCCAAAGCAACCATCCTTTTTCATTTGCGACAGTGACATCTTGACCATAGTGCTCCATGGTAGTAAAAAGCACTTTCAAGAAGTTTGGATCATATTCACCATGAGTAAGAATCGGTTTTTTCCTTACCGGACACCTGACATCAGATCTAATCCTTCGAAAACGATAATCAGCCAGCATTCCACCGTAGTAAGTGCATTGAGGTACAGCAAACAATATCAGCAACAACGCATGATTCGTGCCATAGTTTGCTGAACTGCAATACCAATCAACAAAATCTCTTGCTGAAAGAAAACCAAGTTGTTGAATCATCGAACAACCCAGTTTTCTTTCGGAGATTTCAGAGGATGTCATAAGATCCCGGATTTTTTCAAATCGAGAATCACGCTCTTTCATGAGTCAAATCAAGGATTTCATCAACAAGCGACTGCAAACGCTTACCGCTTTTGTTGAGATATCCGACCGGCTTACCGTTGCAAACCAGCATGACCTCGGGAACAAGTGGATTGCGTCTCCATTCGGAAACTGAAATCTCATGCTTGTACTGGTACAGCTCGCAATTTGGTTGTGTCGAATATTCCGGTTTGATGACATCCAAGCTTGGAAAGCGTTTGGTCTTTGCGATCAGTTCCGAATTGGTACACACCACTTCCCGTTTGGTCATCTTTTCGCGCACCAAATTTACATACCAGTCCTGTAACAAGACAATCGACTGAAGCATGTTTGGTATCGCACGAAGTAAAGTGACCTTTTTGATGACATTCACTTTGGTAAGCTCAACATAGCTTACCTCAGCAACAACCTTGTCACCTGGTTGAAGTGGACGGGTAAATTCAATTGCCGCAGGATTACCGGTGAACTTTTTGTCGTTCAAAGTAAACCCAAACAGCTCTTTTTCCCGGGGCATGGTGATAGTAGTTTCGATAGTCTTCATAATGACATTAGTTTTGGTGATGAAAAATTACAAAAAAACACAGTCACAGTAGGAAATACGTCTACCTGTGACTGTCCGGTCCATTCTCAGGGGACATTGAGATTACCTCACTTTGAGAACCCTCTGTTTTTTCCTCTCATGTGGTTGCCAGTCTTAAAGTTGGTTTTGTCATCAAATCACAACCTATACTTCGCGCCAATCATGAGGGAGAATCGGTTTTAAGTTCCTCCATTACGGGAACAGGATTTACGATTGAGCAAGACAGTTGCCGATAGTATCGTCTTCATACCATGCGTACAAAGAACTAGGATGGTGTACACATTTCAAAATGGTATCGGAAACGGGAGGAAAAGGAAATGTTTGGTTCATTGCCAAAGTAATTCTCCATTCTCTGGTTTCAGGTGCCGATACTAAATTTGAATTTGAACTCCAAGCAAGAGTATATAGAATCAAAGCTGTGCGCGGACTTACGTTTTTTAACATCTGAGCAACAAGTTTCAATTCTCTTGTAGTGCAATCACCGTGAACGTTTATTGTTCTACGATTGGTACCATATCCTTTGTATTCAATAGTCGTAGTACGCATGAGTTCGATGATCTTCATGATCTGGTTCTTGGTCAATCCGCTCATCGTATAACCTCCAGCTTCGATATGAGCAAACACTTTCTTCCAGAACTGAGGAGTGGTCCGGGTTTTATCGACCGGAGCTTTTTGAACAGCTGTATCAGTTGCCATTTTCGGTTGTATCGGGGTGAAGTGTCTTATTGTTTTTGTGTTTTTCAAGAGTTTGTTCAACTTGAGTGATAGCCCAATCCATTTTCTCAGGATTCATCTGCTCAATTGCTTCTTCAGGAGAAGCTTGCAGATTTGTGTGACAGTACATCCTTTTGAACATGAGCTGTTCTTCAGGAGTACACTGAGGCAGAAGTTCCTTGAGTATCTTCTTTGCGGCGGCAATGAGTGTTTTGTTTTGCATTGTACTTAGTCTAAAGTATGGTAGTAAACATCATTGTCAAGTCCAGAGAAACGCAAGATTTTGAGGGTTTCTTCTCCACCACCTTCTTCAAATTCAAGTATATCTTCTTTCGGTTCTGTTTTGTTGTGAAGCACACAATCCTCATTGTACACCCGGTCATTGAAAACAAGAACAAGAGAAGGATCATAGTTTTTCAAGATGGAGATCATTTCTCCTACTGTAAGAGCTGTCATTGTGTTGAATTATTCAAATAGATGAGCAAGAAATTTAGGGGGATTACTAGCAATCATGTCTTCATGACAATCAAGCTCTGGTCCAAGTTCGTATAACAAGACTTCTCTTTGAGAGACAGTGTTATTTGTAACTGGGTGATAGGTGAACTTTTTTGTAAATTGAACTAGTGATAAAACCTTTAACGAAGGGAGTTTGTTTTTGATTTCACCCCAATCGTAAGGTGTTCTGATCAACCGTGTACCATATATGGCGGCAAATAATGTTACAGCGAGATCAGGTTTTCGGCATGATGAAAGCACCTCATAGTCTCTTACCGGATCGCCCATGGTCTGAGCAAGAAGCAGTAATCCTAGATTTCTACTTGAAGGGTCAGACAAAAGTTCTTTGATTTTTTCATCATTCATAAGATCAAAGATGAGAAGGTGGATTCAAAGGTGCGCAGTGATGCTCCATGAGTTTAAAACGAGGGTGATAACCACACAGATACAGGTTTGGCGATGCAAAAAGAAAATGGAACAGGGCTTTCGCCCCATTCCAAGTTCTTTCTCCAAATCACCCTTATGGGTTGGTCGTCTCTGCTTCAGCGGTCACGCCGGCAGCTTCTGCCTTTGCAGCTGCTTCTGCCAATTCGCGCTGGATCGCTTCTTCGTCAGTTTCCTGAGCGGAGAAATCGACTGCGGCAGGACCGCTGTCGGAGGGCTCGTTGGACTGAGGTGTAAAGGAGGTCGTCTTGGGACCCTGACCCATTGCCTTTGCAACGATTGCCTTTGCGCGTTCCGTTTGGATCGCATTCTCGAAGCTCGTGTCGCCGGTGCGCTTTGCACGGTTGAGCATTGCTTCCATTTCGTCAGCACCCTCGTTTGAAATGACGATGTTGCCTTTGGTGGTCAACAGAACGTCGCTTCCGTCCACAAAGGGATCGACTCGCGGAATGATCAGCTTTCCGGTTGCTTCATCGCGGTTGGCTTGGTAGCCTTGTGCTTTGACAGCAGCTTCGTAAGCATCTTGTCCCGCTTTGTTGGCGGTCAAGAGACCACGAAACACAATGTTTCCAGCTTTGCTGCGATAGGATGGGAAATCCTTGCTTTTGTGAACTTTGCCGATAACAGCCATGATAATTGAAATTAAAACGTGAAATTTTTCCTTTACCGACGACAGCCGGAAGGATATGAAAGAGTATAAAACACCGATAAAAAAAGGGGTTGGGTAAGCAAAAAGAAAAGATAATGGAGAAACTAATGATATAGAAGATAAAGAAAAACAAACAAGAGCTTACAACAAGATTGTACAACAGTTAAAGAAAGATCGTTACGGATAGACAACCGAAGTCATCTATCCGTATTGAATCTTAGGAAAGCTCATCAATGCGCCATTTCCATTGGGCGTAGCTTTGTTGCACTAATTGGCGCATGAGCCAAGCCATTTCTGGAATTTCATTGTTGAGGCTGGAAAATTCGCAAATTGTGAATCGCATACCGATTCCTGATACACGTTCGACTTGGAAGGTGTCGGAATCATTTAGTCTGGACAATTCGATTCCTCCGTATAGTGATAGAGGTTGATTGTTGCTGATAAGCATCAACCCTTCACACATCTTGATGGTCTTTTCAGCCCATTTCAATGTTTTTTCCGAGTATATGTCTTCTGCGTGAAAGCCCATAGTTACTTTTTCTTTGATTTTCTGCGTTGACGACGTTTTTCCTGACCGGTCATTGGTTCGACCGGGTATGCATATTCTTCTCGTGCTTGGATGATCATTGTTTTGTGTTGACGATCAGATAGTGCGATACGATCAACATCGGTAAATTTTGAGTGCGGATCAATTAATGAAACATGATCTACAACAAGGATTTTCTTGTTTTTGTCACGATTGGATAGTGCTTGCATGACTGCTGTACTTTCAGGGCTGGACAGACATACATCATCCAGAATGAGGAGTTGTTCTGAATCTGTTTTGTTTGCTTGTTGAATGCGTGTAAGGATTTTCTTGTGCTGTGCAATTTGAAAATCCATTTTCGCAATGAACAGGGAAACGAGCTCATGTCTGATAGCGTTTCGTTTTGCACGAAGTTCTTGTAGCAGTGAGTCTAACATAGTATTTGGAATTAAAGGTGATACAAAGGATTAGGAGGACCGAAGTCCTCCTTTTCCGATTTAGATCCAGCCCCATTTGCGTTTTGGGGTTGCGCGACCAGGTTGGGTGTACACAGTAGCCGGACCATTGGTGGTCACGTCGCCTTTGTGAAAACCTGCATCTTGCTTGGTGCGCAATTGGATTGCAGTTTGCTCCGCTTGGTAGCGGTCAGCACGAATGAGAGCGTTGATCAAACGCTCATTTTGAGTAGTACTCATACAGTATGAATTAAAGGTGGAAAATACAGGTGGAAAGAGGGGTTGAGAGGATATAAAGTTTGGGGAGACCTTGTGAGCCTCCCCTTACGATCTCGTGTATGTTGTCTTGCACGATCAAGTTTGATTAACTATGCGGTCATAGCGATCTCATACATCCTCCATGTTAAGTGATCGGAAAATCCGAATATGTGCAATTTGAAAAAGGGGTTTATATTTGAGAATGAAAACATTATTGAAACCCCAGTCGTCTAAAGGTTGCGCTGCATCGTGTGCAGCATTGGTAAATGAGCTTATGAATGCCCGTACCAGTTTTCACAAATTACATTTGAAAGTGAGTGGTGGCGGTTCGTTTGCTGCACATCTTGCTTTGAATGATCTGTATGACGCATTGCCCGGACATGCTGATACTTTGGCAGAGCAGTATCAGGGTGCTTGTGCAATGTTGATGGATATTCCGGATTCTACACCGCGCAAGCTGAGTAGTGTACAGGAAGCTATCGGTTACATTGACGATCTTGCTGCGCAAATTACATCGTTGCAAGGAGAAATGCCTTACAGTGAGATTGTGAATGATCTGGATACGATCAAGTCTAGTCTGAACACTGCAAAGTACAAGCTGACATTTTTGAAGTGACCAAGGCAGGGAACCAGTTCTGTTCCCTGCAAGATCACCTAAATGTCATTGAATCAACGGCTTGTGTACTTGGTCGTGTTCGGTCACCAGGTAGAATTTGTATTTGTTGCCGGTGTTGCGACTGACTTTGTAGACAAACGGTTTTCCTTTCGGACTGAGCCAAACAGGGTAAACAACGCCTTTGCTGTCGGTGTAGGTTTGTTTGGTTTCTGTGGGCTCCATTTCTGCAACCGCATGGGATACTGCGACATAGTTGCCGCTTTGGTCAATGCTGCAATTTGCAGTCTTTTCCTCCACTTTTGCAGGAGTCTGCGCTGTAGCTACAACCGCCATGAGCAGGAGCATCAGCATGCTTACAAGTGTTTTCATACTTTTATCAATATCAATTTTGTACCGAATTTTTTCAAGAGCAAGCGAGTAATCGTTTCTTCAACGATTTTACTTACGTTGCCTTTGAAGTAGACGTTGAAGTTTCCCGGACCCCATGAGATGAAGCTCATGTTGAAGTAGCTTTCGATCCATCGTCCGCTTTGGTACAATGTTTCGAAGATGGACAAGTCTTTTCGGGATACGATCACAATTTCAAATACAGTTTGCATTTTCAAGTTGGGGTAAATGGGATAGATTGAAACCAACTGTCAAGCTCGCGCTCCATGCGGTCAAACAGATCTTCTTTGGGATCGGTAGACATGTTGAAGACTTTCATGGGAGCCTGAGAAGAGTCGGAACGTAGTAAAGAACGCCTGAGTGATAGTATTTGTCACCGTTGAGTTTGGATTGCAGGATGAACACCCACTGTGTATCCCACCATTTGGAATCGCGAAACCATGTTTGACTTTTGTCCATCCATTGCCAGGTTTCGCCGGTATTGAATTGTCGGTTAAGCAATGGAGGTTGTGAATCCTCGGTCCACACTTTGATTTCAATCGCAGTGTCGTCAGGAATATTGGGATTTTGCAACAGCAATTCCTTGACTCGTGTTACTTCGTTGATGAGCGGCATAGTTAAATGAAGTTTAGGTAAATGGAATTGTAGCCGATGTGACCACAAGTGAGAAAAGGGGTTAGAGACCGTATTGTTTTGCTTTGTTCGGAGTGAGTGTATTATCCGACCATTCTTTGACGGAGTTGTATCTTTTGGACGGTGCTCCGATTCCATCGATGTATTCGATTCTCAGGATGGAGCCTCTCCCTTCATACCATCCGAGTGGAAGGTCAGATACGGTTTTAGCATCTTCTTCATTTTCGAAGTAGACTGCAGGGGTACTGTAAAATTCATCTGTTCCCCAGGTTACAGCCCATAGGACTGTGATGACTGCATTGTATTTCATAATTGAATTTATTAGAGTTGTGCAAGTTCTTGTTCAAGTACATACGTTTGGATTTCACCGTCATTCCATCGCTTGTACAGGGGAATGGAAGGATCGGTTTTTTCAAGCCACTGCAATCCTTGCGGAGTGTTGACTTGTGTGAGTTCATTGTTTCGTACATCCCTACCGCAGAAATGGCAACCATAACCGGGCTCATAGGCATGTTCTTCGTCACATGAAAGACAAGTGATACGCTTCATCTTTTTGATGAAGTTTTCTTCGATTGCGATTCGTATTGATCCGTCTGGATCGGAGATATCGTCGTGCTGATACATTGTAATTGAATTTAGGTAAATGGGAAGGAACAGTTGCCTATTCCTTCCCTGTGATTTAAAGTATTCTGATTGGTAGTAATGGATGGTTGTGATTGTAGATTCCCACAACGTTTTCCAGTACGTGTTGAGGTGCTTTTCCGTAGTCTCCGGATTTACCCCACAGCAAGATTTCATCGCGTTCGAACATGCGTGAGTTGTTGGAGCTCATGGTGTAGAATCCTCCGCCGACACATGTCCAATAGACTCCATTGTGATGAAGTTTCTGGAATTCTTTTGACAGTTGTGAGTGAGACAAATTACAGTTTTGTCCAAAATAGATTTGGGCTCCGAAGTCTTCAGATTCCATGATGATGTACCGCAGGGCTGCGCCGGGATTCATTTTACCGACAGTTTTCTTGTCTTCAGCTGCTATCAGAGCATCTCGACTGATTGTGAGTTGTTGATTCTCTTCAACCAGTGCTTTGATGTTTTCTTCAATCCGGTCAAGACTTTCGTGTGCTTTTGTATGCCACGGAGCAGTTTTGACAGGTTCGACAAGTTTAGCAGGTTTGACAATCCTGTCAGCTATCGGTCCAGGATCTACAAACACCTTGAAGGTTTGATCAACCAGTTCAGGTAGAATAGCACGCAGTAGGTTTTTAGGCACTACCACGTTTTTCCTGCTGAAGTAGCATCTGTTGGATTCCTTGCAGATCGAATCTGTACCGGAACGTATTGCTTTTGCGAGTTTTGATACTTTCTCGTTGAGTTTTCGTTGCTTGGACATGTTGATTGAGTTTTAGGTAAAAGGGATATGAAATAAACAGATCGACAGATTAGAATTGCAATTGAGGGTAGATCTTATCGGTTGTTGACAGGATCAACGTTGTACCGGAAGGCAGTTGAGTGTTGCTCATGTAGAGCGTTCTTTCAAGACCTTCTTCAGTTTCATATTCTTCTTCACGCAGCTTGGGAATGTTGTATCCTTTGTTGGTGTACACTGTTTTGTGGTACAGTGCAATGTTTTCAGGTGTTCCGTCCAGCATGTATCGGAATACTTTGTATCCTTTTTTGGATTCGTAGTAACCGGCAGCTGTGAGTGTTCCTAATATTACAGAGGTTTCTCTTTGATTGATAGAAGTGATCATAGTAGAAGTATTTAGGTAAAATGATTTAGAAATATTGATAACGACAGAAATGAGTCGAAAACAGGGAGTAAAAGGGGTTGAATAAGGAATAGGAAAAGGTATAGGAAAAGGAGTGAGAAAGGAATAGAATAGGATTCTAAGCTATGTATGCGCTTGAATCCTTGTTATTTTTGAAATTTGGCACTTTTGATAGGTATAAGATGGGGTATTGGGTCATTTCGGCAACGCCGTAAGCCCTTATTTCCATACACTTCCTCCGTAAACCTTACATCTAATCATCGCCAAATCTCTCCAAAGTGTCTCACAAATCCCCAGTGTTATACCAGACCCACAAGATGAAAACGCCGTTTCCAGCGAATCCACCTTGCAAATCCAGTCTAAACCTAACATACTCGAAAGAACGCACACCTAACAGCTGTCAGGTGGTGGAAAACCATTAAAAGTCATTCTTTGTGCTGAGATCCATTTTCCGGATCTGTTCATCCTTCTTGAACCGTTCCAAGCACCGATCTACGATCTCTTCCTTGCTCATTCCGCTTTGCAGCGACAAGAGTTCCATTGTCAGCTTGAAAATCTCCATCCGGATTTCTTGCTCGGTACGGACAGGAGTCTGGACAGGATTATCTTCTGGTTCATCAGTTCCCCAATCAATCTCTTGGACTCTTGACTTGGCTTTTTCCGCAGGCATCATCTCTTTCAGCTTCACATTTTTCTTCGCAATCGTTTTAGCCATTTGGTGGTGCATGAGTTTCATCTGATCTTGTTGATCGAGGATGAATTGCTTGAGTTGGGATTTGCCGTATCCCTTGAAGAATTCCAAGTCATACCAATAGTGTGGATACGTCTCGACTCCGACAGGTTTTTCCGTAGCAGCAGCTTCAGGAAGAATTCTCAATTGGGCTTTCAGTGTCTCGATCTCCTCGACAAAACCTTCATGGTTGTTGCGCATTACGATCCTGTCCTTGTTTTCTTCAAGGGTGATTGCGACCAACCCTGCTCGATCCAACAAATATTGCCGGAGTGTAGCTTCGGAGTCAGATGCCAATACAATTCCCATTTCATCTTCGTCTATCTGAACTCCGATAAACAGCAGGTTGTCGTTGGGTCTTCCAAGGACTTCGAGAATATCGCCCCGTACTCCCCCATCGAAACAGGGTAACGTGAATCTCGGTGTACAGGGTTTCCCGTCAAGAGTGGTAAACGTTTCGTTCTCACGTTTGACCCATACCCACATGGGTTTCGTCTGGTCGATGATCTTGCCGGCATCTTCATCGTTACCGATCGCAAAATCTTCCTCGGAATGCCAGAACAATTCTCCCGGCAGTACATCTTTCAGTTGTATTTTCATTGTAATAAATGTTTAGGTGAAACAGATAGGAAAAGGGATTGGGTCAGGATCCGAAGCATTGTTTATCGAGATCATGACTTTCTTCCTCGGTCATGTCAAACAACCCTTCCATGGGATCCGTGTGTTTTGACGAATCACATTTGATGGGAGGTGACGGAGGTTGGGTGTAAATCTCAATACTTCCCTGTATTCGAAGATCATCCGGGAGCCCCGCAATCAGTGCGCGAAGCTCCCCTACATTCTTGATTGTACTCATTTTGTCCATACCTTTCTTTCAAATCCAAGATGCCACTCTCCAGTGAACACAGGATCTTCGTAAGAATTGTTACCATGCTCGTCCGGTTCCAGAAGAATGCAGGGTTTTGATTTCCCTACACTCTTTTTGTCCCACCAGAACTCATCACCTGGTTTTAAGTCGCGTCCTTTTTTCTGTGTGCTCATTCCGGCTCAATTAATAATCTGCACTTGAATGCTTTTGTCCTGCCGGTATCCACCATTCCGATGGGATCGACAATCTTGTATTGCTCCAGGCACTTGAGCATGCCTTCGTTCTCATGCCAATTCTTGACAAACACCTCACCCGGAAGCAAGGGTTCGTCAGGAAGATTGACAGTAGCTTTGGCGATCGGTTCACCGTTGACAGCATCGACCAGCAATAATGCAGGTCTACCGTTGGAATACTTACCCCACTTGAGCGAGCAGCTCCATTTCTTGAATTTGATGATCATAGGTTCGCCGAGACATGAAGTGTAAATCCCTTTCCGGTCACTTCCAGGTAAATTTCATCCTCGTCAATCTCATCATAGAGAATATCTTCCGCTTCGATGATCATGCGTGATCCATCCTCGGAATAGAACTCGAATACTTCCCCGGGCATGAGCCATCCGGATCCTTCAGCTGACAGGAGCTTGACCGGATGGTTAGGACAAGTATGCGAATGGATAGCCGAGTTCTGACTCGACGCATTGAACTTGAGGTATTCGCAACCCTCATGATAATAGACTTTAGCTTTATCAAAACCCTGACGGGTCTCATCGCTGACACATCCCGCTACAACCATTGACAGGAGCAGGATGAGAATGTGAATTGATTTCATAATCGTATAGAAGTTTAGGTGAAATGAATGTGATTAAATACGGTGTGTGAAAGGGATTGGGTCATGCCCTTGCGTTGAGGAAGTCCCGCAACCTCTGCTCGTCCTTGGCATTAAGGACGTAAGCATCCCCGTTGTGAACGATAGCCATCAGCTCACCATTCCATGGAGTGAATTCCAGAGTGTCCCCTGAAAACTCTCCTTGGTGGTCTGTGCCGCGAAGCATCAAGCTGCCGGGAGCATCCGCAGGGCTGTCGGGAACACCCTCCATCTTCCTGTTGAACTGCTCCTGGAGGGGTTTCATCTTGTCGACTGCCGACAAGTCCCTGCGCTCCATCATTGCATTGTACTCGCTTTGCGGGTCTCCCGGTACGAGCGGTACACCCCGTTGCTTCTCGGGAACTACCGCAACCCCGCACAGCTCAGGCTTGCTCACGTACACGTCCTGCTCGGGATCGATAGGAGCATCCGAGTCGAAGCCGTATTCCGTGTAGGTGTAGTAGAGAGCCTCGTTCATAACCTTGGCTCCTGATTCATTGTTGAGGTTGTAGTCGTCGTAGTTGGTATAGAAGGTCATTCCCACGGGAACGTCCTTCGCCTTGACTGTATGCCTGAGCATGTGGTCCCGCTGCTCCTCGGGTGTTGCTTCGAAGATACTCATGGTGAACTGGGTTAAATGGTGTATAAAAGTAGTTGTATGATAGATAGAGGGAAATCCAAGCACAACCTGCTGGCTTCCAATGAATTGACTCGAATTTCATACGCTGCAAACAACATTGGCGTACGCTTGTGAGCGTATGAGAGTGTCGCCACTGGCGTACTACGTAAATATAACGTATAAAAAGCTCGTATTTTATGAATATTCTACGTTATATTTACGTATGAATACAAAAGGAACGGAGGCTCACCTACGGGTTGGAGCCACTCGTGTAACGGATGTAGTCGATATGGAGACAGGAGAGGTCGTTGACACCAGGATCAACAAGATCAAATACCTCGTACCGGACAAGGAGGGCTTCTGGTTGATGTACTCTTCGATGGTCATGTTCCTCAAGCAGAGCGACGACGTGCGTGTCTCCCTTTTCGCCTCGTTGATGGAACGCTACTCCCAAGGTCAGGAGTTCAGCATGACCAAGCCCTTCAAGCAGGTCATAGCCAAGGAGCTGGGATGGAGTGCGAGGTCGTTCGACAATGCAGTCACCTTCCTGGTCGAGCGCAAGATGATCGTGAGGTTGAACGGGTCTCTCTACAAGATCAACCCCCGGCACATCTTTCGGGGCGGCGACAAGGTTAGAAACGGCAATCTCAAGGCTATTCTTGAAGTTGAATGTCCAGATTGCTGAACCATGGCTAGAAAGACAAAAGCACAAGAACTTGAGGAGCGTTTCGAAGCCTTCAAGAAGGAAATTACGACATGCTCCATAACCCCAGCGGATGATCCCGATGGAATGGAGTTCCATGTCAACTTCATGGAGCACAGGTTGGAAGTCGAGGTCTCGATCGGGATGCCCTGCATGGGCTCATCCCTCGTCATGACCGAAAAGCAAGTGGGTGAATGCTACAAGTTCTTCAAGCTCACGAAGGCGAAGCTGCGAAAGGCAAAGTTGGAAGCAAAGTGAGGATAGGGAACAAGGAGCTTACGGGCTCCTTTTCCTTTTCCCTCAATGGTACCATTGCCTCCTCATCCTGACCATGAGGGAATCGCAATCCTGCCGTTTTCGTACTTGGCGAAGCGTAGGACGCAGTTCCATTTCTTGAACCTGATATTCATGATCGGAGACTATTGATGGCTCTATTGTTAGCATCGATAATCTTTTCATTTTCATCTATGCGGTATAGACAGAATTCCCTCACCGCATCTTTCTCAAGATCTTTTTCGGCATTGGACATCCTGTCAAATCTACCCAATAACTTGTTGGATGCTTGGCGTTTTTTAGATTGCGGCAAGCTCTTCAATGCTGCCATTTCTTCGGCGAAAGTCATATTCTTAATCATATTACATGCGATTTGAGGTGAATAGGATGGGAGCGCAGATGCTCCCTTGATATTATTTACGTTCGTCCTCTACATGTTCGTAAAGGTCAGCGCGCAGATTCTTGAGACGGACATCACGCTCGCTCACACCCTGCTCGACAAGAGCCTGGATCTGTGCACGCAGGTCGTCACCGTGAGGATCAGGGTTGGCTGCAGGTTCCGCGTCACAGACATAACCGTTCAACCAATTGCGCAGCTTGAAGAGCTCATCTTTGGAGAGTCTGAATGTCGCATAGACTTTTTCGGACTTATCCTCGATTTTGATGGTGAGTACGGTAGCATCACCTGTATCGGCATTGGGATCCAAGACTGATTCGAGGATCATATCAATCTTGGAGAAACGTGAACCTGTTTCAAGTTCGAGTGTAGAAAGTACTTCTGTATTCGAGTGCATTTTCGTAGGATTTAGGTGAAACAAATGTGATTAAATACTTGGTAAGAAAGGGATTGGGATGAGCTACAGAACAAAAAAGATAGGAGAGAGCTCGTCAGCCCTCTCCCCGCCCTTGTTTTGCTTCATCCAAATCCCCGAGCACGAATTGAGGATGAACCGGGTATGCCTCCCGGAGTTGCCCGTTAGGGACTTACATGTTTAGCCGCAGAGGATTAGACCTGGCGGAATGTGCTGCATACACTATCAAGAAAAGGGGTTGTTGCAACAAAACAAAGAAGAAGGCGCAGATGCCTTCATTCCGTATCAGCCAGCAAGTTCTGCCAGCAATTTTTCCTTGTTCGCAACAGCATTATCCTTGCTGTGCTTGCGCAGAATCTCCAACGCAGGGTGAACCTGTCCTTCAGTAAACGGTGTGACCATGCAGACAATGTAGGCATCTTGTGTACGGTTGTCTTTCTGGATTTCGACAAACTGCTCCAACTTCGCGGCAACCAGCTCGCGGTAGATAGCACTGGCAACCGCACGGGTCTTGGTGTACTTGGATACAGAATAGGAAATACCAGCGATGGTGAAAATGTTGAAACCAAATGCAAAAGCTTTCATGATATTGACGCGCAGTGTTATTTGAAGCGCACTCTTAAAAAGGGGTTCTTACGTCCGGACGCTTATATTTTTACACCGACTCAAAGAAAAAGAAACCAGTTTCCCCGTTTGAATTGGGTCACTGGTTTCAATCCTGCTCAGACACCGAGCAGGTAATGCCTGAATTCTTCTCCTTCACACCGCACCCGATTCAGGATACTGGATTGGTGTGTCCCTTTCGGAAAACTTACAAGATTGAAAAGGGGTTGTCTCGACGGACATATCTCCGTATCGAACTTACCTAGGAATTGTTACGATACAAAGAGGAATACCCGAAGGTACTCAACTCTGCAAGACAGCCAGAATGACTGCGACCAGCACAGCTCCGATCGTAATCAGAGCTCCGGTGGTACCCCATGGATCGAACTTCATTTCATGTTGTGATAGATGGTGAGATCATGTCGGACGATGGTCGACGACAAGTATTGAGCAAGGACTGCACTACCCACCAGGGCAATGACAATCAGAATGATCTTTTTCATGGTCTTTGAAAGGGGTTTTTTACGATGGTAAAGAATAGGGGCAAACGCCCTTATCTTAATTCACATACAGTGTTTTCTTGAGCATACCTGACTCATAAGGAACCTTGTTGTATTCCTTTTCAGTCATTCTGGTGACCGCAACAGGTCTTCCGAATGCCTCAGACCAACGAAAATAAGTCCTATTGGTGCGTCCTCTTGGATGCATCATTGTCACACATGTGTACCATACAGCGTATTCCATATTTCTAGCGCGTTATTTTGCGCAACCTCACAAAGGGGTTTTGTTCGATACAAAGAAGTAGGATCACTCCTGCTTCAGTTGGATGATCTTAAAGAAGATCGAACCATCGAACATGGGCTGAGTCTCAACCTTGACCAACTGCTTGGTTGTGATCCATTGGTTGATCTTGGCTTGCATATCCTTCAAACCTTCAGGTTTGACAATCTCCATCACTACCTTGTAGCGTGGATTCACACACGTAGTTGTTTCCATGCGCTTTGAAAGGGGTTCTCTCATGCGATTCAAAGGAATAGGGGCTAATGCCCCATTTCCTCCTCGATTGCAAAGGTGCTAATGCCCATTAATGCAATAGACATCATGAGACCAAACACTCCCAACAAAATGTGAGAGATAAGATCATGAGTCTGGATGATATGAACGAAGATGATCGCACATACCAAGAAGAACGCTGTAATGAACATCATGAATGATACAAAGAAATTATCCATAAGACATGCTTTTCAATTCGTAAAGGGGTTCATAACTTGACCGGGGGTGGTTCGGATTTTCGGAGAGGCGGGGGAGGTGCAATGGAAGACTCCACAGAGACAGAAACACACTCTAAAATTTCATCCCCAAAATTTTTTACAATTTTGGAAATTTCAAACCGGTGAGAATCTGCGCTATCCTGATCTCCTTCCATACGTTTGGTACTCCATGGTGACAACAGGGACAAGGTTTACTTATACTAGAGTAGCGATGCTCCCATATCCATCCTTTATCATCGCATATCGTACACAGCGGTTTCTTTTTGTTTTCCTTCATTGCGTTTAAATTGGTGAAATGTCCAAGATCCTCCATTTTGCAAGTCGTATTCTTCCAAAATCTGGGTTGTTCCAGTTGAAGAGTTCCATTCCATTAGACGTTATCATACCTTCAAAAAGCTCTTCGTATTGCTTTACTGTTTTCTCAAGTTGGCTCATGAAAGTAACGATGTACTTTTTACCTATTTCCAACTCTTTCTCTGCCGGCTGATTTATCTGGATGTATCTCTTGGATATCACTATAGCCAATTCTTGATCATCGGGATTGTCTGATTCAAACAACTGTTTTATTTTGAGTAGCTCTGTTTTCATTTTACGTTTCGTTAAACTCGTCAATTGTTACGACATCCAAAATTAACTCTCTTTTCAATGTGGTTTCCGCCATGAAGCTTTGCAACCTTATTCGTCTTGGTCCGAGACCTGCGTACTCTCCGAGATAAAGCTTTTCACGACAATAGATGCCGGTAAACTCATTCCACCAGGTGAACATGTAAGTTACTCCTTCCTCCAATTTCATGAGCTTGCGTCTACGGATATGATTTGCGATCAACTGCTTGCCCAGACTTATCGTTTCGGGATCACCGGACAACAACATCTCTTTCATCTTAATGAATTCTTCTTTCATTGTTTTGCGTTTAAACTGGTACAATTTTCACAATCCTGTTTACCGAGATTTGAGTATTGTATTCAAACTGGAGCATGGCTTTTTCCTGTTGTTGATACCATTCCCAGACCCTTCTTTTGAATCTAAATGCATATCTTTCTATCCATCGATCCATACTCAAGTAGGTAACGAGATACTTTTGACCTTCCACCAACGGTACGTTGCAGGGTTGGTTCTCTTCTACCCAGGTTCGAATCATTTGCCGACCAAGTTCCACTTCTGATTTGTTTTTTGAGCCGAGCATTTCGTTGATCTTGTCTATCATCTCTTGGTTCATACCGGTACAATTTCAAGTACATCATCAGAACGGATACTGGTATTCATGAATCGCAAGACTCTATATTTCCTACGAGTTTGCTCATAATGGGTAAATCTTCCTTCAAAGTCTATTTGGGTATATTGAATTATGTTTTTCAACGAGCCCATCTCTCTTAGCCAGGTGACCTTGTAGTTCTTGCCTTTCTCAAGATTGACATTACAAGGCTTGTTTTCTTGGATGTAGCTCCGGACCAATTGCAATCCCAACCCCCTTTCGGAAGGATCTCGGGACTGAAGCAGATCATCCATTTTTTTTGAATTCTTCTTTCATGAGTGATATCTAAGAGTGAACTCAATAAAAACTTGTGTACTCCTCTATGAACGTCGGTAAAACATACAACCTTATTCCAGTGTGTCGAAGGATCGCAAACCGTAGAACTGAAAGTCAGCCTATCCATACTTTGTAAATTAGGTCTGTATTGACCACTAACCCAAACAATGTTGTATCTTTTTCCTACTTTTAGTTCTAAAAGAGGATATTCGGCTCGATAATTTCTTATCATTTGTCTCCCAAGTTGTCTTGAGTTAATATCTTCAGATCGAAGCAGCTCTTCTATTTTTTTAAATTGTTCTTTCATTGTGTTTCCAAATCATGAGGTACGATTTCCAGTATCCAGTGCTCTCTAATGTACCAGTGTGTATTAGAAGAAGGGTTTATTATATGAAGCACATTTACGAAATTGAGCTTTTCTCGACTTTTGTAAATCTGTTCATCGCGATATATTTTTCCTTCCATGCTTGCCCGAGTAATAAGATAAGATTTATCTTCTTCCAAAGAGATAGCCGAGGGACGATGAGCAGCAGTATAATTGTTGATCAAAAGCCAGGCTAACTCTACATCTGCAACATTTTTAGAACGCAGTAGTTCAGATATCTTGACAAACTCTTCTTTCATATTCTTTCTGCGGCTATGACACCGGTTACAGTTGTATTAAAAATAGGTTCACGATCTCCTGTAAGGGAACTTGTCTTCCATCCAGACCATTGAGCTTCTGTACAGCTCACCGCCAATATCGTTTGATCGTAGTCTTTACCGCTATGCTGTCTAAGAAACGTAAATGATGTTATGTAATACAAACGATATCGAACCGGTACAAATACAGTGGAGTTCAGTGTAGCTCTCAAGTTTTCAATAAATTGAATACCCAGTAATTTCTCATTATGATTCGAAGAATTGAGCATCTCTATTACTTTTTCAAGTTGTTCTTTCATATTTCTTCTGCGTGAATAATGATCCATTCTACACCAAAAGGGGCACTAAGAGCAAAAGGATTACAATCCATTACATTAACAGTTAATAATCCTTGATTATGACTGATCATATAAAACCGATATCTTCTTGCGCGTGACAACTCTCCCATGGAAACAGGTCGATTATTACGAACAATAATCCTGAGCAGATCGTGAGCTAGTTGACGCTGTTCATACGGCATTTCAATAATCTTGTCAAGCTGCTCTTTCATCCTATAGGTACAAATGTGTTAGTCGGAACTTCCTTGATAGCAAGAATAGTATCCAGTCGTATAAAGTGAACTTTACTATCTGGTGAGGTAAATGTCAACATGACATGTTCACTGTTCGTGAATTTTCGGTAATACTCAAACCGCATAAGAGGGTGGCAATAAATATCGAAACCTAATGTATCAGGATTCATTCCAATAAGCAGATTGTATTTCTTTCCAATCTCAAATGACTTGAAATCCAACAATGTCATCTGATCCATGTACATCTTGAGCAATCTTTGTCCCAAATCACGAGACTCATTTGCTCTCAAGAGTTCTTCTATCTTGACTAATTGTTCGTTCATACAACACTTGATGCAGGTGAAATTGATAAGATACGATCAACAAAAAAACCTTCAGAAGTATTGAAAGTAATAAGTTGTCCGTTTGCTGAGAATCCTTTAAATATTCTAGTTGCGGTTTTGATGCAAGGTATTACACCTTTTTCCCACACAACACCTGTAACATCATAGGCTGCTCCGACAACCAACATGCTCACATCAGGCTTATCAGCAGTTTGTAAATAAGTTCTAATTAGTTGTTTTCCCAACCTTCTTTCATCAATATTCTCTGATTCTAAAAGATCATGTATCTTTTGCAATTGATCATTCATATCTTGGTAATATTATCCTCGGAAAAATCCAAGATTGTAAATCTATGGGATTGAAGCAGAGGCTTAGGATGTATACTTTTCATTGTAATATCGCCAGTGCGAGTTGGATTTTTCACCCAAATTCCACTCGCATCAAATTCTATTGCAGGATATATTTCAAGGGCATTACCTTGATTTGTATAAGGTTTTTTTTCCATGTACAAGAGAGGTTGATCATTTAATTTAGTATCAGCAAACCAAATCTGATTTTTTGCAACACACCAAAGTTTTTTATGATCTTGAAATACCGTAATCACCAACCAATCTTTATGACCCGTCATCATTTCTTGACTGAATTTAGGAAGTGTCGGCAAAACCTGTTCCAGCATTAATCTTGCCAATGCGATTTGGTCTGTATCACGAGAGTCCAGCATTTCAATGATCTTATCAACGTCTTCTTTCTTCATGACTGTGGTCCTGATTGATTGAAACTTTCCATCTGATGAATCATTCGTTTAGGTTTACCGATTGTAATTGTTGCCTTGCCTTTACTCACACAGACCATCTTATCGGTACTGCATTCATGTTTCATAAAAAACCTGGCTCCAAACAAAACTCGTATTCTACTCCAAAAGTCAAGATGAATTTCAGTGTCATGACTAAGAGCATATCCTTCGTGCAAATCAATAACATCGTACTTTTCAATGACTTTGCCGGTACGTTCCTCTACAATCCACCAATCAGGCTCAGATCCGATAGTAACGTCATGTTCATGAAACTGGACAAAACAGGAATTGATAAAGACTCCGTTTTTACCGTACAATATTCGGTCGCACAGTACATCTTTTTTACCCGCTAACCACAGCTCCGGCTTGTGGTCTCGAAAAGCAGATGTGTGATCGCGATTCGCCATGATCTGCAAACCAAGTTTTACGTCGCTTTCGGAATCGCTTATCAGCAACTCACGAATTTTCTGTGTATCAATCATATTTTTATATCGACATTGACTCTCAATCGTCTATATTCCGCAGTATCATCTGGACTCAACCAAGCGGGTACACAAAATTTCCAAACAGGATCATGTTTCAGATCTGGATTTTTGAAAGCCCACGTTTTTACCTGGTCATCCCATCCCATTGCATCAAGTAAAAGTTTGCTGTCACCTGAAAAATCGTTGGGATACAGCGACCAGATGATTCGTTTGGCTCGTTCCGATTTGGAACACCAGGGATACTCCAACCACAGGTGATTCAAAAACAACCAACATTCCTTGCAGGTCAAAGGTTTGAGCATCTGCACGCCGAGTACCATTTCATCCAAGTCGTCTGAAAACACCAGATCAAGTATTTTTCTTTCTTGCTCTGTCATGGTTTTACCGGATCAATAGATATCAATGTAACCCTTCCTACTTTAAACACTCCATCTTTCCCTGCATCGAACACGTAAAAATCCCGGGTCTCTTTTACAAACTTGCCGTACTGAGCCAAAATCATCTGTTCTCCAAGATGAGGTTCGCGGGTATTGGTTACCATTTTGCAAACCTTATACTTCACTTCGGTTGACAAATCCCATTTCCGGTCTTGACGTAGACATGCTTTCTGGTCGGGATTCTCCTGAACCCATTCACCGATTTTGGACCACTGCAAGATATGTTTGCTCCGGTTAAACGGATAAGTCCGGGGATCGAACATGTCAAAAAGAAACCTAACCGTATTGATCTTGCGGGCTTTGATCGTGTTGTTGCACACTATCCAAGCTTCGGAAAGGGTAAGCTGTTGCATCAAAAGCTTACCAAGCGCATTGTCAGTAGGATTACGAGCATCAATCAGCTCGATTATCTTCTGTATTTCTTGTTTCATTGTCAATCTCCTTTTTCAGTAAATCGCGTATGTTTTGAAGACCTTTCTTCCCTGTAATGATCGTATGAAATTTGTCTTCAATACCATACATGGTCTTATTGAGGAAGTGTTGCAACGGTTTCATTCTGTCAGCAAGAGACATTTCCGCAAACTCTATTGTAGCGTTAGCTCTATTCTCAGCCATTGTCATCAACAATCCTCCCTTACATTCAAGTTGCGCATGAAGTTTCAACCCAAGCCTACATTCGTCAGGATCGGAAGATTCCAATAGTTCAATTATTTTTTGTGGATCAGCCATGTGTCGGTTCTAAAGGAAGTGATACAATCCGAAGAAGTCTTTCTTTTGTTTCACGAGTGTGGATCTGTAATCTGATAAACCGGCGAACAGCTCTTTCACATAACCGTTTACTGGCATCGCTTTTGGATGCTCTTTTATTAGGAGACTTTGCCGCCCACATTACAAGTTCGTTCCAAAAAGGAACACATTTTACCATTCGGTAAGGCAACGGATAGATTGAAAGAATTACACAGATCCTTGAAAGATCACTGTCGGAGTAGGAAGGTCTGGTAACATTCAGCACCTCTACAGCTTCTCCCAACTTCATGTACTGCTTGATCATGCAAACAGCCAGGGTATGTTCTGCTTCACTTTCACTGAGCAGCATCTCTTTGATTTTATCAACGGGGTATTCCTTTTTCATTGCTGTTTTTGATAAATACGTCAAATTCATTTTGACTCACCCAATATCCTTCATGACCGATGACAAAGGGAACAGTCCTGTCAGGCTTCCGATCTCGATTTTGATTGATCCACCTTATTGTCGAGATGTCCCAGTAAGCCCATCGGAAAGTACTTTGATGGTAACCTTCTGGAAGATTGAAAAAACGGAAGATAAACCAATTCCGGGCATCTAATTCTATACCCAAGTGCTTCCATGTAAAGTTGAATCCTTTGATAAAAACCCGTTTGAGCAAATCAAAAATGTCACCCAATGTAAAATTTGACATCATTTCAAAAGCAAGAGCTCTCTCGGCAGGGTCTCCATTGATCAAATCCAATACTTTTTCAAACTGTTCTTTTTTCATATATTTCATAAATATACACTTTTCAAATATACTTAGTACAAAACATTTTTGAATTTTCAATCTTCAAAATCCATTGCAATTCAACCTGTTCAAGTATATTCGGCAAAAATAGTGCACCGATGGGACCAAAAACACCTCATAAAGCTGGTACGTTCAACTTCGAAATCAACGCATTCCGTCTTTTGCAAGCAATTAAAGATTTGCTTTCAGGAGCAACGCCGGCAACTCCAGTTACCGTTGTTACTACTTTACAAAGGGTTTCTGGTTCCGGAACTATCGCTGCTGGTGCAAAAGCAGTGTCAATTGTAAACACAGGTAGTTCAGATGCTATCGTGCAGGGAGCAGTAGTCAAAACAAAAGAAGGTGTATCCTGGGGTACATCATTGCCCGGAGAAACTCTTGATGCTGTTGTATTCGATCCCCAAGCTTCAGAATTGTTAATTTCAACTTCACGGTAATGGCAACTACATCAGTTAATCTGTTTGCTCCTTCGTCCATTGAAATGACGTTGACCGAGTTGCAAACCAGTCAGTCAAACGGAACTTTGCCAGCCGGAAAATGGGTACTGGTAACTGATATTTGCGATGAGGGAGGATGGTTGTTCTGTTCGTCAAGTTCACAGATAGCGCAAAACGGATTCGGTTTGTTTTTGAACTGCGACTGGCAAAGTGTTGGTGTGTACACTGGCGTTGCAGCAGAAACAGGTGTGGTTTTCGGCGGCACAAATAGCGGCATTTGGAACAACGCTCTTGAAGGCTTTACGATTACATACAACAACCTTAACGGCGGCACGTTTGCCGTTGGCGACGCTGTGACGGGCACGAGCGGATGGAATGGTATTATTATTTCCGACAATGGCGTTGATTCAATGACTGTTTATTCGACAGTAGGAAATTTACCATTGATCGGAGATGTCATAGGAAACGGTAGTGTTACATGTGACGCTACGGTAGTTGGATCCAAAACAATTACTGGTGATGTAGTGATATGGGCAACAGCCGCTTTGGGACACCGGCAATATCAATGTGTCGACTCGACAGTTACCGATGGAACGGAGCCTGGTGTTTCGCCGGCTTACCAATTGCTTTTGAAAAGCTCAACAGCCGGGTACATCGGTTCATCAAACGCAATCGAATACGATGTTCCAAACGGATGGTTGCAAGCAAGATTCGATGATTTTGGAAATTTTTGGAGATTGACAAAAGCGATCAATACGCTTTTTGCATGGGGGTATTCCGCTGCTCCGTTTGATTATTTCCCGTGGGGTCGATCAAACTATACAGGTTGTAAACTTGACAATTGCAGGTTTTTGGCTATTAACATCGCAGTGTCGTTTTGTTTCAACCATGAATGTAAAACAGGATCTTCATTGACGCTTGTTACAACTGCTGCAACAGCACAGTTTGCCGGAATAAAACTCGGTATCAATTCTGTATTTTCAGTAACAACAGCTGGCGCATCCCTCATCAACATTAACGTTGAAAGTTTCAAATCGTTTACCGGAAAAACAGTTACAACGGCAATTGCCGATATGTATGTCACGGAAAATGACACGAGTACTGAAACTTTGACCTATCCGACATGGACACTGGACGGATATCAGTATATCAAGCTCAATTTCAGTTCAGCTAACCTTTTGAACAATCTTGCATGGACTATCACAGGAGGATTTGAAATAGTACCTGCGATTGCGGGAACGTATTTCAGCTATTGGGAATTTGAATGTTTGCTTTTTTATCAAGGTACGGCATACACCATGGCTTCACCGGCAGGATTTTATTCTCATTTACCGGGAACTGGAACTGCTACTTTGCTGGCTGCTTTGCAAAACACCGGATTGAATTATGCAGGAGATACTGTCAATCCTGCGGCAATGCCTCAAATGAACGTTTCTGGTGCGCTTCCGCGTACAGGTGTAGGCGAACGTATCATGTTTAAACTGGCTAATCATGGAAATCAAACTGGCGGAAATAGTCCAATCCGGATTCAAGGAAAATATAAGCGAAAAACATTTGCGCTTTAAAGTTTAAATTACGTTAATAGATCATCTTTAAGAATCACACTACTTGTCGAACTATCTAACGTAAATTTTGCCACAATGGAAATATTAGAAGTTATACCCGAGTTACTCACGAAGTTTTATAAAGATGGAAAGCTTGATATATTACTCATTATTGCTAGCTTTGGTGCTATGGTGCGTCTTGCCATTGCTCAAATTAAGAAGCTCCGGGAAAGAATCGATCTCAAAGACATCGAGGATGCCAGACGTGACAAAGACATCGAATACCTCCGAAAAGATGTCAATCGAATTGACCAAGGAGATCACGAAGGAAATGGCGAAAGCAAGTTGAAAGCAAAATTCTGATCGCTATGGCTACACTGAAAAATAAAATCAAAGAACTGTCCAAAGCAGATGCAGCGTATCTCAATGGATTTGACGGTTGTGTTCTTGCCGACGCTCCGGTTCTTCTTTACGATGTGATCATAGTTCCAAACGGAAATTGTTCCGGAGCAGATCACAGTTCGTCTTGGCGGGACCAAGTTGCTGCAGAACTGAACGGTATGACAACCGTAGAATTTAACACTCTTGCTGCTGCAGTATGGAATGATTTTTCTTGTTATCCGAAGCTAGGATCCCCCGGCGCACCAATCCGTGTGGTAAGACCCACATAAAATGCGTGACATCAACCTTGTCAGAGTATTCCTACTAGGATTGATGGGCTGGTTGTGCGGCTTTGGCTTCTCAGCATACGAATGTTTTGAAGGAATTTTGTTTCCGCAGTCCGACCTATGGTATACCTGGTCGGGCTTTTTTTTTCAGTATTTGCAACTTTTTTTGTGGACGCGCATTCCGATTGAAGTTTACAAGCCGATTGTACTTGGTCCTGAATGGTTGCGAACCAAATTACTTTTACACTTCATCAACATTCTTGCAGCTATCGATGTAATCCAAATGTTGGGAATCAATCCCTGGGGACACCGGGCATTTTGGGATGAGGTCGTGTGTGTCATTGTGGGAGCTGTTTTGGTAAGATGGATTGTCTATCCGTCTCTTTTGAAACAAATCAATCTTCAGGAACAACGTCGTAACGAGCGCGACATGTGGAGGATCATGTAAGTTGCATGTAAATTTCTTTTATGTATATTTGAGAAAAATATACACGATGTCTACGAAAAAAGAAACCGCTGAAGCAGCTGCAAAACGACGGGAAAAAATGAAAGAGCAAGCAGAGTTCTACAAACAAGAACTTGAATTACTTTCGCCATACCGTGATTATCTGAAATGTGAAGTTGAAATCATGCAGCTGAACAAGATGCGTGAAAGACTGATCGAAGAACAGGAAAACCTGGCATCATTGCACAAAAAAGAAGCTTGACATGGCTAAGTTGACCAGAGTTCTACATCCTCCGACCGGAAGCATCATGCTGGAGCTGCGTGAAATCGTAGAGCTTCAGCTGCACATTCATTTTTTCTTGCAAGGAAAAATTCTTTCGAAAGCCCTTTGCTCATGTTTGGCAATTATTGCTCAAAGAGGAACCGTTTCTTTGTTGGATATATGTCGAGAGGCATTTGACGAAGACATTTACGGAAATGAAATGTCCGCCCGTTGCGCATTGAATAAAGCTGTAAAAGAAGGAATTCTGGTAAAAGACAACATCGGACACCGGAAAACTCTCAGATTGGCGAATACGATTCAAATTGCAAGCGAGGGTAACATTTTACTCACCTATCAATTTGGAAGAAGAGAATGACACCTCAACGTGCAAACGATCTTATACCTGAATTCGCCAAAGAAGCGGGTATGGATGAGTCGCATGTACGGGCAATACTCAACCAATACTGGGGGATGATTCAGGACCAGCTGGACAAAGGAAACAGAGCCAAGGTTTATATTCCAAACTTGGGTTGTTTCGATGCGATTCCAAAAGCTATTGAAAAAAGACTGAGTACATTCAGAAAGTATCCCGATGCAATTGGACCGGATGGTACCAGGAATGTAAACGATACTGTGAAAAGACTGGAGTCTATCATGTACGAAATTACGAGTCAACGTAAAATTTTTGAACAAAAAAGAGCACTTAGGAGGGCAATAAACAGTGGAAGCACTCAAGCTTTGGAAGAACCGGAAGTTGATATTTGAAGGTCTGAAGAACAATCTCTTCAAGACCGACTCTGTAGAGGCAATAGCTCAGGACCGTTTGAGCATCTGCGCAAGTTGTCCTCACATTGACGTGGAAGGTACCCTGTGTGAAGTACCGATGACCCAACCCTGTTGCGGTTTGTGCGGATGTTCACTAGCTTTAAAAACACGAAGTCTCGCTGCGGAGTGCGATGACAAGAAGTGGAAAGCCATTCTGACAGATGATGAGCAGGAAGAAGTTTACAATGAAATCGGTTTCAATCCAACAGAATGAATATGAGCACCTGGGAAGTATGCCCGTTGTGTAAAGGCAACAAGACAGTAAGAGAGATTCGAGAATCGTCTAAGTTGCTTATGGTAAACTGTGGTATTTGTAATGGTCATGGTATCATCTCATCTCTAACCGGTTTACCTCCGTATGGTAGTAAACCCGAACCTTTTGTTCCGTTGGATATAGATGCTTTCAAAGGAAATCGCTATACCGGTGGTAGCTACGATATCAAACAAACATTATCGGGAGAAAATGACCCGAGGGAGGCAAGCTCATGCTAAAATTTGACGAGAAAGATCACAGTTATACCGGCAAAGGTATTGATTGGATGGGTGTCACGACATTCATTTCCAAATTCAAACAACCTTTCGATGCTGTAAAGATGTCTGAGCTGGTATCCAAGAAGAAAACTTCTCCGTGGTATGGTATTCCTCCGGAAGAAATTCGCAAACACTGGAAAACAAAATCCGATCTTTCTCTTGAAACAGGTCACTGGTATCACCTGATGAAAGAGACCGAGGCTCACGACAAAGGAAGCGGGTTGGTACGCGGTGTTCATATCCCGGTAGTTGCGCCGGTGATGGAAGATGGAATCAAACTTGCTCCGCCGCAAATCCTTAAAGATGGAATCTATCCGGAACACCTTTGTTACATGGAGTCTGCTGCGTTGTGCGGTCAAGGAGACATCGTAACCGTATGCAACGGAATTGTCGACATTGACGATTACAAAACTTCCAAAACCATCGAGAAAAAAGGATTTGTCAATCATGAGGGTATTTCAAAGAAAATGCTCAAACCAATCGACAATCTTGATGACTGCAACTTCATCCACTATGCACTGCAGCTTTCACTCTATATGTATATGGTGTTGCGCCACAATCCGAAACTCAAGCCTGGTAAGATGATCATTCACCATGTCATATTCGACGAAGGTGAGGAAGGAAAGTTCAAAGAGCGCAACATCAAAATGGACGCAAACGGGAATCCTGTGGTCCTGAGAGTGGATTCTATCGAAGTACCTTATTTAAAATCACATGTGCAGGCTATGATTGCACACAAAAAAAATCTATGATTATGCAAGTATTGTTACATTTCATTGGCGACTACATCCTTCAAAACCATTGGATGTCAGCAAACAAAAAAATCAAAGGGTCCTATGGATTCAAAGCTTGTCTTATCCACTGCGCAAGCTACTCCTTGCCATTCCTTTTCATTGGGAGCATTCCTGCGGTATTGGTAATTTTCGGGACTCACTTCCTGATTGACCGGACCAACATTGTCGCATGGTTCATCGCTGCCAAAAATGGCACATTCGACATCCGAAACGCAGGATTTCCAGAAGATACCCCTTCATGGTTATCTGTTTGGCTGCTGATCATCATTGACAATATCTTCCACGTTGTATGCAACATGACAGCGTTGTATTTTCTGTAAATTAATCTGAGTAATACTATGAAAGCAGTTACAGGAGAACCGGTAGGCAAGGTCTACCCCTCACCCGATACGACAGTATGGGCAAGCGACAACGATGATCTTTACGGAAAAGGTGGAGCTCATCTTTACACGTTTCAAAATTGTCTCGGTTTCAGCAATGGAGAAACCCAGTACGACAATTCTTGGCAGCAAGTACAGTTTGTAAAGAAAGCTGACGACGGTACGGTTACACCTGGTTTGCAATCCGAGCAATTGGTGATCGCCCTCATGGACAGGCTTGCCAAAATGAATGCACGGTTTCCTTCCGACAACAATGAACGTGCACTTGCTCACTTGCAAGGGTTTCTTGATTGTTGCAAGGAACGTATTGACGACAGGATCAGTCGCGGTGTCATGGGAGATTTGAAAAAATAATCCGGTCAACAGTCAACGGGGGAGATAGCATCAAACCCTTTGTTGTTCTAATAAAAAGAGATATGTCAATCGAACTATTTGCGATAGAAGAAGGTGTAGTAAAACCTACAAGTCACTGTTACGTCAACGATCCTTTGAAAATTATCATGGAGCTGTATCCGGATAATTTTACTGATCGTTATGCGTACCTGCAATATATGACCTGTATGGATGAAAAGAAAAATCCTTTTCTTAACACTCCTGAAAATGATAAGGAAGAGCTAATCCTGGCTTCTCTGCGGTCGGATTTTTCACCGGAAGATGAGGGAATGCAAGAAGCACTTGAGTTTTGCACTATACTTTTTGATACTCCTACAAAAAGAGCTTATCTCGGAGCAAAGAAAATGTACGACAAGATTTCCACTTTTCTTGCGGATACAGAAATTACAACAGGTAGAGACGGAAATGCTGCAGCCATCAATACTTACATGAAAGGTCAGAAAGAATACGCAGCAGCATACAAACAGGCATACCGGGAACTTCAAGACGAGCAAGGTAGTACCCGAGTCAGAGGTGACAGGAAGAAAGCATACGACCAATGAGTTACAAAAAAGTCCCGACTTGGAAAAATGGCTCTTGGTCATACACAGAGTTTGCTACAAAGGAAGATTTCATAGCCTTTGTCAAACCTCTTTTTAAAGAGCCGGGAACTTGCAATTTTGACAAAACAGCTTTTCTGTTCAATGAGCAGATGAGAAATTTCGAAAGAGATGGATACTATTGCATCCATCCTGAAGGAACGCTCGACAGTATTAAATATTGGGAATTTGAAAAGGAAAAATGTAGGGAAGGTGCTATATTCCATGGTGACAACGATACCTGGTACTTACCTCGGGACTACTACGATTGGATCAACTTCAATCCTCTCTACGACAAAGTAAAAAATGATTTCTCCAGGGTAAACGTATATGACACCCAATACTACGTCTCTATTTACGAATTGCTTGCGGAACTTCACGGAATGCACGCAGCGATTCTAAAAAAGCGACAGATAGCAATGAGCTATTTCCATGCAGCAAAGCTCTTAAACCAACTCTGGTTTGAAAAGGGTCCAACTTTAAAAATGGGAGCTTCTGATAAAAGATACGTTGACGAGCAAGGAACTTGGGAATATCTTGAAGCCGGTAGAAACTTCCGTAACACCCATACAGCATGGTACCGGGAAATGAATCCTGGAGGTACGGGCAACTGGCAGCAAAAACATGAAGAAACCATAGATGGTAAAACGATCAAAAAGGGTAATATGGGAAAACTCATAGCTCTCACTTTTGAACGTAAACCAAACACCGGTGTAGGTGGACCTTGTAAAATCTTCTTTTATGAAGAAGGAGGTATTGCTAAAACTGCTGACAAAACTTACGGATACATGCGTCAGGCATTACGCTTTGGAATGCTCACAACAGGTATCTTCATTATTTCTGGTTCTGTAGGTGAACTTACAGAATGTGAACCCTTGAAGAAATTTGTAATGAACCCTGACGATAATGGGTTCTATTCAGTCGAATCCAATCTTATTGATGATAAAGGAACCATCGGAAGAACCGCAATGTTCATTCCAGAACAGTGGTCAATGGAACCTTACATTGATGAATTTGGAAACTCCTTGGTCAAAGAAGCATTGGCTGCACTTGAAGAGTTATATGATGAATTCCGTCGTACTCTGGATCCTAATGATTACCAATTCGAAATTTCGCAAAGACCTCGCAACATCAAAGAAGCTTTTGATTTTAGGGGAGAATCCGAATTTCCGAAACATCTTCTTTCAGCACAGCGTCGGCGAATCGAAGAAAAAGAGTATCCAAAAGAATACTGTGACATTGAAATTGATGAAACTGATGGTAAGCCGCGATATATCAAATCTACTCGTAACCCTATCTCGGATTTTCCCATCTCGCCTAAAACAGTAGATAAGCGCGGCTGTGTGGTTGTATGGGAGCGACCTGTAAAGAATCCTCCTTTCGGTGCGTACTATGCAAGTGTTGACCCGGTAGAAAAAGGCAAAACCCGTACATCGGAATCACTTTGTTCCATTTATGTTCATAAAACTGCATTCGAAACTCGCCGGCTAAACGGTGAAGGAAAACTGGAAGTCACATCTGAAGAACCCGGTATGGTTGCAGCATGGTGCGGTCGTTTTGACAACCCGGATGACACTCACAATTATCTTCAGTGGATCATTGAAATGTATGGAGCATGGACTGTTGTAGAAAATAACGTATCAGGTTTCATTACTCACATGATCGGAAAGAATCTTCAAAAATATTTGGTCCCGACAAACCAGATGATTTTCAAAGCTGATATTCGGGGAAACATGGATACCTCCGGTTACGGATGGAGAAACACCGGTTCTATTTTCCGGGATAACATGTTGCAGTATTTAAAGGATCATATCCGGACAATCACCAATCAAGAGTTTACTAGCGACGGATCAAAAGTTGTCAAGACCGTATTGGGCATTGAAGAAATCAAAGACATCATGCTCATTACAGAAATGGAACAATACCGTGCTGGTATAAACGTAGACCGCCTTGTTTCGTACACAGCTCTCAGGGTATTGATCGCACTACAAGAAGCTCACCGTGGCAGGGTAGTGGTTGACAAAACAAAAGAGAAAGAGGTTGACATGTCAAAATTTGCTAAATTGCAAACAAGTCCTTTCCGTCACATGGGCGGAAACAATAGAAGCACCAAGGGTACCCGCAACCCTTTCAAGCACATGAGGTAATGGAAGTATACAGCTCAAAGCAACTTGCAAATGGAAAGAAACCTGGTTCTCCCAGGTTAGGAACGCTTACCCAACCGCGTCAATTCCTTCCAATGAAGGAAAAAGATCAATGGTGGAAGACTTCCAATGTTGACTGGTATGAGCGTTTGGGTCTTGAGCTTGTAACTCGTAATGCTCGCCGGCTTACCAAAAATTACAAACTTGCAGAAGGTATCATCGATAAGGACGACTATCTTCCTCAAGACGATGATCCTGAAATGGGAGACTTGATTGGTTTGATGAATACCGACGATCCCAATGTGTTTGATTTGAAATTCTTTCCGATCATTCCTCCAGTCATCAATACCATGGTGTCGGAATTTGCCAAACGCAGTACCCGGGTTACCTTCCGGACTACTGACGAAAGGGGATACAACGACATGATGCAAGCAAAAACCGACATGATCGGTGAAATGCTTTTGTCTGTCGCTCAACAGGACTATGCCCAAAGACTCATCGGACAAGGACTGGATGAAAATTCTGAAGAGTTTCAGCAAGCAATGGACCCGGAAGAAATCAAGCAGCTCCCGGAAATACAAGACTTCTTTACCTCTGAACAAGGATACCGTGACATTGCCGAGACTTGGGCGGAACATCAGCTTACCATGGATACCGAACGGTTTCGCTTGGATGAAATGGAAGAAATGGCTTTCCGGGATTATTTGATCACGGACCGTGAATTCTGGCACTTTAAAATGGGAGAGGACGATTACGAAATCGAACTCTGGAATCCTCTTTATACTTTTTACCAGAAGTCACCTGGTAAGCGTTACATCTCCGAAGGTAACATGGTCGGCAAATTTGACATGATGAGTGTCGCGGATGTGATCGATACTTACGGATGGAGAATGACACAAGAGCAAATGGAAGTGCTCGAAAATATCTATCCGGTCAAAGGAGCGATCTACCCGATGGGCGGATTGATGAATGACGGAAATTTTTGGGACAAAGGAGAAAGTCACGAATGGAACCGCAGCCAAAGTTTGGGTATGCGTCAGTTCAACTCTTTTTACGACAGCCCGATCGGTCGTACTGACGTAGTGGAAGACATGTTTCTTGACTCTGAAGACGGATATGGAAACAACCGGTGGGGTCGTTTACGGGTTACTACTGTCTACTGGAAGTCTCAACGCAAGATTGGTTACTTGACCAAAGTCGATGACAACGGGGAAACATTCAAAACCATTGTCGATGAATCCTACGTAATCACTTGTAAACCTTTGTATGATACTTCTCTTTTGAAAGAAAAGAAATCAGACAATTTGGTCTACGGTGAACACATTGATTGGATTTGGGTGAATCAGGTATGGGGTGCAGTAAAGATTGGACCTCACAGACCCATTTTTTGGGGTACCGGCGATGAATCCAAGGTTGCTCCGATTTATCTCGGAATCAACCAAAATGAAATCGGACCGCTAAAGTTTCAGTTCAAGGGTGACTCAAATCCTTATGGATGTAAACTGCCGGTAGAAGGTGCGGTATTTTCCGATCGCAACACCAAGTCAGTATGCCTGGTGGATTTGATGAAACCGTATCAGGTCATGCACAACTTGTGCTTGAACCAAGTATCTGATATGTTGGTGGACGAACTGGGACAAGTGTTACTGTTAGATCACAACATGATTCCGCAGCACAGCATGGGAGAAGATTGGGGTAAAAACAACTACGCCAAATTCTATGTTGCAATGAAGAATTTTCAGATTGCTCCTGTGGACCAGTCTCTTTCCAACATGGAAAACGGACCTTCCCAATTTTCAGGTGCGCAAGTCATGGATCTGTCTCAAACAAACAGACTCTTTTCTCGCATCGAAATTGCAAAATTTGCAAAAGCAGGAGCATTTGAAGTCATCGGAATTACTCCCGAAAGAATGGGAGAAATTGTGGAGGGTCAATCGGCAACGGGTACCCGGTTCGCTGTGTCCAATTCTCATGCACAGACGGAAAAATACTTCATGAACCACTGCGACCATTTGATGCCCCGGGTCCATGCAATGCGTACTGATATTGCCCAACATTACAATTCTACCAAACCCTCGATCAAACTGCAGTACGTAACCAATCGTGCTGAACGTGCAATGTTTGAAGTACAAGGATCTGAACTCCTTTTGCGCGATCTTGGTGTAGTGTGCGTCACCAATACCAATAGTCGCGCATTGGTCGAAAAACTTCAAAACCTTGCAATAGAAAATAATACTGTCGGCGCGTCACTCTTTGATATCGGAAAAGTAATGACTGCAGATTCCTTGCCTGAGATGCAACATGTGCTCAAGCAAATGGAAAACAAGCAGATGAAACTCAAGCAAGATGAATATGCTCATCAAAAAGAGTTGGAACAGATGAGACTCGATGCAGAAAAAGCCGAGATGGATGCAGAAAGGGAGTTCAAGAAAATGATCAACGATGATGATAACGAAACTGCAATCCTTGCAGCTGAAATCAAGTCTGCCGGTATGGGTGCATTGGTTGACTTGGATCAAAACAAGCGTAGTGACTTCGAAGACTCGATGGCAAGGATCCAACAAGAAGGTCAATATCAACAGAAGATGAACCTGGAGCAATCCCGGGATCAGAACAAGATGTCTATTGAAAATCGCAAACTTGCACTCAAGGAAAAGGAAATGACTTCCAAAGAGCGAATTGCCGATAAACAATTGCAGATAGCTGTTCAGAACAAAAACAAATTTGATGTAAAACCAAAGCCGGCATCCAAGAAAAAATAGTTTGCTATGTAATCAGATAAAAGATAAGAGGTATTCATAGTTACATAAGAACACTTCTTATCTTCGAATCACTCAAATACGAAATAGGTTATGTCAGTACAAGAAACAACGATAGTAAAGGAGGAAGTCGACGAATCTCTGATGTCAGAGATCTTCGGAGGTATTACCGGTACACCTAAAGTGGAACCTCCGGTTACTCCTTTTACAAGAAAGCTTGAAACTTCTTTCCTCGACGAAGATAAAGAGGATAAAAAAGAAGAAGAGAAAGAAGATGATTCTTTGTTCGAAAAAGTTGTTACAGAAACAGTCGAGTCAAAAACAACTCCTTTATCTTCTCCTCTCACCGTTGTATCTAAATTGATTGCAGGAGGTGCTCTTTTTGCATTTGATGACGGTAAAAAACCGGAAGAGTACGACGAGAAAGAAACTGAAGACTTGATTCTTGCAAACCTGGAAGATGCACGCAACCAAGGTCGCGATGAAGCATTTGCTGACATGCCGGAAGAAATGGAATATCTTCGGGATTATGTCAAAAACGGAGGTACTGACATTACCGGTACTTTGGCAATGCTCGGTCAGATACGCGAACAACGCGAATTGGACGTTACGAATCCGGATCATCACGAAATGATCATTCGTAATTACATGATTCTCAAAGACGAACCGGATGAACTGATCGAATCTGAAGTTGCTGCTCTCAAAGATCGCAAAGGATCGATGGAAGCAAAAGCAAAAATCGTCAAGCCATTGTTGGATAAGATTCTGAAAGATGAGGCTGATGCCCATTTGAAAGAGCAGCAAGAATATAGCCGCAAAGTGGCGGAGAACCGCGCAAAATTCACAGCAGCTGTCAAAGCGGTTGTTGAAAAAGGAGAACTGAGCGGTATCAAACTTGAACCCAAAATGAAAACTTCCCTTGTGGAAGGATTGGTTTCAATGAACCATCAGGCAGCAAATGGCAAACCAACCAACCTCATGGGTAAGTTGCTTGAGAAATACACAAGCACCGAACCTAATCTTCCTCTCGTAATGGAAGCACTTTATCTTCTGAGCAATCCAGACGAATATCGTGCAAAAGTGCGTCAGACAGGAGCAAACACAGAAGCCGAGAAAAACAGGAAGTTATTGAAGCAAGCTGAAGCTGAAAAAACTGCCTCCGACAGCGAAAAATCACCCGAAGAAACGGGTACTAGCCGTGCAAGGAAACTCCCTGTACAGCGAAATTTATTTGAAAGTATCAATAGTAATCGATAACTAGAATGGCAGCGACAGGAACACCAGTTCTGAATAATGGTTTGTTCATGCGTGACACTGAGTACGCAATCAATTCAAACCAAATCACGTATGCTCACCTCAGCACACAGCTTGGTAACCCCAAGCCGACTGATTTGGGTCCTGTGGATATTTGGGCAGCTCAACAAAAAGTTGAAATGCCTCTTTATTCCATGGCAAATTTTGGTGGCAAAAACGTGATTACCGTTGACAACCCCAATGGGGAATACAAATGGCAAATGCCGATTGTCAACGATCTTCCGTTTATCGTGGAAGACATGGAACCTTCGAACACCACAAAAGGTATCGACGGTCAGACTTTCAGGATCAAGATGTCCCGTCGTGATTTCGGTCATGGTGCCATCATTTCGTATGACAAGTATTCCGGTGCGGAACTTTACATTACCGGGGATGACATTCAACCCACTGGTGACGGTGTGATCTACACCTGCCGCCTTGTCAACAATGACAGCACCCGTTTCCTGGACAATGCCTTCTTGGAACCCAATACCAAGTATTTCCGCAAAACATCTGCCAAAGGAGAATTCTCCCAAAAGTATGATGACGTGGTTACCCGCAGTGGTTTCCGTGAATTCATGAACTATGTCGGCAACACGGATGCTCACGTTTCGGAACACGTCACCGAGCGTGCAGACCAATTGATTCGCGGTACCTACGGATTCACTGGTCGCGGTACAGTTCCGATTATGGAAATCTGGCAATACGCAGATTACAAAAAGCTTGATCCTTCTATCGTCAATCTGAACCAATTGACCGGTGCTCTTGGAAAAGACGGAACGAAAAAAGCTATTGCTGACGGTAAGCTTTCTGCGTCTTTCCTCACGAAACTGGAAGCTGCCTGTATCACCAAAATCGGCGTTGACCTTGAGACCTATCTCATGTGGGGATTGGGCGGCAAGATCACCGATGACGGTATCGATGAATCGCGTATGACGACCGGTTTGTGGACGCAGTTGAACAATAGTTCGATGTTGATCTACATCAAACCGGCTTTCTCGTTGGATCTTTTCCGCACGGAAATCTATAACTTCTTTGCCGGCAAAGAAGACATGCGTTATCCGGAATCCAATCGTCTGATTCACATCCAAACAGGACGTGGTGGACTTCAAATGGTTTCCAAGGCAATTGCTGCAGAAGGTTTGGGTTCTGGTCTTGTCATCAACGCCAAGGAAATCGGTTCTATTACCGGTCAAGGTTTGGAGTTGGGTTGGATCACTCCTACTTTCACCCGCTACGCAATTCCCGGTGTTGCAAATCTGGTGTTCGAATACAACCCTGCGTTTGACAACTACAACACCAACTCGATTGAGAATCCTTTGGTGGATGGTTTCCCGTTGTCCAGCTACTCGTTCATCATCTTTGATGTGACTGACAACACCAACGACAACATCTTCCTCTTGAAGCGTGCAGAACAGCACAACTTGCGCTGGTTCTATCAGAACGGTACCTGTGACTACCTTGGTCGTCCAAGTGCTTTCCAATCCAACGGACTCTTCTCCGGTTACAAAGTTTACATGCGTCAAGCGCATCAGGCAATCTGGGTGAAAGACCCGACGAAAGTCTTGAAAATCGTTATGAAGAATCCTGTAACCGGGGGACACTTGTAATGAAATACTTCAAAGCACCCCAATCCGTACCAGATCCCGCGCTGCTTAAACACAGCGGGGATCTGAAAATGGCACAGTTCGCCCACTTGAATTTGATTGTGGACGAGCTGAACAAGCTTGCTCCCGCTCTTCATGCAAGGGTAGCTACAACCCGGAACATTACACTTGCAGGAACTCAAACTATTGACGGTATTGCTGTGGTAGCAGGAGATCTTGTCTTGGTCAAAGATCAATCTACCGGTGCAAACAATGGTCTTTATGTCGTAAAGACTGGAGCATGGGTACGCGATGAAGACTTGGATGAAGCTTCCGAGTTCGTGGAAGGACGATTGTTCACTGTAGCTGACGGAACAGTGAACGGAAATTCCCTGTTTTCCTTGGACTTCACAAATCCTTTTGTAGTAGGTACCACTACTGCAACATTCATTGCTGTTGGAGGTTCGGTTCTTGTCAATACAGGTAAAACGTTTTTTCCAATAGGAGAAGGTTCTGGATCAATCACTGCCGGTGAAACAGCAGGAACCTACATGATTGGAAAAGGAGATGCTTTAGTAAAGTCAGGTACTGGCGTTGCTACACCGGTTGCTCTGATGTATATCACTGCAACAGAATATCCTGCAATTGCTGGAGTGACCCGAACAATGCGTGTCAAAACCATTCTTTCTGTAAATGATGTCGCACCCACTGGTGACTTTACTTTTGGATTGTATCCGGTTACGAGACCAGCTTCTTCCGGAGGAACAGGGTTGAACGTTTATAGTTTGGGAACAGTGGTATCGGGATCTACTGTATTGCACAGTGCTCCTGGTGCAGACAGCATGACTGCAAAGACATCTGCAGATTTTGCAATTCCGGCTTCGGGATTTTACATGCTTGGTATTGTGACTACTGACACTGTTGCAGTAGATTCGCACATCGATGTGAACGCAGCTCTTGAAGTTGTTTCTCTATAATATTATCATCTACGAAAATGAAAGCACCAAAAAGGAAAGAAGAAAGTAAAGCGGGGTTTTATTACATCCGTCCCTACATGAGACCAGGTGTAGCAAACATGGGTCTGGAACGTCACGATTTGATCCTTCATGAAGGAACTTATCAAGTAGAACAGTTGACCTGCATTGAAACAATGCCCGGTAGCGGAGTTCTCAGGTACGTTACAGGTCTTGATGAAGAAGCACCTGAAATCAGGCGGATGGAAAAAACTGCTCAGGCAACTGCAAGACTTCAGATCCGTACCAATGTCGCCATCATTGAAAAAGCCCTTACCGGCAACGTTCTTGATGTGGAAGACAAAGAGTTCTGGAACAAAGTTGTGCATTTGAAACCCGGCAATGCCAAGTTTTGGAACACTGTGCGGGTGACGGTTGACAACTTTTCAAAAGGGTTGGATTCTTCTGACCCAATGGATTTGTTGGTGATCTGCGCAATCAAAGCAGGTGGTTTCTCGCTGATTCACAGAAGCAAGCAGGAAGCGGAGTCAGTGGCAAAGCCTAACAAGTATTATCTTGATGAGGCGATGGAAACAGCAGTATTCGATATCGCACCGGTCGTTTTGCGTAACGAGGCAATCTCGATCCTCCAAACGCTGAAAGACAAGCACCCTGCTAAAATGGCGTTGATTGCAGTTGCGATTCGTGTAACACGAAATCAAACTGCGTTCTACAACAAGAATACTCCGCAGGAAACTATCTATCTCGATCTCGACCAGTTCATTCATGGTCAAACTGATTTTGAGAAAGCTGGTTACAAGGCATCTGCCGAGTTCATCAAATTCCACAAAATGGAAAATGCTGCGCTGAATTCCTATGTCGTCACAATGGATGCTCTTGCTCGCAAAAGTATTATCCAAAAAGAAGACAAGCAGTTCTACTTGCTGCACGATGATACGGCAATGGGTAAGACAAAAGAAGAAGTTCTTGCTTTTGTTGAAAACCCTGCAAATGGATCGATCGCAAAAAGGTTGCTGGAAATGTACCAGGAGCGGTGGAACAGGTAAGATTTTCGTAGATGAGTGGGGAGGAAGGGGAAACCCTTCCGAACCAAGAATAACATGTTGAATGGAACAGTCATATTGAAGATCAAAGAAAGGCTGAATAAGCTTGACAGTCTCGATATGGACAATCTTGAAACATGGCAAATTGTTGAAGCTGTCAACAAGGGTCAGATCGAATGGGTGAGAAGGCAACTTACTCCGCTAAACCCACAAAGACAGGGAGACGAACAATCTCGTCGTAGAGTGGATGATCTTCAGGTATTACTGGAAACCGTGTCTCTACCGTTCATTGACAGAGAAACATTTTATGAATCTGCGTTGCCGGTTGATTATCTTGCTTTCAAAAGGATCGACATGGCTGCAACATCAGAGTGTTGTGCTAAACCACAACCTTTCAAAGTATGGCTTGCAGAAGAATTGAACGTTTCTCAACTGCTCAGGGATTCTGAAAGAAAACCTAGTTGGGATTGGACCGAAACTTTTGTAACTCTTGCGGGAAACAAAGCAAAGGTTTTCAAAGATGACTTTACAGCAACTTCCATCGATCTTACCTATTACAGGGTACCAAGGAAAATGCAAGTTGTCGGAAGTGCAGACCCTTATACCCTTGCAACTTCTACAGTTGAATCTACCCTTGAATTCAAGGAGGACATCATGGAGTTGATTATTTCAGAAGCTTGCGCGATTATCGCCGGAGATATTGAAAACATGCCGCAAAGTCAGCGTAATGAAAAAGACGCGGATCGCGGTAATTAAAAAATAAAGTACAAAGACAATAAGTATTACCATTATGGGATCAGATAGTATCACAGCTCTCCAGACGATCCACCTCGGAAACAAGGTGAATCCAGCGTTCGGTCAACCTGGACACAACGCGAATCAATCCGTCAATAGCGGGTTCATCTCCGGCGGTACCTATGGTACGCAAGATTTGATTGGAGCAACTCTCGGAAAAGGATCTTTTGGGTTTTTTGACCCAAAAACCTGGGAGGTCGTCACGACAGCTCCGAGCAATTGTTGCCCCTTGGTTTTGGCAAGTGCATCGATTATTTCGAAAGACAAAATCGGAAAGTTCCATGGTGGCTACCAAGAGTCTTTCAAAAGCAAAGTGATCGATCCTAAGCGCGTATCGCGTTTTTACAGGGTTGATCCTTGTACTGCAAATCCAAGCATTGTGCATGTAGGCTCTACTGCATACACTGCTGGAGGTGCTGTATTGACAACGAGCATTGCTTCTCCAGGAACGTACACTACTCCCGGTACTTACACCGGTATTGTACCGACAGGTGGAAACGGGACAGGTTTGATTGTTACGATTGTCGTCAACGGCTCTTTTGACATTTCTTCGGTCACCATTACCAACCCCGGTACTGGTTATGTAGGAGCAGAAGTTTTGACGATTCCGATCGGTTCTGGTCCTGGACAGATCCCGGGAACTCTTGCCGGCACAATCACAACTGATTCTGTTCGTGCATCGACAAGCGGTTGTTGCAAAGAATTCCTTTGCAACCAATCCTATACGTTGCGCGTGGATGTGCAAGGTAGCCCGATGATGCGCTATGTCGGTCGTAACGGTTACTTCCATCCAGCTACTTGGACCGGATGTTGCCCTGTGGATGATCCGGTTGCTCCTGTCGATTCTACCTTGGTCTTTATCGGATGGGCGAACAGCCTTCTTGGTTCGGTGGTTGTTTCTCCTTTCCTTGATATTGTCGTGTATGACGAAAGTGGTTTGCCTTGGTACGCCCCTGGTACAAACGGTGGTGTTGACGAATGGGACACTTACGTTTCTCCAGGTCACGTTGATGGTGCCTGTGCAGGTATGACACTCACTGGTGCTTACACCGACACAACTTTTTCCAACTGTACTTTCTACACTTCGGATTACTATGAGCGGTATCCGGTGGAAGTCAAGGCACAGGAGATGGACTTTGTGGGTGACAACTGTACTTTCGAAGGATTGTGCATCGTCAAAGAATGTGCTCCTCGCATGGCTACCGGTTTTGGTGAAACTGTTTTGCGCGATATCATCGTCACAGAGTCTTACAAGACCAACAGGTTCTACCAGGGAGATGATCTTCGTATCCGCGAAATCACCCTCGGCAATGACATTCGCGATGTGGTGAATCGTTCATCAACGTACTACCGCTATTACATCGAGTACACTGTTGCGGCAAGTGGTAACCCTACTTCCGTATCAGAAAATACGATGTACAGCGTATGCATCATCACTGACAACGAGGAGCCTCTGTTGGAGACTTTCTTGAATGACTGGTTGGAAACCTGCTCGAACTGTCCTGCTCTTGAGGAAGTCACTTGCGGAGCTTCTTGCCCTGCGTAATTCAACCTTGAAATAAAATCCCACTGAAAGGGGAGGGGTCTTGCCTCTCCCCTTTTTTCAAGATTATGAAACATCTCCTCTCACTTGAAATTCCTGATACACTTGACACTTGCGCCATGATGGTGCGAGACATGTCAGTCTATTCTGATATTTTACCCTATGAATGTGCAACTCTTCAGATTACAGCACCAGGTTGGGTGAATGCTTCCAAGTGGGAGGGATTGAACAAGAATTTTTCGCTGGTAGTAACTGCATGCAGCATGGGCTCACAAACAACCGGCTGTGATACACCGATGAGTCTGGTAGATGGAGTCTATGTTGTAAAATGGAGTGTGTCACCCAACGATGTGGTGTATGTTGAATACAATTACCTGCGGATTACAAATGCATTACGATCCATCCGATCGATTCTTTGCTGTCTGGATTTGCGTACTTGCCTTCCTGAACCAAAAATCCTGTCGGTATTGAGAGAGTTGTCAGAATGGGAAATGATGTTGAAAGCAGCAAAAGCAAATGTAGAAGTATGTCACAAGCCGGCTAAAGGTATGGAAATGTATACTTTTGCATTGAAAAACATCCGCAGAATTGCGCAAATTTGTGGGTGTAACGATGTTTGTAATTAATCTACGATAAGAATATGGCTAGTAAATGTCCAAATTGCAAAGCTTGTATAACCTGTTCAGGGGCAAAAATCAGAACAGCTTCCAACGGAGCAACTGTATGTTCATTTTGTCTTCCTGTTTATGAAGCTCAATTGAACACAGGAACCTCTGTTCCGAATTCAAACGGATATTCTCCTTTGCAGGGTAATGCCAGGGCTCCGATTGTAAATCGAGTACAGAAAAACTAAATTGAAAACATACGCTCTCACAGCTGACAGTTTGTTTGTGTCTTCCGATAACGGAGCGACATGGACAGACATGACAAGTTCAATTCCTGCCGGTATTGTCATCAACAACCTTGCAGTATCAGACAGCAATACTGACGTAGCAATTGGACTATGTAAAGCAAATACAGTCATCTATACACTGGATGCTGGTGTAACGTGGAGCTATGTCACCACTGGAACATTTGTAACACTGTCTCTCACGGAAGAGTGGACAGTGGGGCAGATTATTTCGTTTGATGGTTATATCGAAGCAATCCTTTCAACCGCTTCCGGCATCATTGCCCGGTATTCATCGGGAAACCTGGATATTATCGGGAACGTCAGAAATCCGGTGTATTCTCTTTATTTTGATGGAACGTCAGGTATTGCAGGAACAGACGGAAAGATTTTTGCAAGTATAGATTCTGGATCAACTTGGGCTGCTCTCAATGGAGGAGAAGTACTTTACGGAGAAGAAGGTTATCCCGGTAAAATCTTTGGGCTTTATCTGAACAAAGCTAACGGTTGGATTGTAGCGGCAGGAGAAAACGGTACCTGGAGATCAGGAGATTTTGGGGTAACGTTTATCAAAACCTTTTCGCTGCAGTCTACCGATCTGGCTTTTGACAAGCGTCGTCCCATGGATATGTGGGTGTCCGGAAGCAGAGGAACCCTTGCGCGAAGTAGTAACAACGGGGCAAGTTGGGATATCGTGCGAGGCAACTCCATGATGGAAGGAGCATTACCGATAACTGCTATTTCTACAACTAACGGATCAACTGTACTTTTTTCCGAAGGGCTTTTGTTGTCCCAGTGGTTTGAAGGAACAGAACGAGCATTGTTGAATGGCAACATTGTTTCCCACATTATAGCTGCACCGGATCCCGGTGTCGTGAACTGTTTTACTTTAACTGATTGTGACGGAATCCAAGCTCCGTTTTATACAGATGAAGATCTTTCTGCTTATGTGGGAGCTGTTGTTTCTTTCCAAGAAGTTACGGGTCCGGGTCCAACATTAGTAGATCATCCCGGTTGTTGGCAAGTAACTCCTTCTTTTTTCAATTGCATAGGAAGCATAGGATACATTCCTGATGTAATCATTACAAATTCTCTCAGATCTTGTTCTGATTGTAAGTCAAAGGTGTGTTACCTTTTGACCAATTGTGAAAACCAAATTCAAAATGTTGTAACCAACGCTCTTCTTGCACTTTTTGTCGGTAAAATCATCAAGATATGCAAGGTCGAAGAAGGAGTTGTAAACTGTCAGTGTTGGTCTGTAGAAATTGCTGAAACGGGTTGTTCTTTTGCACATGACATAGAATTCAACGGTGTAGATCTTTACTATGATACAATACCGAAGGAAGACTGTGATTGTTGTTTGGATACGCCGGCTCCTGATCCGATCGTTCCTCCTTATCAACAAGTAAGATACACACTAGCTAAAGACTTTTCCCAGTCTACGATGACAAGCTGTGAAGTCACAGCTGCTACATCTTACGCAAATCTTATGGAGCGTACAATGATGTGGAAGAGATTGGGAATAATGAGTGTCAAACCTCCTTTGATTCAAATGGCTGTATCTGAAATAAGATTCAGGCTTGCAGAGTTTGGGCGGTTTCCTACATCAGGTGAATGTAATGATGAAACCCCTTGTGGGTGTTGCTAAAAATACTAAATTTGAGATCAGATGGTACCGGTGAACAAAAGCGTCCAAGTGGGTTGTACCCCGACATCTTCGAACTGTGTCATCTGGCAGGGACCGGACATCCCTTGTATCAATCTTTGTAAAGGAGATGCTATTTCCGATGTTGTATTTAAGCTTGCAACACAGCTTTGCAATTTGTTGGAAATGTTCAATCTTTCAAATTACGACTTGTCTTGCCTTGCTGCGGAATGTCCGAAACCATCTGACTTTAGCAGTTTGATCCAATTGATCATTACCAAACTTTGTGCAATCAACAATGTTGTTGTAACCGGTCCGATAGGAGATCCCAATAATCTTCCCTTGCCCGATCCAGATCCACAAGCTAGACCGGGTGTTGGAGTAGATTGTCCTACCTGTGAAGTATCGATCGCAGCATGCTTTCAATATGAAAGTAATGGTGTAATGGTTACTACCATGGATATTTCAGAATATGCATTGGTGATCGGAAGAAAGGTTTGCGAGTTAGTGCAAAAAGCTTCTTCAATGAATTCTGCACTTGAGTCTCATGAAAAGAGAATCAAGCAGTTGGAAACTACATCTCCTTCTACACCCCAATTGCCCCTTGTCAATTCTCAGTGTCTTGTTCCCGGACAAGTCTCAATTGCAGACCTGGTAGAAAAAACTGAGATTCAGCTGTGTAACATTGTAAAAGCGTTGGGTAACGAAAACGAGATTTTCAAAGCCATCAACAAACAATGTGTAGGAATCGATGCCGAGCAAGCTCTTGCTACAAATGCAAATATGGGTAGTCTTGCAGGATGGACTACTCAAAATGTTTTCAGCAATGCATCTCATGCAATAGGAAATATTTACATCATGCTTTGTGATTTGAGGGCAGCTGTAAAAAATATCAAAGAAACTTGCTGTGTCGGAGGTTGTGCATCTGTTTCGGTAACCATGACGGCTTCACTTGATGCCATCGCGCAAAACCTTAGTCTTTACTTGGTTGGGTCCATTCCGACTTCTTTCTCGGATTGCGGTAGTGGATCACTGTTGCGGGTTACGGATGGTTACGGTCACATCTATCAAACGTTTGTACCTCTCAAAGCAAACATCAACGGTATTGTTGTAATATCCCTTGCCGGCAAAGGTCTCAATCTGTCAACAGATTTGGTTCTTGATCTTAAAAGCTGTTTGTTCGATCAAGTGACGCAATCACAATGTTCTGATTCACATGGCTATACCATTAGGAATACAGCTCTTTGCCCATCCTTGTTGAGCATTCCTTCTACTACCAACATTTTGTGGTCATTCACAAATACAGTCGCAAATGCTTCTTACACTGTACAGCTTCTCAGCTCTTACGGTGTACCGATTACGTCAATCACGCAATCGAATATGCCGGTTGGTCCAGTATCAGGCGGTTTCTATTCACCTGATGTTACCTCTGGTACTTCCTACATCATTCAAGTGTCCATGACCATCAATGGTGTAACTACTACTTGTCCTCAGAATATGGTAACTACCATTACGACTCCTTGTATTGCACCAAGTTCGGTATCAGCCGACGGAACCCTGTAAACTATGAGCTGCAAAAACAACGATTGTGGATGTGAAGATCAGCCGGTTACAACGGTTGACAACCTTTGTAACAATATAGGATGTGCTGCTTCACCAGCATGCGAAGAGTATGTAAGTTCCCAGTGTACGATTCAAACCTTCGGGATTGACGAAATCGGACTTGCTGAAAATGCTACGTTTGCAGAAATGATGCAGCGGGTGATTCTGCTTACCACAGACCCAACGTGTTTGTCCGGTGGAACATGCGGAGCTACCCCTTATCTTTTCATGACTTCCAAAACGGCAACCAGCGTATCGATCGGCTGGAAAGCAGTTGCCTCGGCTACATCTTATCAAGTAGAATATAAAGAAGAATCAGCCGGTTCTTTTACACTGTTGCCTTCTCAGTCTACATTGTCGGCAACAATTTCTACGCTTACTTCAGGAAGTACCTATCACTTCAAAGTCAATACTACCTGTAGCGTAGGATCTTGCTATAGTGTCACAATCATCGTTACAACCTTATGAGTACAATTTCAATTACATACACTCCGTTGGTCGATGTAGACCATCGTATTTGTTTCCGCAAGGTTGGAGATACCGATTACTGTTGCATGATAGATGGTACTGCGAATGTACTGGCAACACCAAAAGTGTTTACATTTACCATCGGGGCAACTCCTTGTGCAAGTGTTCCGGTACCTGATACCGAATCTTGTTCCAACGAAGAATACGAAGGTTACATTCAACCGGCATGTTATACCGAAGATGACCCTACAGGTCGGGTTGCCTGGTCGTTTCCTTTTGTCATTACTCCTTTGTGTCGTGCATGGGAAATCGAATGTCTTAACGGAGGAGTAACTGAATTTACTATTACAGATCCGGGTTTTGGATACGATGTTTCGCTCAGTCCTATTGCCGGCGTAATCATTACCGGTACAGGAACTCTTGCTGCAGCATCACTTGTTATCGGTACCGGTTCAGTAAAGAATATTGCAATCACAACAGGGGGAACGGGATATACTCCCGGAACTTATCTCGGTGTAGACATTCTTGAAGCTGCCGTTGCGATCGGTGGAAAAGCAACAATTGTTGTTGATGGTGACGGAACTATTGTTGTTGTTACCGTAACAACTCCTTCAACAGGATACACCGATGCAGGAGCGACGCTTGATTTGTCAGGTCTTGGAGCAGGATCGTTGTTCACCTATGTCATCGATACAGATGATCAAGAAGTCAAATCAATTACAGTAACCGCAGCAGGTTCAGGTTACGAGGCATACCCTACTGCAACTTTACCTGCCCCTACTCTCGGGTCACCTGTACAGGCAACTGCAAATATTACCGGTCTGGAAAATTGCCCTACTTTCAGCAACAATGATTGTATGGGTACGCTGGATACAATCGACCAGATGCCTATTACGACAACCGTGACAATTTGCCAGGTGACAACACCTACACCGGGAACTGAATTCAATGTAACCGAAATCGGTGCTTGTTGTGGTTGTAATACCTATCAGTTGATAACCGGAGCTGATCCTGGAGATGGATCGCTACCTGCAACAGTTTGGTATACTGACTGCAGTCGCAACCTTGTTGAACTCCCGATGGGATGGGATCTTGATACTACGGTTTGTGCAATTACTGATTCAGTATTCATTTACAATCCGGATAACGTATTCGCAACTTCGACATCAATAGCTGTCTGCTCATGAAAAATCTAGTTTGCATATTGTTTTTTATTCCTTTTCTGTGTGCCGCACAATGTCCGCAGGATACCGTATCAATCGACAATCCTGCCGGCAACTTTTTGTGGTCTACCGGAGAAGCGTATACCAGTCTTTGTCCTATGCCGTGTGATAACGCAAACAGGTACAATTGCTGGACCCTCCCCTATGCAGGCGCAATAGGTTTTGAAGGATTGATGCAATTTGGATGTTCTGATTCCTCATCTGCTATGATCGGATGTCAGTTGGTAGCAGACTGTCATCTTTTGCTGTGGGACACCTGTGCATTGCTTTCTGTACCGCTGATGGGTATATTCAACATGTACGGAGAAGTGCCGGTAGAAACCCAGGTATGCATGTATTGGGATTCAAACCAGGTGGACAGTGTGATGTTTTACTGTAAACCCACTGGTTTGCAGCATACGGTGTACGATACTTTTATCATGGATCTTGATACTTGCGGACAAACAGTAAGTGTTAATCAAGAAGAAGAAGCTATCAAAAGGTATCAACCTTTAACAGAAATTCTCATGGGGACCAATCCAAAAAAAATACCCTTTGAAGAATTGCTCAAAAATGTTGTATACGTTGAAACAAACACAAGGAAAAAGATATTGATACGATGAGCGAAGCGCGTAAACTGTTACCGAATAAAGGTCCGCGCCATCGTCGAGAGCGTGTCAATACCACGTCCCGCACTTTTTATGAAAGGTATTGCCTTTCTGCAAGCAATCCGCTTTCGTTTGCAGATTGGAAAGAAGTCATAGAAAAGTTCAACGAAAAGGTAATGAGAGAGATCATCGACAATCGGAACGGAGTAAGTCTGCCTCATTGGTTGGGAACTCTGATGATTGCTTCGGTCGAACCTTCCCGGAAACCTTGGAGAGCAGCTGTAAATTTTAACGCCGATAAGGAAAAAGAGGTACAGCTTGCCAATCTCGGAACCGGCGGATTCCAATGTAAGATACTGTACACCACCTATGATTTGAAATATCTGCGGGAAGAACGTCAGTTGTGGGCGTTTAAAGGGTGTCGTAAATTTACTCGAACACTGTCAAAAAGATATCGCACAGATTGGGAAAAATACGTTTATCTTTCCCGGACAGGAAAAATAAGTGATGAATTTCTTGCATATAGCCGAGAAAAGCGAGCATCTTACATCGACAAAGAAAAATACGATCCTCTGCAAGTATGAAAGTTGGCGAAGCAATATCTCAAATGCGAACAGTCCTCAAGCTTATGGAGGATTCGTTTGTTACAGACAGGACCATTTGGAGCCTGTTGATGCTTTACGCCAAAACCGTTATGAAACGTAAAGACAAACTCGGTCCTACCTGGAAGATGGAGCTTTACTTCAAACCTACCGAATGTCTTGAGATGGAAGAAGTGGACAAATCCGAATGCATGGGATTGGTCAAACTGAAAAGAAGTGTCCGTACAATTCCAAAACCGATGGAAGGTCCAGCTGGTCCACTCATCAAAGCTGTGTCATCCATAGACAACAGCATTGAAATGACTCGCACCAACCCTACGAGTTACGCTTCAATGACTCGCAGCTCTTCTTTCAAATACAACAAGACAAAATACTACTGGTACGAAAACGGTAGAATCTGGTCACCTAACGTAGAATGGGAACAGATTACCGTATACGGTATTTTCGAAGAGGATCCTAACCGTGACGACTGTACCAGAATGCAAGATTCAGATGTACCCTTTCCTGACTTTATCATGGGTGAAGTGGAACGTTTGGTAAAAGCCGATTTCATGATCGCTGCTCAGATTCCTGTAGACCAGGCAATCACAGATAAAATGAATGTATTGAGACAATAAGATGAATGCGAACTACACCCTCCGCTATCGAACGTTCGAGTCTGTCCTTGACGACATCAGGATCGACATGCCCAACTTTGCAGCGGAAGGAAAGATAGACGCAGCACAACTTATCAAAGTCGCAAGACTGACAAATTACAAAATGGGTCTGCGGATCCTTCAGTCAAAAGAACAAGCAATCGAAGTACGGAATTACCGGGCTCGTCTTCCCGAAGACTTTTTTGTTTTGAACTATGCTTTTCTGTGCGGAAAGTATACTGTCATTACCATGCCGGCACAAGGCAACATTATCGAAACAGTACTTCCTCCTTACCGGCAAATTCCAGAATTGCTGGACTGCGGTATGGTAGAACCTGTGTGCGAACCGACACCGGTTGTAACCGGCACATGTCTTACAAAGTGTGGGACCGAATACAAGTTGATCCAGCATCTCAACTGGCAGAGCAGAGAGTACAAAGACTTTGCCCGGGTGCGTTTCATCAATTCCAAAGACATAGATTGTGATTGTCCCAACGTCAAAATGCGATGGAACACTCCCTATACAGCGTCAATCAAAGACGGGTTTGTTGATACATCCTTTGAATCCGGTACACTTTACATCAACTACCAAGGATCGATGGTAGATGCCGAAGGAAATCTTCTGGTACCGGATCATGAGATTTTGAATGAGTATACCGAATATGCTCTCAAACAAAGAATTGTTGAAAATGCAATTCTGAATGGAGAGCAGGTTGATCAAGCAATTGTACAACTTATCGAAGCCCGTCTTGTACCGGCGCGTCGTGCAGCACGCAGTCTTGTAACGATGCCGAACTTTTCGGAGATGGCAAAATTGTGGGCTATGAATCGTAGAGCCCAGTATGCACGATTCTACGATATGTTCAAGTCTCGTACTACCTGGTTGGATACAATGCCCATTGACAATGCGCTCTAATGGAAAAACCAAATACATACAACAAAGGACTCATAAAGGATCAGTCCGATCTTTATCCTGCCGAAGGTAGCTGGTGGCACATGCGCAATGGGGTTGACAACTCCACTGACGGTGATATTGGTGTGGTAGGAAATGAGCCGGCAAATAAGTTTTGTGTCCAACTTCCGTATATTTCAATAGGATTTTTGCACGCAGAGTCAGGTAAGTGGGTTGTGTTTTCAACTGACAATACTGATTCCGAGATTGGAATTTTCGACGAAACTCTTTGCACCTATACTAAATTGGTAAACGACAGGTGTCTTAATTTCAGCACCTATCATCTCATAACAGGTCAGGTAAAAGTAAATTTTGATTGCACCTGGCAAGTGTACTGGACAGACGGACTGAATCCCGATCGTACAATGAACACTAGCCGGATTCCTTGGATATGCGTTGACACAGTAGTCAATCCAAATGATCCGAACACTCAATGCGTCGAGTGTGTCAACGTACTTCCTCTTCAATTGGATTGTGAAAAAATCCGTCTTGCTCCTTTGATTTCTACACCTTGCTTGAATTTGCGCAAGGGAGACGGAGGAGGTTCTGTAAAGAATGGTTCTTACATGGCACTGGTGGCATACACTGTCAACGGTCAAAGGGTGACAGATTACTTTTCACCATCCAATGTGCAGAGTTTGTTCGTTCACAACAATACCGGAGGATCACTTTTGGTAGAATTTTCCAATCTTGACACTGACCATTTTGAAGAATTCGAACTCGTTCTCGTAAGGGTAAATGACAATCAGACATCAGCTCGCAAAATAGGTTTGTATGATACGCATCAAACTCGGGTGGATATAGGAAACATCGCCGAGCAGCTTGCAGAGATACCCTTGAATCTCATACCATTGAGAACACCGGTATTCGAGCGCAGCGATATCATGCAAGAAACGGGAGGTTATTTGTTGCGGATTGGACCGCGTACCAGGTTTGATTTCAACTACCAGCCTCTTGCAAACAACATTCGTGCAAAGTGGGCGGAAGTGCGTTACCCTGCAACCTATTATGAAAACGGTGGTCACAACGTCGGATACATGCGCGACGAAGTATACTCGTTTTTCATTCGCTGGATTTATGACACAGGCGAAAAAACGAGTTCTTACCACATTCCTGGTAGACCTCCGACTGCATTCGATGTTCAACCCGTAGCCGGCAATGACGTGTTGGAAGGATTCGGTACACCCCGCTGGCAGGTTTACAATACAGGAGGTGCAATACCCAACATAGGAGGGGTGCTTCCAGATGGAGGTGTGATTGATAACATGGGTGTCATGGGCTACTGGGAATCAACCGAAAGATATCCTTCGGACAGACCCGACATCTGGAACGGATCAGCACACCCGTGGTCCAATCCCGTCATCAACTTCGACAACGACCTGTGCGGAAAGAAGATCCGGCACCACAAGATGCCAGACAATGTTACATCCAACCATGTGGGTCCGCTGTCCCGCAACATCCTCATCCTCGGGGTTTTCTTTGAAGGTATCCGCGTACCAGTGGATAATGACGGAGTACCAATCCCTGGTATCGTAGGATATGAAATCTTGCGTGGTTCAAGGGAAGGACAACGCAGTGTCATAGCAAAAGGGTTGATCAATAACATGCGTCAATACGACATCAACCTTGATCCTGCGCAACCCACCTTCAGTGAAGACGGACTGTATCAAAACTATCCGTACAATCCTCTCTACAAGGATCCATCCCTTACCCGGCAAGAAACCGACGGAGGTTATCAATCCGTGGGGATGCCTGGTAACGTAGAATTGTTTCGATACTCCCAGTCTCATTTTACTTTTCATTCACCTGAAACACAATTCTGGAAACCGACACTTGCAGCTCGGGAGCTAAAGCTTTTCGGGGAAATGTCAGGAGAAGTATTGGGTAATTTTGAAAAGTCCCCCGGGCATCCCAAACACAAGTTGTTGTCGGACATTGCTTTTTTTGTCGCAGCTCTCATAGGTTTCGGTAGTGCATCAATTGCAATCAAAGGAAAAAAGACATCTCATAGAAAAGATGTCAGCTTTGAATCTGAAGGTTACATTGCTCCTCTTATAGCAGGTTTAGATCCTGACTGGGCGATCTTTGCCGGTGCAGCTCCTTTATACAAAGGAGCAAAACTTGCAGCTGAACTTGGTAACACGACAATTCCCATTCCCAATCTCTTGGCATCTTTGTTAGCCGGTACAGATGCTTACGAACAGATTGTCAGCAAAGGGGTAGACATAGGAGCGTCTGCAATACCAGGTGTAAAATCAAATGAAGATCAACAATCTGTAGAAGCTACGGACTATGGTCAGCTTGGCAGCATAGCCAATGTTTTGAGCGGGTTTACTATTTTCTCAAGTTATTGGTCCATGGGAGCGGACTCTACTCTTCAGCTTATCAAAGCTGTGGTGCCGTTTAACCAATATGCAATGAGATATATTTCTCATGGTTTCAATAACAGGTTTGCACAAGGAGGAGCTTTAGCAGGAAATACCCGTCGTCGCATCAACGATGCAATCTACATTGACAATTCGATTGAAAATCTTGGAGCAACGCGCAAGGTCAATAATCTTTTCAGAGGAAATGCAGTTGCGATAGAAATCAACAGTACGTTTTCGGATCCTTCCGTTGAAGATACTACCCTTCAAACTATCGGTACGGCAAGTGGAACCATCCCTCAAATAAGGGTGAGCACCAACTATGGAGGGGGTTTCATTCCAAACGAAGGACTTCCATTCGGGTCTCAGAGACCTTCTTTTCAAAAACCGGAAATTCCGTTCAAGACAACTACGTGTTCTTACTATGCGGGAATCAAGGTTGCTTTACCCAATCAATACGGACAGCTTGATTCCATCCTTCAAATGCCAGCGGGCTGTATCACTAATGTTTCCCAACAAGAACTCACAACCGCTTTTACCAACAATCAACCTCTTGCACGTACCAAAGTCTACTTTGGCGGCGACACTTATATTACTCGATACACTGAAAAAAACACCTTCTTCTATTTCTCGGACTGGCTTTATCAGCAACCGAACGGATATGAATACGATTACCGGTTGAGGTACATGATTACGTATCCTCGGTTTTGGGCTGACTTTCAAGAATTTGAAGCTGCTGAATTTACGCAGGGAATCTTTGCGGTTCTTCAAGGTTCGGCGTGGACAGGTCTACCATCTAAAAAAGCAAGACTTGATGGCGACGTGTTTAACGGTACAGGACTTTTCAGCGCGATAACCAACGGAGTTTCTTTTCGGGTCAAGGACAGATACTTTTATCTGTTTCAATCTGCGGTAAGGGATTTCTTTGTAGAGTCTGAAATCAATACTGCTCAACGTGACTGGGGCGATCTTCCCCAAGAAAAGCATTATGACCCGTATGGATTCACTGATCTCAGGTCACTTTTTGATGTACCGATCATCAAGGATGTGAACTTCTACCGGTACGACCGATCCCTGAGTGTATCCAGGTTGTTCAACAATTTCTTTTCATGGGGAAACATACAGGAAAGAGACTACGATCCTCTCATAGCTCAGACTTGTTATACCTATTACCCGAAAAGAATCATCTACTCGCTTCCGAATCAGCTGGAGTCGCGCAAAGACTACTGGAAAGTGTGGCTTGCAAACAACTACCGCGACTTCATGAATTTTCCTGTTGCGGTCAAGCCAGTAAACAAAAGCGGTGCTCTTATCCTTTTCCGATCGGATTCTCCGGTAGAATTTCAAGGAGTCGATACTTTGAATACGGATTTGGGTACAAAAGTCACTATAGGAGACGGAGGTCTTTTTTCTCAACCGATGCAGTCGGTAATGAATGCAGACATTTCCTATGAATACGGATCATGTCAGGATATGCTTTCGGTAATCAACACTGCCGCTGGATTGTTTTGGGTCAGTCAAAACCAAGGAAAGATTTTTCAGATTGCCGGCGGAACAGATGAGATTTCGCGCAGAGGTATCAAATGGTGGTTGCAACGAAACCTTCCGTATCGGTTGACTGAAGACTTTCCGACGTTTTCACTTCAGGGTAATCCTGTTTCCGGTATCGGTATCCAGTGTGTCTACGACAATCAAGATGAGATACTTTATATCTGCAAAAAAGACTGGAAACTCAAACCGAACCTTACCGAGACTGTAGTTTGGTTGCAAGACGATCAATTCAGGATTAACAATCAATTCAACGTAGCTCTTGGAGACGGACGGTATTTTGACAATGCCTCCTGGACTTTGAGTTACAATACCAAGACTAAAAACTGGGTATCCCATCACGATTGGCATCCGACACTATTGGTTGCCTCCAAGAATAATTTCCTATCGGTTGCAAGATCTACTATTTGGAGACACGGCGTAAGAACAGATCTTTATTGCAATTACTATGGAGCGCAGTATCCATGGGAAGTAGCTGGTTATGTTTCTTCCGTACCAGCTGTAGAATCTGTGCGCAGCGTGGAATATCTATTGGAAACAAGATTGTATAATTCCAACAACGATTGGTTTTCGGTACCAGACGTAGCGTTTGACGAAGCTATCCTGTTCAACAATGAACAGTGTTCCGGGATGCTTCAAATGTTACCAACACCGAAAAACAATGTGGCAGCAAGACTGCAGTATCCTATCATTCTCCTGAACGGCATCAGGATTCTTTTTGACATTGAAGAAAACAAGACCCGGTTCAATCAATTTTGGGATGTAGTCAATGACAGAGGAGAGTTTTCGGGAGCTCAGATTCCGATCTTCATTACTGATTTGAATGGATACTCGTTCTCGATCAATCCGGCTGCAGTCAATTACCAGAAGCCTCAATTCCAACGTAAAAAGCTACGCAGCAACATACTCCGTCTCTTCCTGCGAAAAAGAAATTCGGGGAAGATCAAGATGTTGCTTAAATTGACAACGGTGAAATCACTTGAGTCAAAACGATGATCTCTCGCACAGGATACCGCAGGGACTCTCCTCATAGGAATCGTCCTTTCAATCTGATACCTTCAGACCGAATCAGTATGTCTGAGGTAGACTATCCTGTTATGGGGTCTGACGGTATTGAAACAAAACTCATGTTTCCCGGTGAGGAACATCAGTTTACAAATCCTATGGTTGCGGAAGTTCCGGTCAAAGGTCTTTTTGCTTTGATGTCACAAGACATGGCTGCAAACGGAACACTTCCAGGAGGAGGTAAACCCAAAGCTTTACTGGATGACGGTACACCTGTACAACAGCACAAAGAAGCTACAGCCCAAGAAAAGCTTGATACATTTCTTGCAGCTCATCCGGAAGCCAGAGGAACCGAATGGGAAGCAAAAGGAAGAAAAATAGTAGCAGAACAAAAAGCCAAGCGAATGGTGAGTCCTGCAAAAGGAACACCTTTGATTTTTCAAGATGGAGGATCGTTGGATGAACATCAAGCCTTTCTAAAAAACTGGTATGAAAACAGACAGATTCCGGATGACTACATTCAGGAAGCTTATGAGCTTGATAAACCCGCTTATCTTGAAAAAGCAAAAAGCTTTGCTCCTTATGTAAACGTTGTTAAAATAACCGATGATCCGAACATAACAGGTCGTTATGAAGAAAAAAACAAAAGAGTTCTTCTTACACCTCGTTCTGAAAACTATGTAAAAACGCATGAGCAAAATCATTATCTGAATAGTGATGGTTCAGGTGAATACATGCGCACTATACACAACGACATTGTAAACAATGAGGTGAAATCTCAGAGTGAAATGTCCAATCAAGAATACAAGGATCACTACAATCAAATTGCGGATCCTGACGAAGTTCATTCCCGGATCATGGTACTTCGCAAACAAGCCGGTATTAAACCCGATCAGGTTGTAGACGAGAAATTTTTGGACAACTTTTTCAAACAATACGACGGTAAAAATACCAACATCAACGATCTAATTGAAATAAGCAAAAGCAAAGGTGCACTACTCAACATGTTGAATTACATGGCGAGCAATGAAAAATCCTTTTCACAAAATACAGCCCGTAAAGGAGGAGAGATGAATAAGAATGCATTCCTGAATACCCTTGCTCGCATTGCAGCGAAAAAAGCAAAAGTTTCGATGGATTCATATCCTACTGAAAAAGGTGAGGATGTACTTGAGTATCTTCAGCAAGGAGGTGAACCGGAAGGAGCAAGTAGCAAACCTCTTTCGTTCGGAGAAGCTTTCAGTAGAGCTCGTCGTGAGTTGGGACCGGATGCAACATTCGAGTTCAACGGTAAACGTTACACCACAGCAATGGCTGGTGACAAACCTTCTGCACAAAAAGCAGATTCTTCGAAACAAACACCGGTAAAAAACAATACGTCTAAACCGGTTGCAGATACTTCAAAAAAAGAATTGGCGAAGATTCCGCGGTCAGGTGTTGTTATTGACAAAAGAACCAACACGGGGTATTACTACAATGAAAACGGAAAGTCCGGATCGTTTCCTGTATTGACCGGCTATAACCAAGACAGCAACGACGGAAGCAAGTCCGAAGCGGAAAAAGATCGAAATCCAAATGCAAGAGTAACACCTCGTGGCGGATACATCATGAACACTCCGGACATCAATAATCCGGATATGAATGTTTTGATGGACGACGGTACACCTTACGCAGAGTATTTGCAAAAACACTACAAAGGTCAAATGAGAGGTTTGACTCCAATTGAAATGGAGGGTATGTCCAAAGCTGAAATTGAAAATGTAGCTTTGCACAGGTTGTATTCCAACAATACTGACAATCCTCTTGATTCCGAATACCTCCGTCGTCTTGCGGCTCTCAAAGGATCCGATGTCAAAAAGAAATGTACATCCTGGGGATGTGTAAATTTAGCAGACGAAGACTATACCCGGATCAATGAAGCTCTTCCTGATTCTGATACACTGGTTGTACTTGACAGCAAGTTAGCCGGCGATCGCAGATTGTTGGATCAAGTGAAACAAAAAGTCACTAAAACCCAACCCAAATACACAAACTCATTTGCTCAAAACGTTGTGTCTTCTTCGCTGCGTAGCAACAACGAAGTACCTTACTTTATGAGCAACCGGAACAGTTTTCAAACCGGGGGACAAGTTCCGCAAGAGATTATTGACATGTACCTCTCGCAACAAAGCCAGGATCATTGGGGTCAAGCAACTACGGGTTTTCAAAGTGCAATCGACAATCTTCTTGGATCAGCGTACCAAACCCAACGGGACAAAGTAAGAGTTGAAGATTTTGATCCCCGGATCCAAACTGCACAAAACGGAGCTGAAGTACCGGCATACATCAAGCGCAACCGTATGCGAGGATTTGTTCCCAATCTTCAGAAACCGATCGATCTCCATTACGAAGGACCGGTTGAAGGTCTTTATCATCCCGGTGTAATTGCTCCGATTGATTGGAATCAGTCTCACATTGCAAACTATACAGCAAACTACAGAAACAACATTTTTGGAAAAAAAACAGGTAGACTGAAGAGCGAACACTATGAATTCTATACACCCTATGGTCGGGGTACAAGTACACCACAGGTAAATATACCAAGTACTCAAAGACCAAACGCACCTGTTCCGTCTATGGAAATTGACGAATCTCCTTATCGGGCTCGTCCTCATGTGAATCTTGACTATACAATTCCCTATGAGGATGATGGAGCAATACCTTTTATGGGAAACATAGGAGGTGGTCAGGAACTTCCTTATCAAGAAGATGCGCCGGCAGTTCACAGTAGCACTTCTCCCGGTAGTGAAATGAGTCTAGCTGAAGCTCGCAGAACACTGAAGAAATACGATTATCTTTTGGATTCACCCGAATCGAAAAATGATCCTAAAGCAGCTAGTGTACGAAAAGCAAAAAAGATTGTCTCCAAATATGATTATCTTCGTAGACCGTTGGTTTCAAAGGATAGTAAAACCCAGACGAATATGCGTCCCGGAATGTCAATCGATGAGACAGAACAGATGTTGATCCGTAGGGAAAATGAATACCGTCAACTGTCGAAAAAGTTCAAGGAAGGCGGTTCAGTTGAAGATCGTTTGAAAATCGCAAACGAGTTTTACAAGAAGGGAGGCGAAAAATGTTAAAGTCAAAACAATATCTTCACGGAAGTGAAAAGGCTCCAAAAGCAAGAAAGCTCCTGAAACCGGTGCCGAAATCCCGCGCCAACATGGAAGCGGAAAAAGGAGAGTCTGTTTTGCTCGAAGACAAACTCGGTAACCCTGCACACTATACTGTTGGTGGTAAACGTCACACAGAAGGAGGCACTCCGCTGAATCTTCCAGAAGAGGCTTTCATTTTTTCCGATACAAAAGATATGCGTATCAAGGATAAGAAACTCCTTGAGGAATTCGGCATAACCGGTACAAAACCTCGCACGCCGGCGCACATTGCAAAACGTTACGACATTAACAAGTTCCGTGAAGTATTTGCAAATCCGATTGCAGATAAGTTGCAAAAAGAAACCGCAGCAAGAATGATCGGAAACTACGAGGAAAAACTTGCAAAGCTCGCATTGGTCCAAGAAGCAACGAAAGGGTTTCCACAAGGAATCCCCAAAGTTGCTCAAGAGTATGTAGGTGAAATGAATGAAGGTTCGCCCATGGATCAGAATGGAGATGAGCAAGGAGAATATGGAATGGGCGGACAATTCTGGTTTGAGCCAGGTGGAGAAATGGACAATACTCCTTTGACAGGAGACAATGAATTTGTCGGCGGCATCAATCAAACCCAACAGTGGATACCAAAAGAGAATCAGTCGATCAAAGCTCCCTGTACCCAAGAGCAGATGATGGACCCTACTTCTCCTTGTTACAATCCTGGTGGTATGACCAAAACCACAGTGGATTCAAAATACGGTACGGCGTATGGTGGACCGCAAACGGCAGGTGCAATTCTTGCCGGCATGGATTTGATTACAGGCGCAATTGAAACTGGAAACCAACGAAACCAGCTCCCCCAACTTCGCCGGATGCTTTCGTCCACCAATCAATATGCAACAAAAACGCGTAGCGATCGGGGTAACTACGATGTGAACAGCGGTAACTTCAAAGAGTATCTTTACGGATATCAACCAAACATCAATCGCAAGGGTGGTGAAATCTATGCAGAAGGAGGTGAAATTGAACACATGTATGCTCAGGACGGAGGACAAGTAACACTTGAACGCAAACCCGATCAAACCGAAGAGCAGTTTACCACTTACTGGAAAGAGTACGCCAAAGCTCACCCTACTGAAAAGATCACTGTGAAGAACGGTGAGGTAGTGAAGATGGTTGCTCCCAAGAAATTAGAAGCTCTTACCGATGCTGAAAGGTACGCCGGTGAAAAGATTGCCCAGAATCTTCAAGACTCATACGGATACGTAAATAGGATTCTTTCGGATCCAGAGCTGCAAGCATCCTGGTACGAAGAATGGAAAAAGAACATCAATGCTTCCACTGTACCGCAAGTTGTCGCACAACGGGACAAGATCCTCAAGAAATATGATTCGCCGGCAAAGGTGAAAGATCTCTTCATGAAAGCTCAAGAACAGGTGTATGCTGTACGGAGTACACCTGAAGTGTTTGACAAACTCGGTACCACAGAAGGGACTACTTGGGATCGTGGTTACGGTCGTAACAAAAAGTATCAAGAGACAATGGGTATGCTTGGATTAGATGCTTTACCTGAAGAGGACATTGCAGCATTTCAAGCAGGATACTATGGTCTTGTCGATCTTCAAGAAAAAGGAGATCCAAAAGTAGCGCGGTTAAATATCCGTGCACGAGGTAAAGACGATGATGCCGGTAGACGGGGAAACAAACCTATTTCCCGGGTCGATGCTGTTATGGGCAACACTTCGATCGGTCAAATGGTAACACCAGGAGATGCTGAGTTTGAACTTGCAGACATACCCGCTGTACCTGCGCCGGAAGTACCCGTACAAGAAGAACTGAAAGCTCCTGAATTGGAAGCACCAGTTGTGGATGATACCGATGAAGGTTTCTTTCTTCAGGATGTTGTCGGACTCGGTGCGAACCTCATGGACTATTCCGGTATCCGCAAAAGATTACCATGGCGCAACCGGGTCCAACCTTATCTTCCACAACCGGTACCGTATTCTCCTCAGTCGGAGATTGCAGCCAACCTTGCTGGCGGATCTGAGATTATCTCGGGTCTGTCTGCTTACGCTGGTCCACAATCATTGAGCGCAAGATCATCTGCGGTACAGGGTCAGCTCGCACAGCAAAATGCTCAGGTGCTCGGAAAGTACAGTAACCTGAACGTAGGTGTCTTCAATCAGTTCGAAGGTCAGAAAGCTGATATCCTGAACAACGCTGCATTCTACAATGCGGACAGCATGATGAAAGCATACGATGATACAGTGCTTTCCAATGAGCGATACGATCAGGATAAGCGTACAGCTCGTGGAGCAGTGATGTCCAGAATCTCAAGGATGTACGGAAACCGTGCTGATGCTCATAACTTGAACATGGTCAATCCTCACTTCCAAATTGATCCTACTCGTGCCGGTAGCATGTATTTCAAAAAGGGGTCAAACCTTGAAAGCTTGACCCCTACTCCATCTAATCCGATCGAACTTTATGACAGGTATCGGACGGATCCCCAATACAGTCACATCCCCGATGATGTGTTGTTGAAATTGATCAGTGGGAAATAAGACCCATCTCAACTAGCATCTCTTCAACTTTTACCCAATCTACATAGGGTCTTGCTGGAATTGTCCAGTAAGAATCCTTTGTAGAAATGGAACTGCGCAAAGCTTTCTTTGTCAATGGGGTACCCAGTGCAGCGTCGTCAATATAAAGTTGAGCGTATGCTTTCGGGCTACTAGTCCAAGACTTTTGCTCAGGATTGGTTTGTGTTCCCCACAAAGGAATATTTCTTGCTTTGAACCAATCGACTGCATCGGTAAGATACATCTTACGATCTCCAGAGTCTCTTGAAGCCAGACTATCTTCATCTGCACGCATTGTCCAAAGAATCAATTGATGACCAGCGGCAACCAATTTTTTCAATACTGGTTCTGCACCAATGTCTTTTCCAACAATGGGAAACTCATGTGTAACACACGTACCATCAAAATCTATCGCTATCGTAATTGGTGAGATCATGCTTTTTTTGTGTAAACGTATCTATCATTAAATTCCTTTGCGGTTGTGATACTCAAAGGTTCACCTGCATTCAATGCTTCCCATGCATCTACTGTCATGATGAGATCAGCACTGTGATCCGTTCCAATTCCAATACAGACGTTTACAGTCTCCACGTAAAATTCTGTTTTGAAACCTGACTTGTTTACAGTACAATGAGATTTGGGACTAATCTTGATCTCCTTACCAAGACTCGATATTCTTGAAATCACATACTCATACTCTCTGGTTGCTTTTTTACCAGCAGGAGTTACATTCTCTACGCCGATTGGGGAGTCATGTACGATTTCCTTTTCTTTCTTTTTCTTTCCTTTACTTTCCATTTTCTAGCTTTATTTTTACTGTTTTCAACTGCAATTTATATTTTTCTGTTTGTTTTTGCAATTATTTTTCTGTTTTTGAAGAAAGTGAAAACAGCATATATAGATTTCAAGAATGTACATCTTGATAATCATAAAGTTTCATAATTCATTTGTATAAAAAAGATCGTGTAATTTCGAGTATGGCAAGTTACAATAATCCCCAACCGTTTGTTCCGACGGTACCTGAGTTCCAACCGGACCTCACTTCGTATCAGCAAATCCTTTCCATGAAGGAAGCGCAGTATCAAGCTGGCTATCAGAAGATTAGCGGATTATATGGATCACTTTACAACTCCCCTATGATCAGGGAAGATAACAAAGAAGCCCGATCCAAGTACTTCGACAAAATCGAATCAGACATCAAGAAGCTTGCCGGCTATGACTTGTCGTTGGAACAAAACATCACATCTGCTCAAAAAATATTCAAACCTCTTTCAGATGATCCGTTCATCATGAAGGATATCGCATTCACCAAACAGGTTCAAGCTGAATTGGGAAGAGCTGAATCCTTGCGTAACACTGTTCCAAAAGAAGGGGAGCCAAAGTTTTGGGAAGGTGGTATTAGAGCATTGACTTATCAGGTGGATGATTTTGCCGCAGCTCCGCGTGAAAAGTCTTTGACCATGCAAGCACCACGCTACACTCCTTTCGTCAACGTTGCAGAAAAAGCAATGAAGTGGGCAAAAGACATGGGGTTGTCAATGACCACTACTTCCAAAGAAGGAGGTTACATCATCACTACCAAAAACGGTCAGCCCATGGAAGCTGATCTGAGGGATACATTTCTATCGGTATTTGGAAATGATGCAGCGGTCCAAGAGATGTATCGTACCCAGGCATACCTTACTCGAAAAGACGCGATAGCTTCTACACTGGATCAGTATCCTTCAGCCGAACTTGCAGAAGCAGCATACCTTGACATGAGTCTTGCTGCAATGGAAATGGATGCAAAAGAAGTTGTTGCCCAAACCCAACCAAAACTCGAATCGATCGCAGCAAAGAAAACTCTTGCCGAAAAAGCAATGCAGTCTTATACCTACGATCCAGAGTTGGACAAAGACATTGCTGACCTTGCAGCTCAACTTCACATGGATGAAAAAGCTGTATCTGCAACCAAAGCAAATGCAGAAACGATTCTCCAGCATGTAAACGTAAGCGGAATGGGTCAACTTGATCTTGACGCAAAACGCATGCGTGTAGACGGTGCATCTGCAAACTATCTTATGTTGAATGATCTTTCCCATGCAGCAAGAGCGTACTCTCAACTGACAATGGAACAGGAAGCAGAAGCAGATCCTTTTGCTCTTGCTGCGGTCAATCACGCAAACCAAATGTCGGAAATAAAAGCCCGTGCTGAAACAGACTTGTTTCTTGAATACGCAAAGTATGGAATTGATGCACATTCTCCTGATGCATTCGATCAGATGAAAACAATGCGTCTGATGATGTCTTCAGGATCAGGTAAAGGATCAGGTACAACAACCGCACCCGGTTATCCTGGTACCGGGCAACCTACCGGATTCGGGGGAGCTTCGACAACGACTACAGGAAACGGCGGATCAAACCATCCTTCCATGTCGATAGAAACAGGAGGTGTAGGTAATTCAACCGATACCGAGAAATACAAGGTCTATGAAGAGAACTACAAGAAAGTAGAAACCTCAAAAGCTTCTGCCATAGCTGCAGCCAACACCTTGACCAACGATTGGATGTCAACTTTGGTTTCGACATTTGAAAATGGCAGTACTCCGGAGCAGCGCAAAGTTGCAATGGGTGAAATCAAAAAGATTGTCGGCGAAGCATACTTCAACAAGATGAGTGCTCAACTTGGAGGAGAGGCAAACGTAGTCGTGGCATTGAAAAAACTTCACTTTGAAAAAGGAGTGCAGAATTTCTTTTATGATTCCGATGAAGGATCGACCGGAGCCATTTACCAAAGAGCCCAGGAATCTTTGCGCAACAGTAGCAAAGCCTATGCTGAAGCTGATGCATCTGTAAAAGCTTCAGGTAAGATTCTGGAAGTTCCTGAAGCTAAACTGATGGAGTATCAACAACAGAGCCAACAGGTAAAGCGTGCTCACAACGATTGGAAAAGCTTTGACGATTTCAGCAAGCGTCAAAACCAAAGTGTAGCGCAGTACATTCAAGGAAAAGTGGAGGGTGTCGGTGCTGACAAAGTTTCAATGTTTGTTCAAGACGGAAAGATTATTGACCGTCAAGAGTTTGTTGCAAAAAACATCAATCCTGAACGCAATCAATTTGAACAATACACAAAAACAATCAACGATCAACTTGCAAGTTTTCAAAAGCAAAACAATAACGTTTACGCACCGGGATATACATCCAAAGCAATTGCTCTTGCAGACAACATGCTTGCAAGACTGAATTCAATGGATCCCTCAACTCGCATTGCTCATGATCAAACAGCAGAAAGCTGGAAGTATCAATGGAAAAGATATCGCGATAGACTTGTAAGTCAACCAGAGGAAGCAGGAAATTTCTCTATGCCGGGATTGGTCGATCTGCACAATTTTCGAGTACAGAACGAAATGAAAGCAGCTTCTTCCGTATATGACAAGATCAATTCCAAATTTTACGAAACATACAACGGAAACTTCCAGTCTCCAGACGGTTCCGGTGCAGTAGCAAAACAATGGAACGGATCTCCGTTGTTGGGAAATGGAGCCGGCGGAGGAACTGCAGGTATTCGCACCTATGCTGTAGATCAGGCAAATTACATTGATCCTGACTTTACTGCCATCCATGAAGTGATGACAAACAGCCAAGGACTCCAAGGAAAATATCAATTCGGTTCAGTTAAAACAATCGGTCAAGGTGAGCTTGAAAACGATGATGAAGCTCGTCAGCTTTGGGAAAAAGTAGGATCTGTATTCAGAGACCCGGGACTTGCAAAAGATGATGAGCTCGGACGAGCAAGAGGTAAGTTCGAAATGTCTGGAATAACCGGCGGTGATCCCTACAGTGTCGGATTCACATTTCGCGCTGACCCTGCTTTCATTCTTGCTAACAAAGGAACAAAAACGAAACCTGGTCTTTTTACTGAAAAAGAAGAAAAGCTACTGATGAACGGTATTACGTTTACCGCAAATAAAGGAGACGCTGGAAACCTTGCTCTTGTACGTCAAATTCAAACTGACCCGGAAGATGCACGGTTGAACATGTCGAATCAAATGAATCCGATCGTACTTAATCAACCTAACGGAGGAAAGGTATCCGTTTATCGCGGAGCAAACGGTTTTGTTGTTGAAGGATATAGTCTTGACGTAACTCCCAATGGACAAATTATCAAGATCCCAATTACGACATTTACCAAGCCTTTTACTACAACCGGTTTGGTACAAGGGATCGAATCCAGTCTCATGGAAAATGCGACAAGGGTCAGACAGTTGAGAATGAGCAAAAAAGAAACAGCAAATGGAAGAGGTTAAGTCACCCATCGAAAGTCTTTACCAAAGCAAACAAGCAGTCACTACCGGCGAGCCTTTGATGTCGCCGGTACCTGCTACTGCACCAGGTTTCAACTTTGAGCAAAAACTCAAGTCTGCAGGATCCCAAGATCAAATGCACTTTGCAAAAGAGCATGCATTTGGTACGAATCATCGCGGTCAAAACTTTGAGCGATACTACTCGCATCCTTCTTTCTCAAAGTTGGGTTTCGATCCATACATCGACAACGAAACAAAATACAACGAAAACTCATCCTGGACAGATGACTTTTGGCGTGCAGCAAAAGAGATTCCGGGGATGGTTGGGCGTGCAGCATGGGACAATGCTACCGGTTTTTTCAATCTTACTGCTGACGGAAATACAGAAGCTTCCGCGGCAATGGAAAAATCAATGTCCATTGCAAACTCGTCTCGTGGTGGTGTAGGAGGATTTGTTACGAACCTTGCCGGCAACAGTGCTTATACATTCGGTATCCTTGGTGAAATGCTGTTGGAAGAAGCTGCTTTGGTCGGACTTGATGCATTGACTGGTGGTGCCAGTACACCTTTGCACGGTCCAATGGAAGCACGACATGCTATGCAGCTTGGTAGATTGGGGCGTACTCTTTCCAATACTCGGGATATTTTTCGTGCAATCAATACCGCACAAGACGCAAGAACGTTTTGGAACAGTGCAAAAACAATAGGTAAGGGAGCATTGAATGTCTTGAATCCTATGGAAAACACAACCAAACTTCTGATGCAAGGTGACAAACTTGCAGGTATGACCGACGCTGCGCGTGCTGCAAATTCGATCAGCGAGTTTGCAAAAATGAAAAACGGAGTAGGAGCTTTCTACCGGGACTTGCGTGCGATGCGATCGGTATTAACCGAATCCCAATTGGAAGGGGGATTTACCGAGACAGATACTTACGATGAACTTTCTCGTAACTTTTACGAAAAGAACGGAAGACTTCCTGAAGGTAAAGAAGCCGAGATGATTGCAAGTCAGGCAAAGCAAGCTGGACGCGCAACCGCATTCTTGAACATGCCGGCAATCTTTCTCACAAACAAAATTGTACTTGAGCGTGCAGTAAGAGGTATCGGTCCTCGGGCAGTAATGCAAGAGCTGGAATCTTCCGGTTTTTCCAGAAACATCATTCGAAACAAAGGATGGAAAGAACTGGGTAAAGATCCTTTTGAGTTTGCAGCAAAAGGAATGAAAGCCCTTGGCACAAAAGCCTACTGGCAAAACCTTCCGAAAGCAATTGCAAAAGGTTCCCTCCGGTATAGTGCAGCAAACTTTGCAGAAGGTTTCCAAGAATCAATTCAAGAAGCTCTTCAGGTCGGGGTCAAAAACTACTACCTTAACCAAATGGAACATCCGGACCGGGAGGGTACCAAGCTCAACAGTGCTCTCATGTGGGACAGTGTTTCCAAGGGAGTAGCTTCGCAGTTTTCCGCAGAAGGAGCTGAAGTATTCGCTTCCGGTTTTTTGATGGGTACAATGATGCAAGGTCCAAAATGGATTGCAAATCAAAGTACCCGTCAGTACATGAAGTTCACCAAGCCTGAACAGTTCAAGGCTATGCGCGAACAAAAAGAGAAAGCCGAGACAGAGCTTCTCAACGCGATGAACGATCTGTACAAAGATCCCGCAAAATACTTTGATGCGATTTCTAACGGAATGGTCGAGCAACTGGATGTCCATACTTTGATGAACGAAGTTGAAGGAGATCAAAAAGTAGGTCGTGATACAGTAGATGAAGCTCTCCTTAAACACGTCCATACTCTTTTCCATAGCGGTAAGACCGATCTGCTTATCAAGCAACTTGCTTCCCTCAAAGACCTGACAGCTGAAGAACTCAAAGAAGCATTCGGATTGCAAGCTGATGATCCTACCGATCTTTATCAGCGTATCGACAAAAGTATTGCAGATGTAAAAGAGATGACTGCGCGATTCAAAGCAGTCAATGAAAACTTTGTCAACCCTTTTGATCCGAAACTTTACAAACCTGGTACACCGGAATACGAACAAGAAGTAATGGGTTTTCATGGCTGGCGAGGAGCTCAACTTCAAGTTGTGTTTAATCGGCGTGCATTTGACCAGGCTCTTGAGCGTATGGATTCTATTTCCAATACTGCATTGGGAAATGCCGGTCTTACCGATGTGAATGCGTTGGACTATTCTCTCATTTTTGACGAAGAGAATGCCAGCGATGAAATGAAAAATCTTATCAAGCAAGTTGCGGTCCTTTCTCAAGGTGATGCTGCAGCTCGTAAAGAAGCAGCTAAACTCAAAAAGAAACTTGTTGCTTTAAACGAATTCCACACCGCGCGCGACAACTACAAAAAAGTAATGAAAGAGCTTGCTGCAGCACAAGCTCGCAATGAAAAAGCAAGAGAGAAAGGTACCAAAGAAGAAAAGATTGATGAGAATGCTGCAAAGCTTGCCCACAAAGCACTGAAGAAATCGTACAACGCTTATCTGAAACGAATTACCAAATGGGGTACATTCAATTTGGATGAGAATGTTGCAAAGTCTTTTGAACAATACGTAGACTTTTTGCGCTTGTCCGAAGATGCTCAAGTACTATCGACCGTAGTCAATCAGTTTCACAACCCGGAATCGTTTACCAGACTTGCTCAAATACATGCTGCAACACTTGGTGAAATACACAAGAACCGTGCAAAGCACATTGAAAAGTCTTTGAAGAAATGGTTGAAAAAGAAGTCAACCAACGAACTAATTTCGCTACTTACAGCTGAAGGAATTTACTTCGAACCTGAGTCCATGCTTAAAATGCTGGAAAAGAATGTAATTCCGGAAACGTTTTATGACGCTGTAGGACATCAACCTATTGCAAAGAATTCACCTAAACACAAGAAAGCAGCTGAAATCATTGACAAATGGATGCAGGCTGAAGGTAGGGTTGCTGCCCCTGTCCAGGCTCCTGTAGCTGCTCCTGTTGCTCCACCTGTTCAGATGACTGCAGCTACGGAAAAAGCATTACGTGATGCTTATATGGCAGCGATTGTAGCTGATCCGGAAGTTGAAAAAGACTATCCTACTTTCGAAGAATGGTTGAAGAAAAGCACCACAGCAACAACACTGCTGAATCAACTGCAACCACCAGTCGCCCCACCGGTAACTCCTGCACCTGCCGCACAACCTGTATCGCAACAACGAGTAAGTTCTTCCGGACCTACGTTCGAGCAAGTCCTTTTGGTAAGATTACTCAATTCACCTGAACTTGCTGCCAGAGATCCTCAAGCAAGAGCAAAACGGGAACAGGTCATAAAAGATATTGTTGCACTGTTTACACTTGTGCAAAATACACCTACGTTCAAGTCTGCTACTCCTGAAAAGCAACGAGAAGTTCTTATCGGTAAAAACGGACAGGGAGGAGAACTCAGGAAAATTTTGGTAAGAGCCGGAGTAGTCAATGACGAACCTTTGCTTGCAGGTTTGGCTGCAATTGTATTGACCGAACTTGGTACTGCTGTACCAGTAGTTCAAAATACACCGGTTCCACTTCCACCTGCTCCTCCTGTTACACCAACACCGCCGACACCTTCTGTACAAACAGATGTTCCCCAAGTAGGAGATATTGTAACTGTCATTTCTCCATTTGCTGATGATGAGGATTTTCCTACTGGCTCCAAACAGATGCGAGTCGAGGAAGTAAAACCTGTCCGGGATAAAGCGGGTAATCTTACAGGAGGATACGTCAGGGCTATACCGGTGGATCCCAATGACAAGATGGGATCACTCTCGCCGATCTCATTGCTGGATGAAACTGATTATCACATTGGTCAACCACCTGTTGTTCAAGAAGAGAAGCCAGCTACAGTTGTTTCTGAAAAAGATGCTAAAATAGAAGCAATTCAAGAAAGAAGGTATAAAGAACTAAACGAAAAAGTACCTTACTATATAGTAAAGGGTTCTTTTGAAGGGGATAATTATACAGTCTATACAGCTGAGTTTATACGTCGCGATGGAACAACAGTTGCTTATGCTCAAGGTAATAAAGACTTGATAAAAGAACTTAGGGAAGACGAAAGATTGTCTCACGTTACAAAAGAACAGTTTGATAACGCATTGAAATATGAGGCTTTAGAAAAAGAAATCAATGATAAGTATGATGCTGAAATTGCTGCATTAGATTCCAAACCTACACCAACTCCTGTACCTGCGGTTCCTGTCAATCGATCGGTCCAACAAGTCATCAATGAAGTAAAAGAGAATGCTTCGTTTATTACACTTCTTTCAAGTACATTCACTTTTGAACAACTTGGCGAAGATGAACTTCTTGCAGCTGCGTTAGATGACTATCTTCAGTATTTGATCACAAATAAAATTCTTGAACATACCGATGAGCATTTCAAAAAATGGGCTACTAGCAAGTATGTAAATCAAAGAACAGGTCAACTGTATGACCGGGTAACTTCTGTCGGATCTGATGGAAAAGGTATTGGTGAGGAATGGGGACCATCTGCAAGTACAATCGGAAACTCAATTGACGAAATCACAAGGGACTTCTTCGACGGTAAACCCATGGTCTGGTCTAACTACAGACACCGGATTCCAGTAACCGCCGAGAATCAAAAAAATCTCAAAGAAGGTACCGAGATTGTAAATGGAAGAGGAGACAAATTCATAGTAAACGCTTTTATCAAAGGTAAGGGTAATACCCCTAATAGGATATCCGCAAAGGGACCAAGCGGTACTATTCTCATGGACTTGAGTTTGGGAGAATACTTTGTTGTCTCTCCCAAGATTCAATCCAAAGATGATCAGGGTAATGATACGTCTGAAGCAACGTTCAATTCTTTCATCAAAGATCTTCAAGAACTGAAGAAATTCTTTGAGTCAAGGAACGAGCAGGTTATGTCATCCGGTATCGTTTTGTACAACGATCAGCTTAAACTTGCCGGTACTGTTGACATCATGACCGTAGACAACATGGGTGTGGTTCGTATTTACGACATGAAATCCATGCGTAAAAACCAACTTGAAGCCCAAGCTGTCGGAACGTCGGATGCTTCTTACTACGATTATCGTTTTGATGGAAAGAGATCGAACCGAGAAAAACACACTGATCAGCTTTCTCTTTACCGCATCCTGCTTGCAAATACACATGGTCTAGTTGCTCAAGAACTTGCGATTATTCCGATCAAGGTATCGTATGAACCCGGAGACATGTCTACTCAAGAAGCATACATCCTCAAAAACAAAGACGACGGAAGACTTGAACTGATTGGTCTCACTGCAAAAGATGATGTTGAAGGACGAGTAATCAATCCAAAAGTATTAGAAGCAGCTGAACCTCAAATCGAAGAACAACCATTACCGGTTGAACCTGTAGCTGAAATTCCTACAAGTGATCCTTTCATGGATGGTCTTGCAGAACAGGCAAGAGAAATAGAAGAAGCCAAAGCAAGAGCTCCTCTTGGAGAAAAGCTGTACCGCAGGTTTGAAAACTATGGGCTGGACCCGAAAGAGACAAGCGTAAAAATACAGGCTGAGATTCTTTCTGGAGAACTGTCACCGGACGATGCGGATGCTTTGATTACCTGGTGGAAAGAAGCAGCAAAAACACAAGGTCCGTTTGCTCCAAGATTGAATTTCACACCGGCAATGGAAGCTTTCATTAGAAAGGCTATTTCTGATGTTCGCTCGAATCAACCTGTAGAAAAGAAAACTGCCCCGGTCCAACCTCAGACTCAAATCGAAGAACCATTCGAAGGAGCTTTTTCTGGAGAAGAACAAGAAGCTCCTCGGGATATTTACATTCTTATTCAAGATCATGCTCGCATTACACAAGAACTTGCAGAATTGGATGACTTGACCTTACTTGATCCGGTGCATGCTCAAATCGTATCCGATGGCGGCATCACAGTATCCAAGAAAAGTCTTGAAGGTCATGTTGGTAAAAGCAAAGTGACTTCTCAGATGAACCGGTATTTCAAAAATGCCGATGAAGATAATGACACTTTATCCAGTGTAGCAGCCAGTCTTCTCAACGAAGGTATAGGAAATAGTGAACGTGAAATTGAAGATGCCATTGCAGATTTCATTTTGTCTTATCCTGCCGGCGTAGGATCTGTAAACAGTAAAAGCGATACTACTTTTTACGGAGATCTCAACAGCAGAAAAATCTCATTGCGCGATCAACTCAAAGAGATTGAAAAGACTGTAAAGCAAACTACGGGTGTATCTTTGGAAGCTATTCTCAATGCGGAAGCTAACCGGCGCAGTACGCTTTCTCCTCTTGGAGAAAACTCTATCGCTGAACAAGTTGCAAATGCAGGTTCACTTGACGAACTTGCAGAAGTAAAGCAGGAAGCTATGGAAGCGTTCTCGACAGGAGACGCAGAAGCGACTGGCGGTGTCTCATCTATCGAAATAAGTGAAATGATTGAACAGAAAGAAAAAGAACTGACACCAGTTTCGGAAGAGGTAGTAACACCTCAAGACCAATCACTTGCGAACAAAGGGTATCAAGCTCAAGTTGCCGCAGATAACATAGACGAACTTATCAAAGAAGCAGACGAGCTTTCCGAAGATGAGCTTTTGCAAAAAATGAAAGACGAAAAAACTTGTTGATATGCAGTGTCCAATAGATAGTTCTTCTGAACGCCGGGTATTCCAGATTGTGTATAAGCGTCTCAAAGCTCATCCCAAAGGTGAAGCTTTTGATGTCAAGGCTTTCATGGAAAAGATGAAAGAGCTGTTTTCCAAAGTGAGTGATGACAAAGCCTGGGTGTATACTCAAGTAGCAATGGTTCCTGCTCAGATTGGAAAAGCTACAGGTTTTGTAGAAGCAAAACGTGAAATCGCCAAAGCTTCTGATGAGATTTACTCGCTTGAAGATTCTTTTATGGATCCTGTTGCAGGACTCAAAGCAGTAGAAGACTTCTTCAAAGTAGAAGAACCAGTTGTAGAAGAAAAACCAAACATCGAGGAAGCAGCGCAGCCGCAACAAGAAACTCCTTCTCCTTTTGCGGTAAGACGAGTGACAACTGCAAGACCGGCAGACTTCATGAGTACCACCGGTCAGACAGCAATCGATACAAAAGAGATACCAGCTAGTCTGAATGTTCCCGATCCTGAAAAGGTACTGCACACAAAAGTGATTCAAAAGGTTGTTGCTCTTACCAACGGCAAAGAGAACGATGACTGGGTGTATCCGGGATTGGGCGGACCACTCAAACTCAATGCAATTGCTTTCAACAGAGTTGATGTAAACGATCTCACTTCAGCAGACCGGGACAAAATACAAGATCCCGATGCAAACAAAGCATACGAGGAATCTGATGTTGTCATGGTCATTACAGACCGTGCAGGTAACATTGTAAGGTTTGATGAAGACGGTAACGTTTCAGCAGATGGACGCTTGCTGTACTTTCCCATGCGCAAAACTCGCAATGCTGCCGGTGAAAGGTTTGATCCGTATGCAAGGGAAGGCTCTACGAAAATGAACAATGCGCAAAACGCGTATGAGCTTGCTGACAATGATCCTGACAATACGATCGATCGGGAAGTAAAGATAAACAGGTACGGAGCTTTGATCGAAGCTCAGACGGATATGGTTGAAAATGCTGTTGCGCATGTCAATCAAGATCGGGCGAACAATTCTGTATCTGCTCAAATCACAAGTGGTTCCGAAGGATTCATTGAACCGACATTCAAAAATCAACAGCTGTCAGAAGTACAGATTGGTGAGATTACAGTTGAAGCTGGTGTAATTGGAGATGTCATGGATCTGTCTGTCATCATCCCTGGAGTAACCCAGTCACAAAAGCTTTGGATGAATGCGCTGTCCGAAGAAGACATTGACAGGGTTGTAAAGCTCATTCTCTACAAGGGTAAAATTCCAATCACAATCAAACAGAAGAAAGATCTGATTGAAAGTATTGTTTTGCTCGGTCCCAAGTCCATGTCCAAAGTGAATATTACTTTGGATGCGGTTGTTATTGGTACTACATCTTATCCTTACGACACAGCCGGCTTGGACGTACTGCTGAAAGCTGCCTTTTCAAAACGTGTCGAAGGAAGCAAAGAGTCTCAATCAAATGCTCGAAAACTTGCAAAGGCAATTTCAAACGGAGAAAGTTCCGCTAGAATTTGGGATTCTACTGAAGACTGGGAAAACAATGCAAAGCAAGGAGATTTGATACGCACGCGGAACAAAACAGAAACTTTTACAAGGGTCCGCCAGGTCCAATACAACCTGAAGTCCCGGGAAGCAAATGGAAAATACACTCCTTTTCATTTTGATGCAGAAGGAGATCTTGTAACCGGTAAGCAGACCAGTTACAATGAATGGATCAAATCCGTTTCGTTTGTAAACCTCAAGACAAATGCTGAAGGAAAATTTGTCCAGTTGAATCCATATCTCTCTTTCAAATTCGAAACACCAAAGTCAGAAGAAAAAAAGAAAGAGAATAAAGAAAAAGGAAAAACTGAAGGACAAGCAAAAAAGTACACCGCCGGCACAAAACAAGTTTTTGAAAAAGGACGCGCTCAAAAAGTCTTGAACGATTTCTCATCAAAAGAACAGCAAGACGAAGCAAAAAGATGGTTTGACGCAAGTCCTCTTTCCAAAGTAATCACATTGGAAGAAGCTTACGATCTGGTAAGTACCGACAATCCAAATGCAGTTGCAACATTCTCACGCAACGGTATTGTGCTTTGGAGAGGGTCTGACCGCACAGACATTTACCACGAAGCCTGGCACGGATTTTCCACGCTTGTGCTTGGAAACAAAAAGAAGAAACTCTACGATGCGGTCCGGAAACAATCCGGAACATTCAAAACTCATAAAGGTAAGACTCGCTCTTTCCGGGTTGCAGATGATCTGGAAATTGAAGAATGGTTGGCAGAAGGATTTCGCCAATATGTTCTTACCGGCGGTGCGAAAGAACCTGAGCTGTCTCCTGTCAAAACGTTTTTTCAAAAAATCTGGGCTATTCTTAAAGCTCTTTTCTCAGATGCCACTGTTGCGGAAGGACTTGTCGGTGAAGTCCCAATGGTACGCGAGATGTACCAAAAACTCCACAGTGGAAAATTCAAGGTTGCTTCTTATGAGGAAACCCAATTTAACGGTGTGTTTGAAAAGGGTATCGACCTCATTGAGCCAGGTGAAGGACACTCTGAAATGGGTGCCCAAGATTCCAAGCTTATTGTCGAAACAATCGATGGACTCATAGCTGAATACACTGAGTTCTATAACGCTGTTGAAAGTGGATTGATAGAGGATCCTTCCCAATGGGAAGAAATAGATACTCCTTCGATGAAGTACCCTACCCGGTACATGAACGTACACGTAGTTCTGCGCAATCCTGCTATCCGACAATTGGCATACGAATGGATCTTAGAAGAACGCCTGGTCCCACAACGTCTGCGAATCGCTCAAGAAGTAAACGCTCTTGCTGAAAAGCTTCATGAAAAAGAAGACGAGCAGGTTCGTCATGAATTCAATTTACGCACTCGGGATTTTGAGTTGATCAATGCTACGATAGAAAACTTCGGAGATCTCAACGGGCTCGGAAAGAAAGGAGTTGCTTCGTACCATATCGTCAGATCACGCTTTGCAGACCGGAAAGCTATCTTGGAAGAGATGGAAGAATCCGATCGTCAGGATGCAGCTGTAACTGCACGCGAAGGATTTGATCGAGCCGGCAATGAAAGTTCTATGCAAGAACTTGCCAAAGAAGGTGTGCTTGAAATGGTCGGTTCGATCATTGAAGTAGACCGCGAAGGGAAACCTGTACTCAATCGTCTCGGTTTCCGCAAACTAATGAAGCGTGAAACAGTATGGGCAGTTCTTCAAAAGAATCTTCTCAACGTGAACAGTCCCCGGGAGATGATTGAAATCATGGAAAACTTGAGAGGAGAAAATCCTTTCCTGTCTCAAATCATTGACAAGTTGGGTGATCCTACCAACAGTACCAAAATGCAAACCCGGTTCTGGCAGACATTCAATAAAGCTTGGATCCCGCTGAACGAGTTGATCATGGAAACAACCCGGGGAAACAAAAAGCAAAACCCTGATGGTACCTGGGATACTGCAGCTACAATACACAGTACTCGCTTTGGTAACGCACAAGGTTCAACACCAAAATTGCGCCGGGATTGGAATTCCTATTTTCAATCTATTTCCAATCCTTACATGTATCCTCACATCAAGGAATCTGAAAAAGGCAGGTTCCTGGATATCCCTTCATTTTTGCAAGAAGCAGCACGTCTTCCGGACAATCATTTTTGGTTCTGGTCCCAACTGGGTTTGAATTTTTCCAGCAGCGAAGGAGTCATCAAGGAGCTTGGTTCACCGGAAGGAATTTTGTTGCGTAAACAAATCACTGCAAAGCTCAGTGAAATGACCAAACCTTTGGAGCAAAGAGTAACCGACAAGTTTGGTAAGATTACAGTACTGGCAACAGAACACTCGGAGATTTCAAGCGGCAACAAAGCAAAATCAGTTTTTGCAAATGAAGGTAAGAATCTTAACTGGTTGCTTGAGATAGAACTGAAGCATGGTAATACACCATGGTCTTTCGCGTCACAAAATGCAACAGGTAACTCTCAGTATGAGACATCTCTTCATTCCACACTCTCAATGATGGTGGATTCACTCAACCGCGCAAACACTGTTGCGGAATTGATTGCAATGCCTCACATGGAATACCTTGATCCTCGCTACAATTTTTTTGTAAAAGAGTCAGCCTGGTTCAACATGATGTTCGATGAGGAAGGAAACCGGAAACTTGACAGTGAAAGAAACCCGGTAATTCTTAATCTTAAGAATCTCTCGGGAGCCCGATCAATTGAAGGAGAAGATTCCCACGGTGTTTCCAGCGCAACAGCAGACAGTGCAACCAAGATCCTCATGGATTTGCACACCATTCTGCACAACGGCTTTACAGAAGGTACTCGTCATGCCGATAAAGGTAGTACCTATCTCTACGGTCCATCTTATATGAATGGGTTGGAGTACAATACCAACGGTAACTACAATTCTTTCAGTGACGGTACAACCTACATCGGAGTCAGTAACTTTCACTCGGTCGATCCATCTGTACCGACACAGGGTAGGAAGATGGCAAATAGAATGATGATGGGATACCTCACTTCAGAGATGAGGAGAATCTCGTACATGTTGAATGCATCTTCTGATGATGTCACCGCCAAACTGGTTGTAAACGCAAAGACTGGTGAGACCTATAAGCAAACCGGTGCGCGTTTCAATACGTTCGATGACATTCTTTCGAAACCGTTGCGCGATAAACTGATGAGTCTTGCTGCTATTCCAGGGTTCGATCTTGCAGAATATCTGATGCTGGAAAGTAAAGAAGGGATGAATCTTCCTACAGATCAGAAAAATGTACTGGCGGCAATCACCCGGGATTTGAACAAGTACTGGACCGCAAAGACCAGAGAATACCGAAAGATGTTTGACCGGACACCGTTCATATCTGATTCGGTACAAAAGATTATTGTAGACAAAACCAAAGCCGGCAAGTTGTCATTGGATACAATGATGAACATGGCGACCGAAGCAGTTGTCATAAACTCATGGATCCACAACTATGAGTCCACTGTCATGTTCTATGGTGACATTGCAATTTACAACCATGCTGATGAAGGATTCCATAAACGTAACGCCGGTATATCTTCTACCGGTGAGCTCTTCCGTATCGATGCTGATTACATCCGTTATGCAAATGATGTAATGGGTAGACCCTATGCGTCAAGTGCCTGGTATAAAGGTCCGCAAGAATTTGACGGACAAAAAATCACAGATCGTCAAGCATGGGGAAAAACGCTGAACACTTCTGTGCACCAAGATACCAAGACCACAAGTAGTTATCTTCCAACTTACATTGCTGCGCTTGTACGTAGTGGTATGTCACTGGAAAAAGCTACTAAAAAGCTGGCTGATTACAGTGGTATGAAAGAGGGTGACGGTCAAGGCTGGATGGCTTTTGATGCGTACCGGTTGGTAGCTGACTCACAGGGAGACTGGTCTGTCGAGCAAGAAAAGCTTTATCAAAAGATCATGCGCAAAGAAGACATCAGCGGATTCGATCTTTCTGAATTCTTCCCTGTGCGGAAAATGCAATACTGGGGACCGCTCCGTACCGGTGGAGTTACAGCAATGGCGTTTCACAAATTTGAACTTGCTCCTTTGATCCCTAATGTAATCGAAGGAACCCCTCTCGAAGATTTGCACAACCGGATGGTCGAACAGGGAATCGACTATTCTCTATTCTTGTCTGGTTCGAAAGTTGCAACACTTACTTCAGATGGGATTGTCGATAAGTTCTACGATGACCGTGCAACACTTGACACAGCTTTCTCTAAAGAAGGATTCAGGTTTACACCAAATGTCATTCACATTCCGTACCTGAAAGACCAGCTCGCAATGAGCACACACTTTAAAGGTAAAGTCACGTTCCCCACCCAAATGAGGAAGCTCATTGTAAACGGTCTTACTGAATTTGGTGTACCGGCAGACTTCATGAAAAAAGCATCTGATGACGAAAGACAACTTGCATGGTCTAAAATCGTTGTGATGACTGATGGAAAAGTTGACCCGGTTGCGACAGAACAAAAGCGACGTGATACTTCACCGATGTACAAAATACAACAAGAGTATTTTGACAACATCAACGAGCTTACCCGTCTTCACAAAGAGAAACTGTACAACGATGCAGGGTGGGAGTTCAAGGACGGTGTGCTGGTAAAAGGTTCGATGGAAGCAATGCTCAAACTGGTTACCGATGAACTTCGCAATCAGGATTTGTCCGACCATGAGCGTGAGTTTTTCACAACCGATTCATCTGGAAATATTCTGTATCCTGCGGATGTATCACCTTCTGCGGAAAAAGTCGAGAAGATTCTTTCGTCTCTTGTGACCCGGCGGATCATCAAGCAGAAAGCAAAAGGTGAAGCAATGGTTCTCGTGGCAAATACCGGCTATGAGAACAAAGAGTTCATGAAGGGTAAGTTGCGCAATGCTACCCCTGAAGAGCTTGCCCGATACGGTACTTCCGATTTACCTTTCTATATCCCGCAAGGTAACAACGGTAAGACTTCAGCGATGAAAGTCAAGATCGCACTTCAGGGAGATTTCAAAAAACTCCTGAAGCACAAAGACAATGAAGGTAACATCATAGGTTCTCTTGCACGATTGAATGTGTTGTTGAAAGATACTACCTGGGTTGAGAAAAACCGTCAACTGATTACCATGGTCGGTGTACGTATTCCGGTCCAAGGTCACAACTCCATGGAATTCATGGAAGTGTATGAGTTCCTTCCTGAGTCTGCCGGTAACATTTTGATTCCGCCAGCTGAGATCGTAGCAAAAGCAGGATCCGACTTTGACATTGACAAGATGACAACGTTGATGCCTTCTTTATCTATCTTTAGAAATACAGGAGAAGTGATTTTTACAAAAGATCTGGACAGAGACAAGGCTTTCGAACTTTGGAAAAAAGTAAACGACAAAGAATTTCAACGCAATTTATCTCGCGATGAAGATGGAAACATTGTAGATAAACTTGATAGGTATAAAGGTAACGAACCTATCAACAACTTGATGGAAGCCGTATTCGGCGAATGGACTGAAGAGGAACTGAACGAAATGTTGGCTGAAGAAGGAATCAATGAAACCTTCGAAGAATGGTTTGAAATAGTTACCAAAGGAAATAAAATGAAGTCCGCAGAGAACCGCGTTCTTCAGAGCATCAAATCTATTCTTGAACTTGATTCCAACTTTGTGTCACTCATTGCACCGAACGATACTTCGATCGTAAAGCCGGTTGCTGATGAACTTTCAAACTTGAGAGAATACGACTCCCGGGCAAACGTGAACAACGAAAGAGGAAAGACGATTTCTCCAACAAGGGTTTACGAGATTCCTTACAACATGTACAAGCAGGAATCCAACAACGTTGGTAAGCAAGTACTTGGGATGGGAGCTGTCGCCAACACATTCAGTTCCATTTTTACTCAGGTCGGATTTCACATGGAGCCCGAGTATGATGTGATGGAAACCAATCCTTTCAACGGATCGACAAAACTATCCTTTCGTAAAACACAAAGCATCAACATGAAGCATAACATCTTGCCCTACAAAGGAAAAGATGCTATTTCGTTAAGCCATGAGCGGGATGTAAAAGGAGAAAATGTCATCTCCGAAGTGATTGCACAGCTTATCAACGGATGGGTTGACGTGGCAAAAGATGCCTGGGTTTTTGATGTACAGGGTAACAAACAACTTACACCGGCAATGGAATTCTTGATTGAAGCAGGAGTACCATTTCGTCAAGCGGTACTTTTTGTATCCAACCCCATGGTCCGGGAATACAAAAAGATGCTGGAGACTGCTCAGTCTACTTTCGGCAAAGCATTTCCCAACCAGGCACCGGAGAATCCCAATTGGTACAAGAACTTTGCAAAAGAGAAAATGCTTGCACGGTACTTCAACATCGAAAAGCCTAACAGTCCACAGTCTGTAAAAGCAGTTGAAGAAATGCGCATTGCAAAGAACCAAGCAATGGGAGAATTTACAGAAACAAGCTTAGAAGCAGCGGTAAACGGTAACCAGTCAGATGCTTTCAACGAAGCTGTCTTTCTTGAATTTCTGCACATTGATGGAATGGCTGACTCAATCCGGGATGTAAAAATGAGAATGAACTACGATACAACTCGTACAAATTCATTTTTTGAAGCTCATCTCCGAACATCACAGGTGGATGAACTGAAACAAAATCCGATGATTCCAACCTACATTCTTGACAAGATTGATGAGGCTTCTGCTATTTCGTCTTTCAAGATTCAAGACTTCTTGGTAGCTCTTTGGGGCGGTAACAGGGGAGAAGGAGTCTTTACTGTGCGCACACATGACGCAATGAAAGAGTTCATGCTTGCAAAAGTAAAATCCAAAGGATTCCGTAAAGATGTAGAAGCTACTTTCGGCGAAGGTCAACAGGATCGATTCATCTCGGAATTTGCAAACGATTTCATGTCCTGGGTATTCCAGAACACTTTGCGCGGTGAATTCAATCCTGAAAAAGATACTTACAAAGGATCGGTTGTCAAGACCGGAAATATTCAGAAAGTACCTTCGTTGAAGTTTGGGGTCTTCATGAAAGACGGTGTGTTGTATTACGACGCAGCCACTCTCAGTGCAGATTACACCAAAGCCGAATACGACAAGGGATCTTACTCAGAACGTGGTCTTGCTTCTATTCCAGTTGGAGCATTTAAGACTCGTAAAGAATACATGCGTTTTGTGTTTGAACGTGAAAATCTTCGCGGTACTACCTACTCGTTCGATACAGTGCGCGATACCAATGCTTACAAAGAAAAGTTGGAGTTTTCGATGGAGCGCGCACTTCGTGGAAAACCGGATGGTCTTACACCGGAACAAGAGTCCCATGTACGCCGGCAGGTATATGAAGGTATGCTGCGCGACAAAGCATTGATGAATACTCACAACCCATGGTTTCTGTTCAAGTCTCCCGGCAATTCCATCGCGGACCAGGTGTACCGAATCAAACAAAAGTATCCGGAACTCCGTGCAGAGTTTGATTTGTTGGACATGGTTGTAACTGACACCGGCGAACTTCAAGAAGGCTCTACGGAATTGCCTTACAAAAACTTGAAACTCAGAGAATCCAAACTGACATCCGATCAGATTGATGCACTCTATGAGAATCTTCAAAGGTTGATGGATCGTGACGAAGTGATTGTATCCGATCGTGAAGACAACATTTGGATTCATGATGTGTTCAATGCGATTCCTTTCTATGCTTTTCTGCAATCAGGTCTGAGTACTCGTGGAGCAATGTCACTTACCAGGATCATACCGGCGCGATACTTTACCGACATCATGGATGCTCCTCTCACAATGATTGAGAATTACCTTGATGGTGTAGCTGAAGGTAAACTGGACAATACTCTCTTGCAGGCGTACTATTCTGATTTCGTTGCCCAAAACAAACGTTCCAGTGGCGAACGTCAACGAGGTAAGGATTATCTGAATGCTTCTTCTTTGTCGGATCTGGCGAAACCAGCCAAAAAAGAAGAAGTAAAAAAAGACAGTCCTGTAAAGAATCACGCAATGTCTTATGACATGCCTGTCAATGAGAACCTTACGGGAAAGAAAACTACAACTCTTGCACTTGTAGAATCGGGGGAACGTACCGCAACGACACGAAGTTTTCCATTGGGGAATGTGGGGGATATTGTAACTTTTGAGAATAGACCGCAGAGATACAGAATTACTGGAGTAGAACAACTTACAGCACAAAATACATCCGATCCCACATGGATTGAACAATGGTCTCAAAAGGAAAGATGGACGGTAGGACATTTCAAATCAATTCTTGGAAAGACCAATACTGTAAAGATTGGAAGCTGGCAAACTTCATTTGAAAGAATCAAAGATGTTGCACCCGATCAAAAAGTAGTTGATTGGGACAATGCTCAGTTTGATGAGATCAACCAAACCAGCATTGTAGTTGGTGGTGTAAGCTATCCTAAATCGAATCTTGTCAAAAATCCTGACAATCTTCTTGTAGTATTCAATGGCGCACTTCAAGGAACCACTGGGATTAGTAAGATGAATGAGTCATCACTTTCTCATGCAATTCTTGCGGATGCTGCAATTGGGCTTCCTGTGTTCGATTCTTTTGTTGCCGGTGTAGATGCAATTCCGGAAAACGATGGGAACATGACCGAAGAAGCCATGATCGGTATTGACACTGCGATCAAGCGTATAAAAGAAAAACAATCTCAAGGAGCTAAAATCGTCTTTGCAAAAAGGGGGTATGGGCAACACATGCTCCAACAAGGACCAGCGTTCAATCCAATACTTTTCCTATATTTGTCTCAGCAATTGTTTGACGAGTTCGGTTACATTAATCCCGGCATGACTACTGCGGATTCAGTGAAAAGGGAAGGATTGAATATCGTTCAAGCAGTTCAGCCGGTTTCGGATCACATGATCCGGGAAAAAATGAAGGAGTGTGGATTTTGAATGTTGAAATTGTAAAGTGTCAAGAGCTGATAAACTCAACACATCAACCAGATCGAGATTTGGGTTATACTTTATTTGAAATGTGGAGAAAAAAGTATTCTACTTCACCGTCAATTTTGACAAAGGGGAAACTTTACGATGTGTGTTGGTTTACAATGGAAAAGAAGCGATCCCAACCAAAACTAAACTACGAGCGTTGCAAATTTTTAGAGATTCTAAATAGAAAGGGTGAACAACGTTTAATTTTTGAAGGTAATATCGACCTTACTAGAGGTCTTTCAATTATTCGCGATATCTACGAATATGGGTTGTCCTAATATTTACACACCAGAATGGCAGGCTCTCGAAGCGGCATTTGGAAAGTTTGAAGCTTACCGAGACTTCGCTCAACACAACGATACTATTCGAAGTGTTGAAGATGTAGCGGAAAAGCTCATCATGGAAAAGCGACTTATTGCACCTGTCGAAACACTTACATTTCAACCTGACTTCGAAGATCTGGATTTTGCATCAAGTTCTGCATTCGGGGAAGTGTGGTCCAGCAATGAGATCACATTGGACCAATCCAATCTTTCTGCAAGAAAAGCTACCGCTCAAATGATGAACCGTCTATCGGAATCATTGGGTGTGCAACACAGGGTAGTCAGTCGTGAAGAAGCAAGGATGCTTACTGCGAACCGGCAAAACCCTTATGTCAATCAGAAAGCTTTCTTTTTGGATGGTGTTGTCTATCTTGTCGGAGAGAACATTACCGAAGATACTGTATTCCACGAATTTTCTCACCCGTTTGTCAGGGCTCTCTCTGCGCAAAATCCCAATCTGCTTGACAATCTCTACCGGTCACTTCAACAAACCGAGGAAGGTAGACAGATCATTGAAGAGGCAATCAACGAAACCGAAGGATTACCCGAGTGGATGACAGTTGAAGAAGCTGTTGTAAAAGCTCTTTCAAAAGCCTGGCAGGACCAACACAACAATAAAGTTTCTTCAGGAGGATTCGCATCATGGATTGAAGACATGCTCTTCGCGCTACGTCAAATGTTCCGTGCACTATTCGGTATCACCAGCAGTGTAGAGAATCTTGATGTAAATACCTCTCTGATTGATCTTGCAAAGATGCTGGAGAACGGCGGTAGGTTTAATCTGGATATGGAGAATGCTTCTCCGGATGAGATTGTGGCTTATGCTGCATCTCAAAAGGAGATGATCGATGACATGGAAAAGCTTCCAAACAAAGTAATCCAAAGTCAGATCAACGATTTTCACGAAATGATTTCCCGGCAAATCAAATCGATGAAGGCAAACAAAGACCATAAAGGTTTGGTTGATGCTCTCACTGACGAGTTCAATCGTGGTATCTTACAGGAGATCAAAGCAAACCTCGGAAAATACGAAACTCTCATCAACAACGCTGCGGACCGTGTACTTGAAGATAGTGACAATGCCCGGGCTCACGCTGCAGCTTTTGTAGACAATCTTCAACGTCTGCACAAAGCTCTCAAGCACATCAAAGATGAGATCGATAAGCTTGCGCACAACAATCAAGATACAGTTGAAAACGTCGCTCGTCTGACGTACTTCAACAACTTGCTTTCCTACTGGGGAAAATTTGCAACGGAAATGGAGCAGTCCATGCTCGACAACAACATTGCAGTCGATTCTCCCTTATTTGCACTTGTATCATCTATTCAAACAGCGATCAAGGCAGCAAACAAAAATGCAGGTATTATTAATGAAGAAGGTGTTTTGGATGTACTGTGGGAACAAATCGAACCCATGGTCAAACAAGTGGAAGCTCGTTACAAGCAATTGATCGAACATGCAACCCGCACAGGACAGGATTGGATCAAAAACAAGTACGAGAAAGAATACAAGGCGATGTCTCTTGTGGGACGTGAGCTGCAACCTGGTGAATCTCTTCGGGATGTAGTTCGGGAAACACTGCGAAAAACAATGAAAGGTCAGTTGGGTGATGCACACTTCCTCAACTCCTTCCTTGAAGGTTATTTGTACAATCAAGATCCAATCATCTCCAGCTTTGCATCATTTGTAAAGTCAGGTGTTACCGAGGCATTGCAAAATTCTCAGACCCGGTACAATGACTTTGCGCGGGACATGCAGCCTCTTCTTGCTGCTCTTGGTTACAATCCTTCCAACATTGGCAAACTGGGTTCACAGGTAACTTTCGTAGACCGGGTTGGCGGTATCGAAAAAGTAGAAGGAAAGCGTGTCTTTACTACAAAGATGCGTCACAGTTTCATCTCTCCTCATAAAGACTACCGTTTTGTAATGGGGATGTTTGACTTTGAGATTGAGAGTGCAAAGCGCACTTACAATGAAACCGGTTTGAATGAAGACCGGTTGAAGCTTCGTAGACTTCAACAGCAAAAAAGAGTTCACCTACGCACACACTTTCATCAAGAAAACGTTCCTGCGTTTTATGAGCGCGAAAGAATGTTTGACGATGGGATCGGACAGATTGCATACGAAGCTCGTCAAAAATTATACAGTGAAATGGAAGCTTTGGAAAAAAGCATCACTGGTACACCGGACCAAGAAGAAGCAGAATTGAACATCTTGGATGAACTTGATGTGATTCAATCCAAAATCAGACAGCTTCACAGTTTGCGGGATGATGATGGTGTCTTAAAAGTTGCACTGAATCCAAATGATCCTTCCTACGATGCAACAAAAGATTTGAATGTTGCGGAACGTCTTCGCGCATACCGTGCAGCATCGCTCGAATTTTTCGAAGATAAACCCCGGGAAGGCGTGTTTGAAAATGCTCTCAAAAGATGGGAGCAGAAAATGCTCAATGACGGTTTTGTAAAAGGTGCACCGGGTTCTACCGAACGTGATGCATGGGACAAGGAACGTCAAAGATGGTTGGACAAAAACACCCGGGTAAAACTCAAAGACTCTTTTTACCAGGAGCGCGAACGTATCTTGGGAGTGATTGCAAGAATCACTTCTTTCATACCCAAGACTCAAGGTGCTGACGAAGACATTGCCCTTAAATGGGCTGAGATCATCGATGTGGTAAGTCCCAACCGTGACGAAGATGGTCAGCCGGTAGGTTCGCAAGTAAGTGAAACTCGGATACAGCGTGTAAAGGATCTTCAGAAAATGATCCAAGAAATCAAAGACAAGCAGGAATCTCTCAGCGGTCTTACCAAAGATGAAAGAAGGTTGCGGTCAATACTGTACAGCAACAAAAAGAATGGGATCCAGAATAGCCCGGCAGACGAACAGACCCTTAAAGATCTGAACGACAAGCGTGACGCTTTCATGAAAAACAGTCCCATCACACCGTTGATGTTGGACGAACTGAATAAGGCGTATGCAGACTTGGCAAATCTTCAATCCAAGGAACCTACCGAGTATTACATTACAACGGTCAACCGTTTACTTACAGCAGAAAATCGAAACGATTTGAAACTGCTATACGGTTTTAGCGAGTTTGATGAAACTACTGCTTCAATGCTGGTAGATCAAATGAAAGTCAAGACCATGATCGGAATGAAGAACCAAGCTTTCAAAGAATGGTACGACAAAAATCATCTTGACAAAGATACTTGGGACGATGCTCAAAAGAAATACGTTCCCGGTAAAGAAAGGCTTTATGTATGGAGTGTGATCCGACCACTTGACTCTACCCACTATGAGACTACCGGAGTCATGCAAGAAGACGGCACCATTGAAGAGATCATGGGTATTCCTTCCCGTCGTTATTTCATGCGTAAGGTCAAGGACGAATACAAGACTTGGAACCAACCCTACAACGGTGTCGGCGTGACGGTTGACAACCAGAGAAATCCATTGCCACTACTCGCAGAGCATGGTGGGATCGAAGGTAGACAAGATGTGATGATAGGAGACATCTCTGTCAATTTTGAGTACATCAACCCTGAATACTATCGGATCAAACGCCAGGAGCCTGCACTCTTCGCTGTACTTGAGAAAATGAAAGAGCATCACCTCGCAGCCCAATCGGGTCTGGGCAGGGGATCTAAATTGTGGATGGACATACCCCGTTTCAGGAAACAAGGTTTGGAAATCGTGAGGGCTGCCGACAAGGATACCCCTACCACATTGTGGAAGCGTCTCATCGATTGGATCAAGTCTTTCTGGTTCAAGATGAAAGACGACTACGACCAGGGTTTGAACTGGCAAGATGACGCGACGCTCGTGAACGCAGACATGTGGGATGAAGAAGACAAGGGGATCCCGATGCAGGGTCTATCGGATCTGTCACTAGAAGAAACGTCATTGGATGTAACAACATCCATGATGCGCTACATGCTTTCAGGTGAACGTCACAAGGTTTTGCGCAAGATGAATCCGATCGCAAAAGCTTTGAAAAACATTGTCAGTTCCCCGGAATCTGCAATTCAACAAATCGGTACCGCCAACAAATCTATTTGGCAGCGCACTGGTTTGTTCCACCCCACTACCAAAAAAGGAAAGTCGGTTCGAGCTGCAGCTATTGAAAATCTCTATGAACGCGAGTTCCAAGGAATCCGGATGAAAGGATGGGGAAGTGACAACAAACAAGTGCAAGCGATCAGCTCTGCAATCTTTGGTCGTGCATCCTTTGCCTTTTTCGCACTCAATATCCCGTCGGCTCTCAAGAACTCGATGGGTGCGCAGTTCCAAACAATGTTGGAAGCTGCCGGCGGAGCTCACGTTGCACCGTCAAGTATTCCAAAGGGTTTGACCTGGGCAACCAATCTCATGGCTAAAACATCCATGCATGTTTACAACCATGGAAACAAACCTCTTGAAATCCAATTGAGCGAAATCTTTGACGTAGCTCAAGGTAGGTTCGAAGAGAAGTTTGGTGAAGGAATGTCACGTACCATCTTCAAAGATGCAGTCAGCACCGGTCCGCTCTACAACTTCCGAAAGTGGTCTGAACTTCATGCTGCACATACACTTCATGGTGCAATGCTCTACACTCAAATGGTGGAGCAAACAACCAATGGAACCAAAAGGATGATTCCTTATGCGGAAGCATGGCAGCTGATAGACGGTCAAATCACATTGAAGCCTGGTATTGATCCGGAATGGTCAAACCGTAAAACCGTTCACACCGTAGCTGCCGGTGATACAGAAGATTCGATTGCTGCCCGATACAACATTACAGTTGCACAACTCAAAGAACGCAATAGGACGATCGATCTTACGGAAGGAGCTTCGATAACTGTCGGATCCGCAAAAGAATTCAAAGCTTTCCGCAATCGCGGACACCAGGTATCCAACTCACTCAACGGTGCATACGCCGGCTTTGATCAACCGGAAGCTTCCCGGTACCTTGCATTCCGTGCAATCAGTTTCATGAAGCGATACTTTACACCGATGCTGATGAGTCGTTGGGCATTCCGAGGAAAGATCTGGGCTCCACAGGCACGTTACGACATTGCACTTGGAGATACATCTGAAGGATACTACATCACGGCTATCCAAGCTTTGATGCACATGGTAAAATCCAAGTTCAAGTATATGCCGGCAATGAAAAGTCGGGAGATGAGAGCATTCCAAAAAGTAGGTTTGGAAATGGGTCTGCTCATGATGGTTAACATGATCATCCTTCCTCTTGTTTTTGGATGGGACGATGACGATGAAGAACGTTACGCAAAACTCAGGGAAAAATCAGGAGCTCTCCCGGGTCTGTTTACTCATGAGCAAGACGAAGAATTCCATCTTGGAGGATGGTTATCAAACCATGCGCTCTCTCTTGCCATGAACATCCGTGCAGAGAATGAATCTTTCGTTCCGCTTCCCGGTTTTGGTTTGGACGATTACAAGAGATCCCTTGACACCAAGAGTGTAGCCATGTCACCTACCGTCAACATGTGGTTGACAATGATAAATGACGTAAGCCAACTCTTGGATGACAAAGGTTACTACCAGCGTGAGGTTGGTCCATACACCTGGCAAGACGAAGGTGGTTCCAAATTTATCAACCACATGATGAAATCGATCGGTGTAACCGGTTCGACTACCTCACCGGTTATGGCAATCAAAAACTTCCAAGGAGCTAAGAACCGCGACTAGGTTGGAGATTAGCTAGCAGCCGGATGTTTCGAAAGTCTTCTATTTCTGTTAAAACTTCTTCCAAAGAATCAGCTTCTATTGGAGGAATGTCTTTGATATGAACAAAAGCTTTGAACATTTTACCTTTTACAATTGACCAAAACCAACCGTATACAGGATCGGTTGCAGTCATTCTAAAGGCGTGTGTTCCAACTTCATCAAACACTAAAGGATTCAGTTTTCTCCGATAATCTGATGGTTCCTTGTCTTTGAGATGAACATGATGATTTCCGTTGTACAAGATCTGTGCTTGGACCTGTAACGGAACACTTCCATCTTGACTCCAGATCGTCGGGTAAGCAGAACCCATGAGCCATGTAGGAACCTCATCAATACCAATTTGCTCTTTTACATATTGTCGAGCAACATCAATACTGGACGCAGCAACTACAATTACAAAGTGACTATGATACGTGCCTCCAAGCTTTGCGTGGTCACCTTTGTATTCGACGCAGTAAATCTTATTCGGTGTCTGTATCATACTGCTTCTTTCACAAGTTTGTAGAGAGCTGGAGCAGCAATTTTCCTTTTGCCGTTGTGCTCCCATTGTTTTACTTTTCCTTGATACAGTTCCTCTATTTCTTTGAGATCATGAGAGGAACACACAATGTCGTCTTCGACAAGTACAATCCAATGTTCTTTCATAAGTCGATGCAAAAAAAAGGACAGCAGGAATCGCCCACTGTCCAACCAAATCCAATTAAACCAAAGCAGGTAGAGTAGAAATACCAACATTTGCTTTGACAATCAATCTTGCCATCTCTACCTGAACCGCATTTCCGATATGCTTTTTAGCAACAGTTTCGCTGTCGGGATCCACAATGTAATCCACAGGAAACCCTTGCGCTTGCAGCAGTTCTGAAACCTTCAGCATGCGATAATGAATTTTGTCAATGTTTCTAGATACCTTGTATCCGTTCGTGATTCGAGTGCTTCCCCAGTTACCGCAAATCCAATTACCCTTGCTTGTCTTGTGAAAAGACGGAGCAATCTCCAGTACGATCTTGTTGTCAATCGAAGGTCGCAAATTGCAGTTGATGAGACTGAATCTGTCTTTTGTCGTACATGTTCCACAGGGATCATCAAGGCTGGATACATTCCTGCCGGCACTGTAATGCTTTGTAAGAAACGCAACGTTGCAGCTGTACTTCGGATTGACTGTAACACATCCCAACGGCTCATTCAACCCGGTTGCTTTACTCTGACCAAACTGAGGTACGATGAACGGAACGACAAGATTTGCCTTGTTCGCTGTCGTAACGGTCCACAAAGGATGGTCGCAACTTGAAACCTGACATGCATTACCGCTGCTTGAATAACTCTGAGCAATGAAAGGAACACACAGAGAATGATGATGTCTGCTTGCAAGGATTGTAGGCAGCACCTCTGTTGTCGGTATCGGCTGATTTCCGTAGTTACCCGGCAATACAAAAGAGGCTTTGAAGAGATACTTGTCTCTCTTAGCCATGATCGTATCGATCGGATCATCCGTTTTCTTGGGACGGCTTCCAAAAGTATAGTTGTCGATCAGATTTGCGCTACCGAACTTTTCTATTCCGTATTTGATACGGGCAAGTGTTGCTGGCACCAAAGGTTTTTTGCCTTTGCGACCAGTCAGAATATCTTCCCCCAAGTCGGAAAGATCCAACATTCCTTTACACGCAACCCATGGTTTGAAACCGGATACTTTCTTTTTCGAATGAGTCGGTTTAGGAAACACAGGTTTGATACCCAAAGAAGACCTGACAAATATTCCGAAATATCTCTCCCGAGTTTGCCAGATTCCAAAGTCAGCTGCGTTCAAAACCTTGTACTCGTAAACGTATCCCATGTTGCAAATCGCATCAACCCACTCCTGATAAAACTGTCCTTTGGATGTTTTGTCAGGAAGCATTGTGATCTTGCTTTTGTCATCCATAACATAAGCTCCGGATTGCTGCAATGAGATGTACAAACTGTCAAGTTCATTCTTCAGATTTTCTTTCTTGACCAGATCATTGGCGGCAACTGCGTCGAACATTTCAAACTGAATCTCACCGTAGCGGGATTCAACATGCAACAAACGCTTTGCTTCAATCAAGACTTTTGGAAGAAGAATGGTCCATCCCAAAAACTCTTTGACGTTTTCGACAAACACGTAGTCAATCCGAATACCGTTTTCCTCAAATTCCCGAATGTAGCGAATCAGTTCTTCCGACAGCATCCGGCTATCAGCATCGCGGGATGCGCCACCCTTTGCATTGGAAAAATGAGTGCACTCTGCGGACCACCATAGATTGATTCTCCAGATACCTTTCCGGATCAACCTCGTGGCAAGCTTTCGAATGTTTACATTCCGTATGTCACCATTAAGGTGTGCAGTGTAAGGATGGTTTGCAGCATGTGCTTTGATGGCTCTGTCATCGTGATTGACTGCTACTGCTACTCTACAGCCGGCACGTTCAATTCCAAGCGACACGCCACCCATTCCGCTGAATCCATCAAAAAACCAATTCATATATATTATTTTCGTAATAGTTATTTATAGGACAGTTAAACGGAAGCATGTGACCGTGAAAAGAAGAATCGAAATAAAGCGAAACGGCTTTGATGAGAAGTTCAAACCTAGGAGCTTTTTTAACTTGTCTTTTGTTGACCTGAATAACTTCAACAATTTGAACACTAAATTCTCTTCCTCCTCTACCATAACAAGTTCGATCTATCAAATAATCAGGGTTTTGAGAATCACCCTTACTGTTAAAACCTTGATTACCGAAAATGTTGAATTCTGTAAATTCTGCTGCAAAGTTCCACGTCAATACATCAACAGCATGAAGTACAACCTCTATAAGTTGAAACCGATTCTCTTCTCCCATTTCCATTGCAACCTGCGGAAAAAGCAATCGGAATAAATCTTCTTCTTTTGTATTCAACAGTTCATGTAGTTTTTCAATGTCTAACATAGTATGTTCCTTGAGCCCAACGAAAGTTTATTTCCCCACCTCTCATAAAACATGCTTCATCCATTGCAAAAGAAGAACGAACATCACCTCGATCATAAACCCCAGGAGTCCCGAAAACGTTTACTTCTTTACAGTCAAACTGAAAAAATCCAGGTAGATTATCCATAAAATGAAGTATAACAGGAGCGAGCTGAAACCTATCCTTCATTTCAAATGAAAGCTGTCCAACAAGCAATACAAACAAATCCCAATTGTATTGATCAGCAATCTCATACAGGTTTTGTATTTGAGTTTCGGTAGTTGTCATAGGTCGAATTGAAGTTTTCGGGAAGTCATTTTTTGAGAACAATCATAGGAGGTCAATCGAGAAACAGGTTTAAACTTCATGACATGTTCTTCCACAACTTCCCATTGTTGATTTGCACGTCCAAAACAAAGAGTAGCAAGATGACGAGTATATCGATTACGGATAGATAATGCTTTTTCCCAAGCATACTGATTATATTCAGGAGACGAAATAGTAGGACACCCGAAAGCGTTTACCTCCGGGTGCCTATCATTTCGAACTTGGATTATATCAAAATTGTCTCGAATCTTTCCGTAAAAAGGCATCAAAACAAAAGGATCTTCAATCTGAGAAGCAAGTAAAACAGCCAATTCACGATTGCCGTTAAACCAAAACTCCTCGATTTTTGCTACTATTTGATCAGATGTTGTTTCCATTACCGCGCATCAGGATTGTTTTCATAAAATGCAAAGCTCAACTCTTCCATGTCAGCCAACATTTCACCTTCTCCAAATGACAATAATCCCAATCGTTTGAGTACAACTACATCGTCATGAGAAATTTCTTTAATTTCAAGACAGTCTTCAATTTTGCGTTGAGCTCCGCCGAACTCATTTCGCCCAAGTGTAATCTTTCGCTTTTTATCTTTTAGTCCTTTAAGATCGTTTTCGTCAATGACGAGAAGACCATAGACATACGCTGCATCATTGCAGTCAAACTTGATCTTCACTAAGTATTTCTTTTCCATTTCCTTGCTTTTTTTTATCCTTCTTCTTTCTTTTTTCTTCTTTTTCTCCGCCTTATCTTTTTTCTTGGCGGATCTCCTTCTTTCTGCTTGGGTCTTACAAATCCTCTAAAGCCATCTGTATTTTTACGATAGCGGTAGTCAGCCGGGTTCTCACCCCAGTTATTTGTATACCACGGTCGTATCTTTACATCCGAGCGTTTACTGAAGATTACTTGCATCGCGCAGTTGTAAGCCATCACATCGATGTACTTGTACTCACGCGGATCCATCGAGTATCGTTTAATCGCCCATATCACTGCTTGGCTATTGTCACAATGGACGCAAACCGGATCATCTTTCCACTTTGCTGCTGACACGCCTTTTGCGATCGCCATCAGTTCAGCAACCGAAGAATCGTGTTTAAAAGGTAACCTGTCTATCTTGTATATGTGAGTTTCTAAATCGTATGAAGCGATATAGGTTTTTCCCCCTATCACGCCGGCATCTACAACGATACCTGTGACAGGGGGATTATTCCTAAAAAACTCCTGCTGTTCAGGAGTACGAACTTTGCCGAATACGTCATAGAAATTTCCGTCCCCTTTTGGAACGAACCATGCCATATTACAAGAAAGGCGAAATGTTGGGTGACTCTGGCTTTACAACCGGGATGATTGGAACATCGACACTTGGAATCTCCGCAGTTGGAAGCTCAATGCTTACAATTTTTCCGGGTGCGGGAGTCGCAAAGAAATCAGGATTGTCCAAATCTTCATCAACAATAAGAGCAGGTCGCTTCAACTTACGGTACAATTCATGATCAATGATCTTGTAATCATAGATAGTCGGTTGACCCGCCATACCTTTACTGGTATCGACTTTTTCCCATTCGGTTTGAGGGACAACAACTGCTGCTTCAACTACTTCGACTTGAGCTTTGTCTTCAACAACAACTTCTTCTACATCACCCCGTTCGATAGCGTCAAGCAAAGTTTTGTCTTTGTCAGCAAGAGCACCAAGAAGGTTGCCGTACTTTTCTTGAGCTTTGTGGTAGACTTCGTCTACGTCAAAGTCAGAACCATTTGCCGGCTTACGGGATTCTTCGATTGCATCCAACAAACGGGTAGATCTTTCAGCCGGTGTTTCTTCAGCCGGTACAACTTCTTTGGGTTTCTTCTTGTACTGTTGCACATTCGCATCCTTCGCCAGAAATTCCCGGAACAAGGTTTCTTCAACTTCTCCAAAACCGTGCACCTCTCCATACGCTGCCATGATTTCACTTTTGAAAGCAACGTCATAGTCATTTTGAAAAAGAGCTGAAGCGATCGAAAAAGTTTCAGATACAATCTTCGGTTCAGCTTTTACTTCTACTACCGGCAATTCTTTGGGAGGTTCAACCGGAACAATCGTTTTGATTTCAACTGGACCATCGTCTCCCAAGTCATAGCGAACTTCTTGCTTGACCTCTGGTTTGACTTCCTCAAACAAACTGATCTGATTGGGCAATACCTCGATAGGTGGAGCTTTGACTTCTTCCTCAGCGTTGAGTTTCAATTGTTCTTCAACAACAGATGCCGGCACATTGGAATGCACCTTGTCCATAAGAGGAACGTCAATTTTCACATCCGACAAATTCGGAAATCCTGCTGTGACGTAATACATGATCTTAGCATGCAATGCACGGAAAGTTTCGACATAAGTCCGAGGGTGTTCTTTTGCACACGCCATCAAAGTACGAACATAGAAACACCAGGCATTGCTGCACTCAGGTTGGTACACAGGTTTTTCGATGAACCGGCGAACCGAATGCATCTGTTCTCCAGACAACAGTTTCCATTCAAGAAATCCTTTTCCGAGAAAAAAGCTTTGACGATCGGAACCCATCTCGACCTGTTCCATCAGAACCTTGTCGTCCATGATTTCTTGAAACAGCTGTGCATGCATCTGAAGTTTTTCATCCAATGAAGCAACAACCTCTTCGTCCGCTTTACCCGTATGCTTGCGTCTGAAGCTGGAACCTTCTCCTTTGATGATATCTACGCCGGCATCTTCCAAGTGTACTCCAATTGCAACCTTGAATCGTGTAGACTTGTCATAAGAGTTTACCCACAGCAACACCATTTTGAACTCCATCGGAGCTCCCGGCATTTCGCAGATATATCTTCCCATCGCAATTTGATGAGCACCGGTCTCATCCCTACCGGCGAGCATGTATTCTTCCTTTGCAATCTTGAAACCGTAGGAAGCAAGTTGCCGCCGGCTCTCATCGATCGCAAGACCATTTGGAATCACTGTATAACTAGCCGCGTGTTGCGGCAATGCTACGTTTCTTACTGCGGGCTCACTTGCGCCCGACATTGCTTTTGGTGGCATAATCAATAGGTTAAATCTAATTCAGTTGGTCCAATCACCGAGGCAATCTCCTCTGCAACTTTGGACAAATACCATTTCACATCAATCTTTCTATCTTCCCATGGAACATCCTTGTGGGTACAATAGGGTGTTTGATAACTTTTGTCAGCATGCACTTGAAGCAGCTTCCCGGTTGCTACTTTTCGTTTCCAGATCTTTGCACCTGTATTTGAAATGTAATACCGCAAAACTCGCTGAAGCGGACTGACCTGATCAACACCTTCGATCAATTTGTGCTCGTCAAACATCCAGCTCCGATCAATCTTCAGACCGGCACACCAATCGAAGATGTTCTTGTTATGAGCAAGAGTGACAACCGGATCGATCTTGTGTACAAGAAAGTTGAACGCAGCTTTACGGATTACAAGAAAACTTTTGTTCTTGTGTAACGGCAAGTCATGAAATTCAAATCTTCCCTTACTCTTAGTCTGCTGTACATAGAATTTTCCATCCCTTTCCTTGTACACATCATGCGGCACATCCTTCTTCATCGCTTCCCACTTTTCCTGCGGGACTTCCTGCTCCTCCTGAACCGCGATGTAATTGTTCACATCAGTGAGATAGATATCGGAATACTCAGCGTGCTCCAGCTGCAATTTCATCAAGTCTTCCCATTCTTTACAGACTTTCATGTACAAATCACTTGCACCTTCCGGTATCAGCGTTTCTACACCATCGGTATTAAACATGAGAGGTTTTGCTTCCGGAATCGCAAGACAGATCATCTCAAGCAGTTTGGTCAAACCCAATTGCCCATTCACCGTAACTCGGAGAAAATGCAAAGGATCGTACAGAAACGAGTTCTTCTCGTTAGTCAAACCAAAGCCGGCAGCATTGAGCACCTCTTTGTAAGCAGGATTGACGGGATTCTTTTTAGGAATCTTTTTCCGCTCATCGTAAAACCACTTATACTGATCGCAAAAAACCTTTTTAGGAATGTGAGCAGGAGCCCAACTGTTGGAAATAGTAAGATTTGGATAGTAACTGGAAACGTCACTGGACTTGATGATCCATCCTTTACCGGATTTGTAATGTCCATGGGCAGCTGCACCATGAACACCGCCGACACCGTATCCAATCTTCATTCCTCGGAACCGCATCGAATGTGAAAACGCCCCTTTCATGTTCAAAGGATCAACACGCTTCATCCGGAACATTTCCAAGACTCCGATACACTCCTTGGTAGTAAACGTCAGCTGAGGTAAGATAGCGTATTTCAACTCTACAGAATCTCGCCAGGTTTGCATTTTACGCAAATCCCTTTTATCCATTTGCATTGCAGCAGAAAGCTTGTCAAGAAAAATGTCTTTTCCCAAAGCAGTTCTACTATGCGAATAAATCAAGCCTTTACCTTCAAAAAACAAATCGTCCAATTCTTTACGCATCTTTACCTCACCAATACTGCGCATGTACACCTCCTTGGTACTGCGCACGTCATTAATGCAGTAATTGATGATACGATCGGCGATTGCCCGATCCTTGATTAGCGTATCGTGCTCAACTGGCATTTCAACGATATCTTCCCAGTCCATGGAATACTGAATCCATTTCAAGGATGATCTTTTCGCCATGTTATCCCAACCGTTCAGCTTGTACATGTCCACATTTTTGATGCGGATGTTCCAGGGCGCGAATGGTAAGAATTGATTGGTGTTAGACAGTTCGATCAGATGTTGAACAAACTCATAGATCTGCAGCGCACACTGCTCACCTGACACTTGTTTCAATGCATGACAATTGGTAAGAATGAATTCTTCGACCTGTGCATCAAAAGCGAGATTGTTGTAACCAATGTGGACCTCCCCGTTTTTTGCAGCACCCCACAAGAAATTTGCAAGATCGACAAAATCATTCTTCCAATAGGAAACCTCAAAAATCCTCCTGCTGGTAGACCGAGTTTCCTCAGCTACCAACAGGGTGAAATTTGGGTGGGTTTCAAAATCCACCACATAGTTCATCAGTTTTTGACGATTTCGATCTTGGGAACTTCTGTGTTTTCCGCTTCGGGTGCCGCAAAGAAACGCTTGTAATCGTACTTGTCAGCATTGAACGCCATCAATTCAATGAAAGCCTCAATTTCATGCGGGTACAAAATGTAAAACACATGATTGATGACAGCTTCATTTTCCTTCATCTGCCATTTGGCAGCTTCTTTTTTTGTACCTGAAACCGGAATCAAACTTCCGTTGACATCCCGGCGAGGAATCATTTCCCGATCAATGATTGTATCCTTGAGGATGACGGTAAGTACATTTGTACGAGGATCCAACTGTGCCTCAAGATAAGGGCAATCTTTCGTACAGGGAACCATTCGAAGGGACGGTACTGCTTTGGATTCACCAATAGCAAACATCCCGGAAATCAATAACATGTTTTTCATAGAATGAGATTTTAGGTAACAACCCGTTACCGTAGCGAATATAACACTTCAACCTTGTTGTTGACAACAACCAACTTCTCTTTTTGAATATCGGGGGGATTGCATAATTCGCAAATCTCCATCATACTTCTCATTCCTTCGCTTCTGTTCGGATCCTCTCCATTCCAAAGAAGATCCGCGTATATTTCATGGTAATCTTGGGGATATAGGTACGTTTGAATATATGCCGCATTACTGGACGGCTCTTGACCCATCCTGAGCGGCTCCCGTTGGTACGCCATTATCCTTGCTTTTGCGCTTTCCGACATACGAGAATACTTTCCCGCAAGGAAAAGATCGTAATCTGCTGCATGTGCAGCCATGTCGTAAACGTAAATCTTCTCGTCACCCACCTTGATCAAATCCCTGAAACAGGGTGACTTGGTAAGTTGTAGCCTCTCAAAATCCCTAAAATCAGAATCCAGTCGTGCTGGATGCAAAACAAAGAGACTTCTTTTAAATCTTGCGGGTTTTCCTTCGATTTGAATATATGTGCCCAGAGGATTGATGCTACCTCTTCTTTTTATTTGAAGCAGAGGATACAAAAACAGCCCACTCTTCTGGACATATTTAGACAAAACCCTTGGAATCATAAAACAAAACCTCCCGGAGTCGCAAACTCCATCGGCATCTCCCAGTTACGAGAGTCATAGTGAAAACGGAATCGCTTCCAAAACTCTTCGAACTGAGATTCCCAACGCATCCAGGTCGCATCAGATACAGGAAAACAGTACACGCTGTCACCAACGTCTGAGACAATAAAGTGAAATTCAAATTTTGGATTAACCATTCCGAGCATAGAAGCGTAGTTCAACGCCAGTCGCTTGTAAAAACAAGCCTGCAACCAGTATTTGTACACTTCTACAGCGTCAGGAAAATGTGACAAAGGCTTTGAACTGGTTTTGATGTCATTGACAAGAACCGTATTAGCAGCCAAATCAATAGCCAAGTTGTCAATGGTACCGGCAAGTCCTACAGAATCTTCATCGAACTTCATTTCATGATAAAACTCATTGAGATAGATCCCATCGGTAGGTACAAGTAACCGGACAGCTTCCGGATTTGCATTGATCAAGTGTGCAGCACGTTCACAATCAGCAAACATTACAGGATCCACCAAGATCTTTCCAGTGGATTTGATCAGATGGTCCCAGTAAGCTTGACCGCCATCACCCGCAACCTTCATGAATTTCTTTTCCATGTCCACCATGGCTGAGTGAAAACCAATCCTGGTCATAATCGCAAGAACCTGATCGCGGTGATCTTCCAGCAAGTCTGATGTACGCTGCGGAACAATCTCGTCAATGACAATCCTCACATTTTCACTGGGAAGTCTGATCTCGCTCACCACATATTTATCTTTGAAGTTTTCATTCTCCAACATCAAAGCGTGAGTAAGCTTACCAGCTTGAAGGAAAGACTCCTTTTCCTGTTCGCCAAGAAGAAGCACTTCCTCATTGAAAAACTTGCGAGGATGGGACAAAATCTTCTTTCCTCCGCTGTAATGCATAAAATAATCCCCCGCAAGGAATTTTCTTTCCAGTTCATCCCTGGTGTTCAGATCAGTAGTTCTCATACTTCATTCAGTAAATGTTCCAATCCTTTCTTTGGAACCAGTTTCAAATCATAACAATCACTCACACCCAACTTTGAAAACTCGGTACGAATCGTAAACACTTCACTGGGAAGAGTTTTCAGTTTCAAAACATTCTCTTTCGTAATGACATTTTTCATGTGAGCAACAAATGCCCCCTGAGTCATGTTTCTAAGTTGTGCAAAATTGCTTTTTCGCAAGAAAAGCTGCTCTCTTTTGGTCCTACCTATTTCCGTTGCCACTTTGTCCCTCACCCATTCGGTTTTTGACCATAGGAAAAGATTTAAAATAGTCTCTGGATCCTCATAGTCCATCCTCCACAACATTTCCCGACCCAGTTTAGCGGAAGATTCTCCTCCTTCCAACAATTCTGTAATCTTTTCGAATTGATCTGCAGTCAGTTTTAAACGATCGTCCAAGCTAAGGAAGTAATCTTCTGACATCACAGGTATCTTTTCACTCACCCATTTGTAAAGAATCTTGAATCCAAGCGGAGTTGCCCATCGAGTAGGAGCCAATACATCATAAATAGGAGTGTAACGAACAACTCTTTCTGAAAACACTTCAGGTAAATTGGATACGTCTTCCAAAACTGAATATGATTGACACCTGTTATGGGGATAAGAAACCGATTTACCCGGATTGAAATATTCATGATGAAAAAACAGATCGTCTCTTCCGGGAACTTCCATGCTTCCCATCCATCTTCCAAGATTTTCGTTTCCGAGAAACACAGTTGCCTTGTCAACATCATCGGTAACCATTGCGCCAAATTTTTTAGCAACTCTTTTCACTAAGTGGTCATCGAAAGCACAAGCAGGAATCTTGTAAATCTTGTCACCTTTTTTGAGGCTATACGCATCATTTCCGGCTAAAAGATTACACACTTTCTCAAACTTGTTTTCTACGATCGGGATCAGTAATCCTCTGTTTATATCGCCGTCCTCCATCCAGGAGAAGCCGTGGACTTCTCCCATGAAGGTCAATTCCTTCACTTGAGAGAAATCCACTGCGACATCCTGTGTTCTCATGCGATGATTTGCAAAAGTGATTTGTGACTACGGGCTTCAGCAAACTTGTCACCGTGCTTTGGATGAACCAAAACCCCGGTTCCGATCCGCTTCTTGAGGTCCATTCCAAAGCAATCGCTTTCCATGATCTCAATGACACGCTGGTTGATCGGTTTTCCAATCGTTTCTCCTCGCTCGCACATACCGATCAAGTGATTGTTGAGCCGGAAGATCATCATGGCAGCAATATCTGCACGCTCCGAATTGGAGCCTGGTTGAATCAACTCGCGCAAACGGTCAAACACTTTTTTGGAATCTTCTTGGAGCACCTGTTCAGGAGTGATCATCTTATCCGCGCCCTTGTGGATAAAATTCAAAGTAAAGTCATTTGCAATGACAGAACCAACCGAACCTTCGCCGATCATGTTGATCAACGCGAGATTTGAATTAAAGTCCTTGATCGAGCTGATCGCATTGAAAAAGTTTGTGATCGACCGCGCATTCACACGCTGCTCCGGATTGTCCATGGCTGTCATGACAACCGACTTGTTCAAGAGCATATAAGAGATGCACCGGCTGTCCATCTGAACTTTTTCCGCCCATTCAGCCCAAGCTTCAGCTGTGAATTTTTGTTCAAACTGTATGAACCTGGTACGTTGCGCTTCGTCAATGCTGTTCACGTTGTAAGATCCGTCATCAGGGTTTTCAGTCAGAACAATCGTCCAACCTTTTGGAAGCTTCCATGAATCGTAAGTCTGAACCCTGACAAGTTCCATGATGGCAGTTTGAAATTGACTGCCGGCACGCGAAAAGTCATCGATCAGAAGAATTCCGTTCTCTCCCAAACCTTCAACCCAGTAAGGTTTTGCAGTATTGGTCCTGCGGCGACCGGATTGAACATAACCGTTGCTCAGGTAAATGGAAAGAGTTCCTTCGGTAACCCACTTTTCAGAATCTTTGACACGAACGGGTACGGTTTCACCTTTTTCGTTTTGCATCAGTTCCATCTTGGAAATCTCAAACTCTTTGACCGGCATCCCTACCAAGTCACCGAGTTCTTCCAGCTGACCCAAGTCTTTTTTGACAAAATGCAAACCGAGTTCTTCTGCTGTTTGCTCGACGATTGATGTTTTGGAAATACCGGGCTTGCCGACAATCGAAAATGCTACCGGAGGTTTACCTTCGGCTTGAAGTTGGCGATTGGTAAGCACAAAGTGCTTGATCAAATCACCGATTTGTTTACTGTCGAGTTTAGACCCGTGAAAATTCGAAACTACTGTGTTTTTCGACATCTTGAATTTGGTTTTATTTTTCTAAACGAATAACATACGGCTTCAAGTGATCAGCATCACAAGAGCGATTTGAAAGAACCCACAAGCATCTGAGCTTGAACCAATCGGGAGTTGCTTCACAACCACCGTCAGTAAAGAAAATAAGACAGTTGTATTCCCGGCTGCGTTCTCGGAAATATTCCAATACCGGTGTAAGGATTGTTCCACCCCTTCCGTGGATGTGAACTTCCATGCCCGGTTTGAATTTGTCAATGTGCCGGATAGCAGTGTCGCACTGCACCACTGTAATCTCGGTACCGCATTTGTGAATATGGGTAAGTTCACGAATGAACTCTTCCAATTCGGCAGTACTGACCGACCCGCTTGTGTCAATGCCTACAAGAATCTTTTTCCTGTGAAGTACTTTCAATGCGGGGTTGTCAGGATATCTTTCATTGTCTTTTCTTCGAGTCTTGCGTGTCCCGCATACCTCGGAGTTACCAATGAAGTTCCTCAAATACTTTCGCCAATTGAATTTAGGCGGTTCGGGATTCATGATCTTCCCGATCTTTTCGACAATCTCTCCCGGAAGCATTCCCCTGCTTTTGTGTCCTTCCGGCAAACGTTCATAAGCAGCAACCAAACCTTGACCTACAGCCTGCTCCATCAGAGCTTTTTCAGCATCGGTCATGTCTTCAAAAGATTCCCATAGCTTGTGTTCCATGGGAGTATCACCATACCCGTCTGCAGCCATTTGCGACAAAAGACCTTCCAATTTTGGAGAGCTCTGTTGCTGATGTGCTTGCATGAGCTTGTCGTAGTAATACTTGGTATCCTTTTTAGGCTCAAGATTCAATTCCGGGAAAGACGCAATTGTAACCGGCTCGAACTTTGTTCCGTCAGCCATTACAAAATTGGGTAGATCCGCAAATGGAACGTAGCAGTTTACAAGACAATCCATTGCCAAGTTTGCAACGCGCTTGTCTGCGTAGTCCTTGAACGTCAGGTGGTGACCAAAACCTACATGAAGTACTTCGTGTTGGAGTACTCCACAAGGATAGTCTTTGTATTTTGGATTCGGAGGAGCTCCAATCTCCCGGAAGAATCCTTCGTTCATGCACAAGATAACGTTGATTCCATCCGGCGCAGACATGACACCTGCAGTAGAAATTTCATCGTTCCATCTTTGTTGCATCTGCACCAAAAAGTCTGCCCAAAAGGGTTCTTTCCGGTGTAAGTTGTACATCGCCTCACGTATAACGTGCTGCCTATCCCACGGTTCAGCCATATTCTTTAATTGATAATTTCATCTCTAGTAATGTTGTAAACAGGTAATTCGACTCCAAGAGTATAAGAGTTATTGTTTTCCAGCTCAAACAACCAATGTTCGATATCGTAAATTGAAAACTTTAATCGATAAAGTCTTCTGAAAAACAACAACAAGTATTGGCGTTTGCGATCCGAATCCTCGTAAGACTTGAAACCTTGTTTGCTTAACCAGTTGTCAAGGGCATCACAAGAATTACTGTTGTGAAGAATACACTCTTTTAATAATCGCACGTCATGTAAACATCCGTTACGATAAGTGTCTCTTTCAAAAAAAGTTCTTGCGCGTCCATACATAATGTCGTCCCAACGAATCCGGTCTACTTCATAGGCAAGCATTGCAAAAAGAACAAACCCGAAAGGATGAAGGTCTCTTCGAAAACTCAACATCATCTCTTTACCCAATTCAACTGAATCTTTTTCCCGGAGAAGCTCCAGAATTTTCAAGTATTGTTGCTCATTCATCAGAAAGGATTACAATAGGTCCACCACAACTCGTCACATTTTTCATACAGCTCTTTTTCGACACGATGGATCATTTTATCCCAGGTACGACCTTCCCATAGGTATTTTCGGGTGGGCTGTTCTTCTACCAAGTCATCTGTAATCCAATCAGAAATCCTTCTGAGAGTATAATTCAGTTGCATTTTCTCCCACATGTTCGGTTTGAATTGATCGAGAAGAACAAAAGCAAGATTCAAATCATCTCGACTGTTGGACCGCACCAGCTCAAGAATTTTAAGGAAGGAATCCTCCCTTATCTGTGTCTTCGATCCACTTTTTGTAGAACTCGACCCATTCTTTTTCATCTGGTGTGCGTTTAGGTTGATTGATCCATACGATAAGAACATGAGGATAGCTTTTTCCTCTGACTTCACGACGAGGAGAATGTATTCCAGCTAAACTACTGTTGATGCTGTAGAGAAACCAGTACCAATTCTTGCAGTAGGTTGCCCACATATCTCTAACTGATCCTTTGTTATTTCCGATATGATTTTCGAGAATAATTGCAAGGGTAACGACAGCAGCGCGGTTTCCAGTCATCGGAAAAGAGTTGATCATGGAAAGACCAATCTTCACAGACTCAATATCTCCTTTCATTAAATCTGCAATCTTTATCCATTGCTCGGGAGTCATACGCACTTCAGTAGCCATTTCATCTGAGCTTTATCCAACACCATGAGCTTTGTCACAATTGAAGGTATGGTATATAAACCGTTCGATTTGAAAGCCTCCCAATTCACAGTAAAACCTTTCTCATCGACAAATTCAGATTTTGAATGCATGTTCGAACTGAGAATCAGTTCTGACATCATACCCCCAATTTTGTTTGAAAGAAGACGTGTCCAGACGATTTGAGGATTGCTCAAGACATGAACCAGAATTTCGAGATCGGTGAGCTGCTCCAGCATCGTCACACCCAATGCTCTGTCTTCAGTCCGTCGTAGTAGCTCATTGATCTTTTCAAACTGTTCCATTATTCCAACAATTGAAGAAATTCCTCAAAAAGTAAATGATGTCGGGTCAACTTGTCAATGTTTTCTTTGACAAGATCAACGACTTCTTGCGCAGGTAACGTGTATGCCGGAATGTCATTTGGACTTTTGTCACGCAAATGTTCAAGTTCTCGACCGAGACTTTTCACTTCATCTTCCAAATCTCTGTTCTCTTTTTGCAAAGCTTTGATTTGTTCTTGCGAAAGTACTTCCTCTACACCATCTGCTTTGTTCAGCATTTCTCGAATTTTGTCGCGAGATTCTTGCCTCAATGTTTCATTTTCCATCGTCATAGATTTTTACGTATTGCGTAATCGCCAATCAAAAGAGCATCGCAAAGCCCATCATGAAAAGGCTTTTTCATTCCCGGAAAAGTCAAATCCAACTCAGGATGCAATCTCCGCGCAGCCACAGCAGACATACCTTTTGTATCGCGCTTATCATCTTTGGTTTTCATCTCGGGTGTACCAATGAACATTTCTGCTTGCCATTCTTTCGGAGGAACATCCAGGTAAGGAAGATTTAACGATACGCATAGCGATTCAATCACTCCTCTTTGATATCCCATTGAAAAGGCAGTAGCTTTGGTAGACTTAAAGATTTGTCCGATCCTTTCGTAAATGACAAGCGTATCTTGACCAACGTGAGGACTAAGAATATCACGCAACCGGGCAATGTCCACAGAAGGTTTTTTGGAACCTTTTACAGGCATCCGGTGACAAACAATAGGATGAGATGACTTGAGCCCTGTACGATGTTGCACTACAATTGCTCCGTCATTTCCTATGTCAATTCCAATGATAACGTATCTCATCATTTTTCATTTAAAAATGTCACTCAAGTAAAGTTCGAACAAAAGCATTGCTGTCTCTTTGTTTTTGTATTGAGACCTGTGATAACCAATACTGATCGAAAATCCAGTCTCATCGCTTGTCAAAATTGCAGTCGTATCTATTTTTCCCACAGATTGACCACCTCTGAGAGTTGGCGGAGTAGACCATACCGCTTCGCGTTTCAGTCTTTCTATTGTTTCTTTGACAAGACTCATGATTCAGCTTGTTCAAGTAAACTAAAAAAGCGAATCACTACATTGTAATACCCGCGATCGGTTTTGATTTTCTTTTCAATATCTCTTAAACATTTTTCATCCAAAGGACCGGTAATAGGTATAACTTTGTTTCCTTCTCCTTTTGATCCCCCCTCTTCCCAACAATAATTTACAAAAAGACTTCGGGTATTCATGACCGTGTTGTAAAAGCGTGAATAAATCTGTCTCGCACTTGATCAAGAGGATGGTTGCGCACACATAGCGCAAAATCTTTCTCCATCCCCATATCAATGCATTTGTGACCTTTTTCTCTGTATTTTGCCATTGCTTGGTGACCGGCTAAGTCATTATCGAGCATGATGGGTATGCTCGGATCAATGTCCAACAATGACGTTTCGCAATCCGGGCAAAGCACATTGAATTCCAAACCCAACAGTTGAAAACACATTTTGTCTTTCTTTCCTGACATGACGATTGTGTGTTTCCATTTCGGATTGATGTCTTCACTACCTTCAAGATAGTTACGAACCTTTCTGTACTTTTTGTCAGCAAAGTAAGGCTGATAAATCTTATAGAGTAAACCGGCTTTTGTAAAATACCCGTACAAGTTGATACTCTCGGTCCGAAATTGATCAGAACCATTTTCCTTTTCATACTCGTACCAACTCAAAGGAGCAACCCGATTTGCTTCAAGCTGTTCCGAACCAAGTCCAAATGGAGCCCAAAAATCTCTGTCTGCTTCACTCCATCCTCTTAACCCATATCCTGAGAATCTCCAGCGATCAGCAGCTTCGGGTTCTTTGTAGACTTTTCCTGACGTAAGGTATTCCCGATAATCATGAACAATCATTTTGCAAATCCCTTCATAGTTGGGAGAAAATGATGTCAAAACAATCTTTCCTTCAAGCATCATCTCATAGATCAATCCCGCAGCGTTACCTTTTTTTCCAGCTCGAAAATCAGCCCAAGTCCATACTCCTCCTTCGTGTCGATGGATAGACAAGCTAGGTCTTCTGTCGGTAGGTCCAAGCGGAGACTGAGCTTTGGTAGTATTACCCTGTAACTCAATACCCAGGTAATACTCGTAAATCCAGGAAGGAGGCACATCACGAATTGTCAATACATCTGTCCTCATGATGATTTTATGAAAAACAGGGAGGATTGTAAGTCCTCCCTGTTATGTAATACATTGATAATGAAACCGTTATCAGAACGGAATGTCGTCGTCTGCGCCAGCTGCAGCACTGTCACCCGTAACAGGAGGTGTAGCAGATGCACCAGCTTTGGTTTCTCCTTTGAATCCTGGAAGAAGAGCTGGATTGACAGCACGTTCCATGTGTTCAGGATTGTTGGAATCCCATTTCACAACTTTTGATTCAGATTCAGGAATGTTTCCGTCTTCCATCCGAACTTGATCAGCTTTCCACCTGACGATGAACAGATCGTTCTCGGCATATTTTCCAGGAGGTTTTTTCCAGTATTGCCGGCACGCAACGCATGTCCGCAAAGGTTTGTTTCTCCAAGGAGCATCCGCAGCATTGATTTTCTTGAACCAGATTTCCAAATTCATGATTCCTTCCGGATCCACCGAGTCCAACCATTCCTTGCAGCCCAAGGCGGTCATCACTTCAATCATGAACCGACCGATGCTGGTATCGCGATCAATTTCTTTACCTCCAACAGTTTTGCTGGCGTAATTGAATTTGTCTGCTTTGATCCAACCGACTTGATGATCGCGCTTTCCTTTGCTTGCGTCGTTCTTGTCGTAAGCAAATCCTTGAAATCCTTCAATCGCCGGTCCGCGACATTGCATTGAAAGGGTAACTTCATCCGGTGCTGCACTTGAATAAGTCGCAGGACGTATGTCAAACGATTCAATGAAAATGATTTGCGTTTCCGGTTGCAACTTGTAATTCGTGAAGCTTCCGCCTCCACCTGTCTTGATTTCTCCAGTCTTCATGCTTTTACTTCTGGTTTCAAAATATCAAAAATTTCGTCCCAGTATGTGACGATTTTTCCATCTTTCTTTTGGGAAATCACAAAAACATTCCCTTCGAGCCTGTCAATCTTTGATTTGGACGACAACTTTTTTCCTACTTGAAAAGTAGCTGTCACACGATCATCCGCGATACGTGCAAGGTGTCCTACCGCCTCCATGCGGCGACACACGATGTCCACGAGCTTGCCAGGAAGATCGATGTTCTTGCTGTCCACTTGGTCTGACTCACGATTAGTGCGAGTGTGCGCAAGAATGACCACGTTTGCAGCCATGGTTTCAATGATGTCCAATGCTGATTCCACTGCTTGGCGCAACCACGCATAACCGGCACCGTCAGCCAAACTCAAGATGCTTCCGTACTGCTGTTTGCCACTGGGTTCAGCATCCTTCCCGACAAACCAATACTTACCCATTGGACTGCGCGAATACATATTTTCTGCCTCGGTGACACAAAGGTCCACCAAGTATGTAATCGTGTCAACCACAATGAACTTGTATTTATCCTTACCAATGTAGGTAGGATCGGCTGCAAGTTTTGTCCGTTCTTCTTTCCGGTGCTTGCGAATAGCCTCCTGAATAACCCGCAAGTCATCGAACTCCTTGATCTGCACATAACAGGCTTCTACAAACTTCATCCCACTGGGATCAAAGCTGAGAACCAGCGAATTTGGCAGCTGCGCTGCAATGGGTGATTTACCTACACCACTTTCTCCAAACAACAAAAGCTTCGCCAGCTTTGGGTCGTTGGGCTTAATAGTCTCCGTCGGGAGCTCAATCTCTCTCATACCTTCGAATTTTCAAGTACAATTTTGTTCAACCACGGTTTCAGTGAATAAGGTTTACCGTATTTGAGCGTAAGATGATCCCGCAATGTCATATCCTTCATTGCACAGTCTTCTTCACTACCTGGTACAGGTAATTCAAATCGGGTATCTTTAGCTTTGACTGGAGCAACCACTTCTTTGAACTCACTGAAAGGAATCAACCGGTGATCGCTACCTTCTACTGTCGGGTAATCTTTCCTCCAATTTGGATTGAAACACCATTTATACAACTTCCTTTCAGAAGTAGCTGGCAAATAATCCCGGGTGGTAAACTCGATGTACACGTCATCTCCCTTTTCCAGCTCCGTAGGAAACAGAAAAACAACATCGTTGCCTTCAGAATTTTGCTTGTGCATTTTTCCGACGACGTACACCAGTGGAATACCCAATGAGTCTAACATTGGTTGGTGATACTCCCGAATTTCGTTTTTTCTCTTCTGGATCTCCTCTTTGGAGGGTCTTTCATTACTTGTATTCATTTTATCTTCCTTTACTTCTTGACTGCTGCTGTCCAGGAATAGGAATGTCGGTAATTCTCATGTGAGCAAAGTCTGCTCCAAAGAAAGACAACCGGACACTGTTATTCCTGGCTTTCATTACGTGACAAGCAATGATGCTCGGATCGTCGATGATGTAGCGGTCCGGACCGTAGTAGTTGATACCGTTTTTCCACGGCATTTTCAACGCAAATACGGTATCCGCCAATTGCATTGTTGCATCTCCGCCAAACAAATCTCCGGTCGTAGGATAGTTGGCAAGCAACCCATCTTCATTCCTGTCAAACTTGTCGGCATCCTTGAGAATCTGATTCAACAAAAGAAACAGAATCCGTTGCTTGTATTTCTTCTTGAGTCGGCGTACTGCATTGCAGACTCCATAGAGAGCTTTGGTTTGATCGTCAAACTCGTCAGACAGTTCGAATAGGATCATGTGGTCCACATCAACAATGACTTTCGAATTTGGATGAGCTTCCATGTACTCAGTAACAATCTCTTCGAATTGTCTAACCGTAGGACTGTCTTCGATTACATCACAAGGATAAGAGTTGTTGGACGCAACCGTAGCGAAACACGCCATCATGTCCTCATCACTTACCACATAACCCCTGGTACTGCACAACTCGGTATAGGTTTTACCGGTGCCGGCGGAAATTTCTCTCAGACCTACCATCAATGAGCTCATGTCCATCGAAAAGCTCAAATTCCTGATCTCGGTACTACCGTTGTTCAGTAGCATACCTTCGTTTACCAGCTGATCTTTGAACAAAGACTTTCCGTTACTTGGTCTACCGGCAATGATTGTCACTGTACCCCATTCGATTCCGTCACAGGTTGCATCGTTGATACGGTCCCATGGCGTTTTGAACGACGTAATCAGTCCTTTTCGTCGATCGTCAATGTATTGTAACGCCTCTTGACGCTGATGAGTTTTGGAAATCCACTTCATAGAAATAGCCGAAAGGGTTTCCAATTTACATCATACCACATCACTACGCAAGCGTTTTGGAGCTTCTTCAAAACTTTTTCCGTCCTCCACGATAGCCTCGCAGTAGGCGGCAAGATCAGAAGTTACAGCCGATCCCGACTCCTGTTTGATGATGAACCAATTGGCAGCACGCATGTAAGAATAAGCAGGTCGTTTCTTTTCATACTCGTCGACATACTGACGTGTTGCGTTCAAAATCGTGTTCCATCCGTAGTCGTAATGCTTGAAAAAACGTTCAAACTGAGACCTGATTTCACCCGGAGTAGACTTGGCTTTCTTACCGCTGGTGTGAATCGTCTCATTCGGAAAAATGTCTCGAAATTCCTTGATCATTTCGTCGGTCACTTCCACCTTGACCTTGGGTGAGAACTTTTTCACCAGTTTTGCTCCCTCGGCAGAAATATGCCATGCATGCAAATGATCATCTACGTCCGCAAACTTTTCAGGTATTTGCGAAACTTCCAGATTGAAATTGATCAAAGGAGAAATCGGTAGATCTTTGTCAAGACAACAAAGCACATAAAAGCCGTTGGGAGTAACACCTTCCTTCAGCAAATCATCAAAATTTACCATATAAAATCATCCTTTCCCTGCGTAAGCAGGATTTCATTGATTTCGTGAAACATTCCTTTTCCTTCCCAAGGAACGTTGCGGGAGTTGAGAGGCTGTTGCCTGAAGAGAATCTTTCCGTCGATCAGATCTTCAAACCATTTAGCCTTGTTTCCCATCAACACCCAAGGTATTCCCGGAAATTTGTGAGAAAGCATATCGACAATTTCCACCATCACCGGTTTCCATAGTTCAAAATGATCTCTCTCAAACCCGTTTGTAAGAGCGCATGGAAGAAAAAGCAATCCTTGATTGGTCCATTTGGTCAGATCGGTAGGTACCGCATACAACCTGTCGCCACTTGATTCCCTGATGTCGCGTTCAAACCAATCGTGGACAATACTCTTTTTGAGGTCAATCGTATTGTAAGGAATTCCTACCGCTGTCTTCCAGTGTTTTGGCGGCAAACCTGAAACGATAATCGTTCTTACCAACGCAAAAGGACATTCTTCAAATGTTTTGAACCAGTGCAACATCTTCGGATAGAAAATGTGTTGCAGGTCCACATCATGCATGAGAGTAGCCAGAACATCCCTAAAAGCAGCTGAGTCAAGGATAAATTCAAAAGAACTGTACCAGCCGGCTGGTTTGAGACGTTCCAGCATTCTCTCGATTGCATCGTCTATTTGCTTTGAGACTTTTTCATTAACTTGCGACATGGCTAAGATCGAATATGTTGACGGTGAAAAAATAATAACCGTAAAAATGAGCACGAACTACCTTTCACGGCTCAACCATTTGTTGCTTACAAGCGGTTGGTTTACCGACGAAAAACACATGGTAGAAGTGTGCGCGGCTATCGGAAAAGGTGAAAAACTTGACAAAAACCCTGACTTCAATACCGAAACCATCCTCAGTATGATCGTCCTGATCACTGAAGCAGCCCGGGCTGAAGGATTTGTCCATGAAGTAGAAGTAGACGAAAACGGAGAAATCAAACAGTAAAGACCTTTTTCAGCTCTTCAAGTTCAGTTTCAAGCTGATCCTTCTCAGTCAACGTATTGTTCCATTCTGCTTCCATGGTAGCAAGTTGATCTTTCAACTCTGAAATTTCGTCATCTTTCTTTTCCATGCAACCCGGACAAGCATTCACACGCACTGAAAGAGCATTTCTATTACGGGTGTTTGCTGTCTCCGAGTCACCGGAAAGTCCGAGTCCGCATGTGTTGCAGTAGACTTCGAACTCAACCTCAAACGCCGGCATGCAGTTTACGGTTGGCTTCGTTGATTTCTGAAAAGAGATCGTCAAGAATTTCTGTTTGTTGAACCAGCAAAAGTTTATTTTCGCCAATTCCAGCCCCCAGTGATAACTGACATGATTTTTTCCGAATAAGACGAGTAAGATTTCGTTCGATCTGATTCAATACATTCAATGCATTGTTCATTGTATCAAACTGTTTTTTGCTCATCATAAAAGGCTTTTCGCCTTCTGCATTTTCCAATACAGGATCAGATTTCATTTTATTCAAGTTTAACGTCAACATTTTC